CAAAAGCATCAATTAAATTATGATTTTGAACGCCATATTCATCGGTAATCCAAGCGCCATCTTCAATTGCTTGATTAAGAAATTGCCCATAGATTTCTTGCAATTCTTGTTGTCTTCCAAGCATACGCCGAGCTCTTTCTTCATCACTAATATCTAATCCAGATAAATAATTAGAATAATCACGCAAATTTTGCAAATATGAAGCTTGCATTTTTGCGACTTGATCTTGATTCCATTTTTCAAGCTCATATAATTTATCTTCATAATTTTGTTGAGCCTTATCCATCTCTTCTGGATTTTGAGTATAAGTATAGCTCCAATTACCTTCATTATCACGGGTCATACGAACCATGTTTTTAGCATCTCTGGCTTCTTCCATAGCAATTCTTGCCTGTTCAAGCTCAAGACGTCTTTGTAAAAGTCCAACGTCATACTCATTTAATTTAGTGCCTTCTCGTTGTGCTTTTAAGATATCTTCCTGTAATTTCTTTAATCTTTCTTTACCTTTAATATTATTTGTATTATTTATAGAGTTATTTACATCACGAGTTAATTTACTTAAATCATAAATTTGTTGATATGTAGGTAAATATTGTTCATCTATTTTATTCTGCATATCAAAATATTCTTGTAAATTTTCTAAAGTTCCAGCAGTGCCAGAAACAGCTTGGCTGAAAGCCTCCGCAATCATCTGCATCGAATCTTTAAAGTTATCCGCGGCGACTTTAAGAGCATTTTCTTCTCTTTCTAAATATTCATTTTGAGCTTCCAGAAGTGCATCGTAGTAATTATCTACTTGCTGTTTCATTAATTTTATATCTTCTTCGCTTGCATCTGGATTCAATAACATTGAATTATATTCTGCGTTAAGTCGCTCATATTCCGCGGCGATTGTATCATATTGACGTCTGCTGATGATTAATTGCTTTTCAGCGGCGTCAAGAGATACTTTATTCATTTGTTTTAATAAAGCATCGCTAATGCCTAAAACATCTTTGCCGACAATATCAATAACATTGCGGTAGTGTTTCATTACATCGCCAAGTTCTTCAATAATATCTTTTTGGCGATCTATTTTATCATTAAACTCTTCTAAACTCTTTGTTAATTCTTCATAAGCTTCTTTACGTAATTCTTCTAAAGTTTCTTCTAATTTTAATAACTCTGAACGGTAATCGCGCAATTGCTGTTGTTCTTTATCTGTTAAATGGCCGATTTTCTCAAGCATTTCTTCAAGAGAAGTTTCGCCATTTAAATAACTTTCTACTAAATCAGCTGTTAATTCCGGATGATTTTCATTAGAAAGCATTTCAATAATACCATTTTGAATATTTGAAATTTGTTCAAGAGTATTACCAGCTTTTTGACCTAATAAAGCAACGGTTTCACCGATATCATACATGCTGTCATCTAAACGCTTAATAAGATGATCGAGATATTCAGTGCCATCTTCAATTAAGTCATTAAGATATTTTACTTTATAGGTAACTATTTCAAGACGCTCGTCATAAATTTTATTCAAAGCGTCCATACGACCTTTTTCGGCTTCATCGACTTTGTCTAATGCGGTTTCATATTTCTTAATGGCATCTTCAAATTTTTTCCACCAATCATCATTAACAGAACCATTATTATATTTTTCAACCCATTTATCATACCAAGCCTCAAAGTTTTTAATCGTACCGTCTTCGTTAAATTGCGCACCATAGCCAAGTAATACTTTTTGATCTTGAGCTAAATAATTATTAGCCTCTTTAGCTAATCTTTCATAATATTCAGCTTGTTGTTTAAGGAGTTCTATTTCCTCCTTCATATAATCAATACGACTTTGACCAAAAGCACGATCTTTTGATTTATTGAGTAAATCTAATGCGGCTTTATTTTGTTTTAATTGAGCGGTTACTTCATGGTAACGTTGCGTATCTTTGTCTTTGGTTTTCTTTTCAGAGCCATGACCACCGCCACTGCCCTTATTGCCTTTACTGCCACCTTTACTTGCACCATTAACGGCACCGCCTTTAATAAAATTAAAATTACCACCAGAAGTTTTTGTGGCAGAATCCATTTCAATAGCATAATGAGTTACCTTTTTTTGAGGGCCGGGTTGATCTACTCATTTTCCATTATCGTCAGAAACAGGGTATTGCCAAGTTCCTGTAATACCCAACATTCCACCATATGGTAAATCTTCTAAATGATATGTTGGCGTATCATAATAAGTAGCTTTATCGCCCTCAATTGGTTCAGTAACTTCTTTAATTGTTGCATCAACGCCCATACTACCAAGTAAATTACTTATTTGGTCATATGTCATACCAGTTGCAGCAATCATTTGATTTAATGCTTCATAGAATCCGGCGTCTTCAATACGCGCTCCAACTTCTATATCATCAACTTGATTTTGTAATGAAGAAATAGTGTCCATAAATTGTTGCTCAGTATAATTAACACTATCTCAATCTATATCTGCAACAATTTGTTGAATAATATCTTCTTGTGCAGCTTCTCTTAAATTATTTAAAGCTTCTTGACTTCCATCAGCAGCTTCTTTTAATCATTGCAAATGTTCCGCATCTCTTAAAAAATCTTGCGAAAAATCCATAGCGCCCGGTTCAATACCAAGCATATTTTCCATCGCAGTATTTACTTCATCTAAGGCTTGATAATATTCTGCGCTAGCTAAATTACCTTCTGCAATACTGGCATTGCCTTCATTAATTGCTTCAATTCAATCATCGTAATTATCAACAATAGAATCAACAGATTGTTGCATTTCTTCCATTGTTCTGCCCAATCTAGCCGCAGCTTCATCATCATTTACCAATGAATCTGCTAAAGCATCGTGCGCTAATGCAGCATCTTGAACAGATTTAGCATATAATTGCATCTTTTCTGGATCAAGGCCCATGTCTTCTGCTGTATCATAAATTTCTTGAGCTCTTAATTTAGATCTGCCTTCTTTTGCGGCTTCTAATTGGGCATTTAATTGTTCGGTATTTATTTCTTCCCCATTAACCGCTTTACTATAATCCAACGTAGACGCTAATTCTTTATCATATTCAGATTCTAACCCATCAATTCAATTAGCAACTTCTTCCACTAAATGTTGGGTTGCTTCTTTATTAACTTCTCCGTTTTCAACCTTTGATAATTCATCAAATAATCTTTTTTGAAGTTTTTCTTTTCAACCAACTATATTTGTTTTTGATAATATTTCATCAACATCTTTTGGACTTATATCATATAATTCTGATATTCCATTTATTAATTCTTCTCTATTTTCTTCATTAATATAATCGCCAAAAGACCCAGAAGTTAATAAATTATTTAAATCTTCATCTCTTAGTCCAAAATTATCTATATCTGCGGCCAAAGAAGAAATTAATTCTTTATGAGATGTAGAAAGTTCTTCATAATATGGATTTAATTTATCTAATTGAGATTTTACCGAATTAGCAAATTGCTCATTTTCATATCCGGCTTCTCTCAACATGGCATATGTCTTTTGTAAAGCATTATAATAACCTTCAATATCGTCCTTATTAAATCGGATAACTTCTGAAGATCCATCTCTATACTCATTTAATCCGCTATTTTCAAGAATATCTTTATATTTTGAATTTACAGCTCCATATAATCTTGTGCTATAATTTCCATTTCGTATATGCCCAGCAGAGGCCATTTTATCTGCCGCTATTTCATAATTATCTCTCGCATTAACGACATTAGTAACTTTTTCAAAATCACTTAATTCAGCTAATTCATTTTCAAAATCAGAAAAATCTCCAGTTAGTTTTCCTTTATTAAAAGCATTTTCAAATTTTGAAATATTGGCACTTAAATCTACCCCAAGTACTTCACTTAATTCTTTATATTTTTCTATTAATTCTGGAACCTGTTCTTCTAAACTGTTTAATGTATCAAAAACACTTTCACCACTTTCAGACAGTTTATTATATTCATTTACTAATTTAGAAACAGAGTTAGTTAATTCAATAGCGTTATTGTTTACTTCTTTTATTTTTTCACTTAGCTTTGCATTTTCTTCGGCGGCTTTTCGAGTAGCTTCTGTTTCATAATTGTATCAAGCAACTAATCCTTTTATAACAACAATTGCAGCTATAATTCCAGCAGTTCATCATCCAGCCGCAACAGAACTTAAATTCATTGTTTCTGTTAATATATTAAAAGCATTTATTCCACCATAAACTACAGTTGTTAAACCACTAATAACTCTAGTAATAGCTTGTCCAGATGTAATTGTTCCATCTCTTAAATCAGAAAATGCTTTAGTTACACCATCTATTCCTGAACTTATACTCATTACTGTGGTTACAGCTCGCGTAACTGCTGTAAGTGTCTTTGCTAAATCTCCGGTCTTATTGCCTAAACTACCATTGCGTTGTTTTCCAGCCTCATCATAAAGTTTATTTATTTCCTTCTGTTTTTCGGCTATTTGATCTTGGTCAAAATAAATTTGGCCTAAAATTTTTTCTAATTGCTGAGATCTTTCAACTGGATTTTGTCAATTAATATTTTCAATATCTTGCTTTATTTGATCTATATTAATTAAACTTTTACTCTCTGATTGATCGTTGTCATAAGCTCTCTGTGCTTCTTCTAATAAAAGATCACCAATATTTTTTGCGCCAATTGCTTTTTTTAATTCTTTAAAATCTCCACTTGCAATTTCGCCAAAAACTTTTAAGCCAGCTTCAATATCCTTTTTACCAACTTTTCTTCAGTCTTCTTCATCTCCAAGGATGGCTTTTGCTATTTTGTCTCTGCTTTCCTTGTCAAGTCCATAATCTTGATAATTATCAAGAGTATTATGCAATAATACTTTTTGCCAAGAGGTGCCATTGGTGCTGTTTGAAATTTGAGCATATCGTTTATTTGATAAAGATACATTTTGTGCTTCTTCATAAGCAGCTTGAAATTTTTTATATTTTCCAGTAGTAGCATCTATTTCATCGTTTAATTGTAAAATTTTATTTATTTGATTAGTAATACGCTGTATTTGAGCATCAGCGTATGCGGCTCCTGCTTTATCCCCATCGCTATAAAGTTGAGTTCTTTGTACTATAAGTTCATTTAAATAATCTGTTAATTCATAAAGAGGACTATCGTCTTTAATATTTAAATTCCCAATAAAAACGCCAAGAGCCTGTGTTTGTGTTAATTCATTTAATTGTTGCTGTAATCCGGTTAAAACTGCCTTTAATTCTTTTACTTGATCAATAATTTTTTGAATACCATTTGCCGTTGCATTGGGATCCATAGATGTAATTGCCATTGTTATAAAAGACAATACGCCTTTTAATCCCCCCATGCCTTCTATTATATCATAAATTCTATTAACAATAAATGTTAAAAAATCTGTAAATTTAATAAAAAATTTATCATTTATTAATTGATCATAAATTCCTTGCCAAGCAGCCTCTAATCTATTCTTTGCTGCTTCTCATGATTCAGCAAATTCATCTGCTTGATTTTGTAAATATCCATCCGATCCACTTGCTCCAGCTACTAATTCTTGAAAACGTTCATAATTGTCCATTAATGAAATTAAATTATTATATTGTCTAACTCCACCAACGGTTTGTGCCAATGCAGCTTTTTGAGCATCTGTTAACGTTCCTCAACTAACAGATAAATCATCAAGAATATCGTCCATATCTCTTAAGTTGCCGTTAATATCAAGGACATCAACTCCAACCGTAGATAGGGCTTTAGAGTATTTAGTTAAATCTGTGCCATCTTCTAAAGTATCTCCCATTTCAAGGCTACTTAAACGGGCAAAAATTGTTTTTAAAGAATTACCAATAGTAGAAGCACTCTGTTGCGTAACATCTCTTAATAATGTTAATGCACTCGCCCCATATTCAAAACTTAAACCGACTGTTTCCGCAGTAGCAGCAAATGATTGCATGCCTTCAGCAATATCAGCATTACTAGCCGCAGTAACTGCACCTAAATATGAAATTGCATCTGCATAATATTCAATTGATTTGGAACCATCATAAAAGTTATTCCAAATAGCAGTCATATATGAAGAAATTTGTTCTGCACTTTCGCCAGAAGTCTGCGCTAATTTAATCGTAGTTTCTGTGCGCTTAATAACTTCTTCGTTACTTAAACCGGCTTGATAGTAAATCAAAGCACCAGATACAACATCGCTCGTGCTTGCGCTTAAATCTTTAGCCATTTGGTTTGCTGTTTTTGCAAAAGCCGTTAATTGTTCTGTGCTTAAATCTGATACTATGGCAATATCAGTTAAACCTTTATTTAATTTTTGAGCATAGCCATAAGCACTACTCAAAGCGCCCTCTACTGCATGAATAGCATTTGATTGCAAAGTTCACATAGCAGTATTTTTTAAGCCATCAAAAAATTTTTTAACATTTCCAGTTAAAATTTTTGTTCTTGCGTCTGCATTTGCAATTTGTTTAGCTAAATTATTAAAAGTATCTGTCGCACCAATTCTACTTAAAGTAGTATAAACTTGCGTCATCGAAGAGCCAGATTTGTTTAACTCATTAGTAAATTTTGTTAAATTAAAATTGCCCGTAGCATCAGTTGCTTTTTCAATAATTGCTCTTAACTGTTCTGCTTGTTTTATCGCATCATTAAATAATCCTTTTGAGGTAACTCTTGATGAATCAAATGTTGCTGTACTAATGGCTTTTGTTAAATCATTTTTTAATTTTTCTAATTCAGCCCTAGCTTTACTAGTATCTGCACTAAATGATAATCCAATATTAATCATTCTTGTTTCAGGCATAAGTTACTACTCCTTTCTCCCATATAAAAAAATAGGGTTCTTACTTAGAGTAAGAACCCTTATTAAAATTTTTTGTCTTCTCTACTGGTATATCAAAATTAAGCCAATAGAATAAAAGGACTTAGCCCAACTTCGTAACTACGTCTTTCAAAAGTGTTAAATTTTCTGGATTGGAAATATTCTTTTGAAGTTCGCTTACATCAAAATTAAGATCTTTATAATCTGTTGTTACTGTATCAAGAATTCCCATTACAGAATTTTGATATTTATAAATTGATTCAACAGTATCCATAAGAACTTTATCAATCCAATTAAATTCATCTTGCGGTAAAGCTATTAAAATTTCTCCTAAAAGAGTAGACTCATACAATTTATCGTATAATTTTGGAATATCTTCTAATTCTTTTTTCGTAAATTTTATATCAGTATAATGCATTACAATACCAATATCTCTAAAAATAATTAATTTACCCACATTATAAAATTTTAAATTATCTGCACTTTGATTAATAATCCAGCTAATTAAATCCAATTTTTCATTAACTGGTAAATACCTTTTTAATTTTATTTCCTGCTCATTAAAAAATACAGGTATATATTTATCTTCTTCTGAAATAGAAAGATTTAAATTTTTTAAACTAATAGACATATTATTATCTCCTTTAACTCATTTATATTATAATAAAAAATATTAAAAAAATCAATTAATTGTTACTATCATAACTAGCTTCTTTATTACTTACTCCAACCGGGATATTACTACTTGGCTTAGAAATATCAACAGGTCTAATAAATCTAATAAATCTTCCAAAATCTCTTCACATACTATCTAAATATTCATACGTTGTATATATATGTCCTCTCATTACTAAAATTTTTTCATTTTTATTAATAATTGATCCCATATTATGACTAATTAAATAATTGGCTAAAGCTTCATAAATTTTTGTTTTATCATTTTGCGCTGATGAAGCATAAATATTCTGATCCATAGAATATCATTCAACGAAAGCCGCTAAAGCAATTTTATATTTATGATCTTCACCTCTAATTAATTGGTCTAAATTTAAACTTTTATTATTAAATGGATTTTGAAAAACACCTGATTTTACCTGCGCTGCCATAGAAGATTTAGCTGCAATAATGCGATCTCACTCTGAATCATCTACATATATTGTAAATTCACCTTTAGTTTGATTAATTGCGTCTTGTAATTGTTTTAAAGTCCCTTCAAATGGTTTATTCCCAATAGTGCATTTTAATGTTAAATTATTTGAGCTAATTAAAATATCCGCATAATTTTGCTTACCGCCAATTTTTCATAATGCAGTATCAACAACTGTAAGACCACCTATTTTCATTTTCTCAAATGCTTCCATTGCAGCAATTTCATTTATACGGCCTTTTAATTGATTAGATATAACAGCAATTTGCCCAATAGCGCTACGAGGACTTTTTGCCCCATTTGGATTCGCATTGCTTTTAAATTTTTGCGTACCAAAAATAGTTTTTTCTGCCATATCTACATAAGAGCCAGTAGATAAATAAGATTTTATATTTTCAATACCTTTTTCTATTTTTTCTTTTCCATGAATTAGTTCACTCGAATTTAAAAAAGCCGCTCCATATTTTTCCTCATAATCATTAATAATCATTATAATTTTTTCTAAATCTTGTAATAATTCTGTAAATTGTTCTTTTGCATTTTGAGAATCAGAAAAATCTTTTATTAAAGCACTTGCCGTGCCAGTTCTTGTTGTTGTCATATTATTCTCTTTATCTCCAACATTAACAATTCTTTCATTATTTAAAAATCATTTTTCTAATAGTGCAGTTACCTCTTCAGTTGTATATTCATGTATTCAAGTAGAATTATCACTAATTATTGCATTTAAAAATTTTGTTGTCTTTGCAGTATCTCCACCGCTTGTCGAATATAAAGCTCTAGCAACGTCTAATTGTGCCTGCGCAATTTGTTCATTGGTCGGAGAAGTAATTTTTCCCAAATCTTGTTTTAAATTATGTTTCATCATTTTAGAATTAAAAAAATGTAACGCCTTTGGGTTTGCGTCTGGCTTATAAAAATCTCCGGGTGTCATATATTTCTTACCATCTCCCTATACTAAAAAACGGGGAAGGTTTTACCCTTCCCCTAAAAATTTTTTTAATTAGTCAAATAACTTGCCATCAAATGTAGCGTCATTACCATGATCAGTAGCATTTCTTACAAGTGCTAATGAACCAGCAGTATCAAACATCTGAATAGTAGCTAATACTTTCTTAGAATGATCGAATCTCGTATAATCTGGGAAAGCATCCATGACAAAGTTGAATGTAGATGGATCACCACTTGATGCCATCGTGAATGTAAAGTTAGACTGAATCTTGCAGTTTGGAATCGTGAAGATAGCTGGTAAATCAACACCTTCTTGAGTTCTGAATAATGTTTCAGCTTCAAGATAGAAGTTACCACCGAACTTATCCGGAGTGATTTCAATCTGACGAGCGCCAGTAGTCTTTTCCTCGTAGTAATCAACTAAAACTGCGTCTGCTAAAGCAATCTGAGCAGCGAGAGTATCTGCTTCACCATCAACGACATACTGTGCTTGATAATTAGAAGCACTTGGATCAGCATAGTTATCATGAGCTTCAATCTTAATGGTGTACTTACCATCTTCACCAGCTTCGCTAGAAGCATGAACAGGAATATAAGGCTCACTAATAATCTCACCACCACGAACTAACATAACATAAGCAAAATTATCTTTCTTATCTGCTGGTAAGTATGCAGGATGTTCAATCCTAATTGTACCATCAGCATCAAAGTCATCAGTTTGCTCAACATGGTGTTGATATAAAGGCTTGTCTTCAGAAGCATCAACTAATCCAGCACCGGAAAGAATCATGAAACCTTCTGGAGAAATAAGAGCATCTTCCATATTGAAAGTAACAGTTCTTTCACCTTCCCAAGCGACCAGTCTTGAGTTACCACGACCACCCTGTGCATAAACAGTAGTAGCTGCGCCTTCCATGCTAGAAGTCTTTAATGTATCAAAATAAATAACTGGTTCGTTCTTGTAGAAAACCTTGTTACCGACTTTCATAGCTGCTTTTGCTTTTAAAACAACTTCGCAAATTTCGCGTACGCCGAACTTCATATTTTAATCTTCCTCCTTATTTTTTAATGAATATTTTTCATTCAATCTTCAACATCATGATCTGGAGTTGCCCCGGCTAACCGCTGCTTAACATCCAAATCTCAGTTGACATTTAACATATATCTTTCAACTAAATCATACAACTGAAAAATTGTTAATTCCATTATACTTTGTAATTCTATATGTAATCCAATTGTAAGAATTGAAAGATATCGTGTAAATACGCTGTCGCCACCTTCTTGCGCTTTTTGCGCTGCGACTCGTTGACGACCTCGCATGAGCTTTTCAGCAATTTTTCGTGCTTCTTCATTCGCCGGATTAAAAGCCTCTTGACCGCTATCCTTTAAACAAAAAATCGCACTCATTATAAATTGCAAGTTTTCAAAATTATTCTCATCTATATTAATACTTTGTTCTCCTAAATTTAACACTAATGACCTAGGAGTAAAAAGCGTTTTCGCATTAGGGAATAATAAACTTAAAACACTGAGCACGCACATCTTAGCATTTACTGCTTCCTTGCTTTGCATCATCGTCATAAATATTTGAAAATTTGTAGTTTCGGATAGAAGGTTTTCGTCCTGTATATACATACTTTTGCTTAGGCACAAAACTTGCGCCCCCATAAAAAATTCCTTCTCCCCGATCATACTTATTTCTTTAATAGTTGGTTGATGAACAGCAATTTGCAATTCTGGAATTGGTATATCAACTCCAGTCATTAACATTAAACTGTCCATTAATAATGTTTCTTTTTACTATCTTTATTAAAGATTTCATTAAAATCATCTATGAATTGCTGTTCTTTATCTTCACTCAATAAATCTCTTTGATCTTTATTAAAGTTTTTATCTTCACCACCATGAATAGCAGAATACATAAGCGATAATCCCGCAAATTCATCATTTAAAATAATTTGGTTACATCCAAGGAATTGAAATAACCCAATGCCAGTAAGTCTTTGATTATTAAGCATAGTATCCAATTCAGCGGCAATGCGATATGGTCTTAATTCAAAATCCTGTAATTGCCATTGATCAAAATGGCAAATAATATCAAATGTTACGATATTATCTCTAAATTGAGGATTTTCAGCATTTGTAACAAAATTATCAAAACTGATAATAATGTAAGCCAATACGCTACCATCAACATAAAGTTTAGGAACTATTTTTATATTCTTACCAAATAATTCTGCTTTTTGCTCTTCTGTTAAATCTGGATGCCCTTGCGGATTATTTGATCTTACCAAAGCATATTTATCAGTATAATACAGCAATCTTTGTAGCCTCTTATTCTCCATTATTTTGCCAGTAATAATAGTTAAATCTTTTTCTACCGACATAAAGCTAGATTGAGGCTCTCTATAATTCTTAATCATAGCTTATCTCCTTTTACTCTAATATAATGACTCAACCACAACAGTTTTCTTAGAGCCATTACATTCTATTTCAAATTGGCCACTATAACCTTTCATCCATTTAACAGTAATATGATTACCATTAACAGTGGCTTCAACAGGATACTTTTTATCAATATGCCAAATAGCTTTATCAGTTCCCTCATAACTATAGGTAACCTCAATTCTTGGCTTAATAAACGTTTCTCCCACAATTAAATCAGATGGAGTTGCAGGGTCAACTGGCTCAACAATTAAACCACCGACAATACCATTTTCCATATCGTCTTCTGTCTCATTAGCATAGTATTCAACAGCATTAATTTGTAAAACACCTTCCATATTAATGCCGTCAACAGCCTCCACCCGCCAACACGTGTTAGGGTCTCCTTCCCCAATTCCTTTTAAATAAAATTTAGAATAACGTCTAAAATATTTAGAAGTTTCTGGAGTTTTAGTCATTAAAAAATTAATACTATAATTTGGTCTGTCAATACTATCTCCACTTTTTTGTATATATTGAATTTTTGTTTCTACTGGGCCTCTAACTGCGAGATAAACGGTTTCAATTTCACCATTTTCTTTTTTCCAAGAGACTTGATATCTACATCTTCTTACCTCGCCTCTAAAATAAGCTAATTCAGTCTTATCTTGTAAATAAATAATTCATTTAGTATCTGTATTACATCATTCAAACACGTCGCCGGGTTTATAATTATACTCAAATCCAACAGATAAAACCTTATCATCATAGTTTTGAGTTAATTTATTTGGATTCATGAGCGCAGGGGCTTGCTCACCGCCTTCGATGTGCTTTACTTTTGCCCCTTGATAAGAATATAAAACCGCATGGTCTAAACTCCAACGCTTATCATGAATCATTCTATCTTGTTGCGGATAACCGCCTCCGTGTTTAAGTCGTCTAGCCATATTTGAAATACCAAAAAATTGTGATCTATATTTATCCATTGCAAATCTCCCTTAACAATGAAATACATTCAAATACAGTTTTTCTATAAATAAAGAAATCTAATTCTACTTTTCGCATTCCTTCAAGTTTAGATAAAAGAATTAAATGATTTTCAGTAATATCAAATAAGCTACATAACCCAGTAATTTCAATTAAAACAGTCTCTAATTGAGACTGTCAATTTTCCTCATTTTCTCTCATTGGAATTAACTTCCATAATTGATTAGTTAATCTTGCAACATCAGCTTTTATAACATCATCTGAAATTTCAATATTATCCAACTTCGCCGCCGTCATAAATAACCTCGTCATAATCATCTGAATCACTACTTCCACTACCACTATTGGTTTCGGTTTCATGAGCATCATTTGTTTTAAGAGTTTTTCTAACATCATAATAAACGCCATAACCAAGCTGATTACCCCAGTTAGATTCAATTAAACCAGTATCTGGGTCAGTCCTTCTTCGTTTATAAAGACGTTGCATATGATGCGACTGACGTTGAGTTTCTCCTAATAAAGATTGGAGTTTTGCCAAATGATTGGCCTGTGAAGTAAATTTAAAATCGCTACCGCTGTATTTCATTCTGGTATTTTCAATGGACGTAATCTGGCGTTGTAACCAGCCATTCATCATCAAAATAGCCAAAATATTAATTTCTTCACTTGTTAATTCTACGTTAAAATGAGAGCGCTCAATGAGAACTTGCGCTTTTGGATATTCCCCATCTTCTAATTCATCCCAAACAACCCCAATTACAAAATCTCCATCTTGAACTAAATCTTCATCAATGACAAGAGTTTCAAGCGCATAGTCATATAAGTCTTTGCGAGGAAATTCAAAACCGGGAATTGCATCTACTATCAATGTACGTAAATCTTTAATCGTATCTTCAGGAGTTAATTCCATGTACATATCATCTGTAATTTTTCCCAAAAAACGATTATATACATCTACAAACGATGTTCCCATAAAGTACCTCCTTTTTATCCCTGTTATTCTTCAGAAGCTACTTTAGTTCTACGTCCGCCAGATTTCTTAGATTTTTCCTCTGCTCCTTCAACCGGAACTCTACGTCTAGTTTGTTTAGGAGCCGGCACTACATCTTCTTCCTTCTTCTCTGCATTAACAGCGTCAATCGCTGCCCTTACATCAAAGCCAAGCTTTTCTTTCATTGCCGCCATTTTATTCATATCAACCATTGGAAGAGAAACAGCATACTTTTTCATTAAATCAATAACACCAATTGGCGCAAAATCAAGCGCATCTAAGAAAGAATCCAAAGATTTGTTAAGAATTAAATCTTTAACTTCTTCATCACCATAATTATATTCTGGCTCAATTGGCCCATTAATTTCCTCACGAGCTGGCACATCTAAAATCTGTAAATATTGAGTAATTAATAAACGGCCACCCTGTGTGTAAGAAAGCTGTGTAAGTTCTTCTGGGTCAATACTCTTAATTTCACCCGGCATAAAGTCTCTACGGACCTTTAAATCTGGAACTGTATAAACAACATTACCAGCGCTTCTATTTTTAACATTAATTCTTTTTTTCATTTTTTTTCTCCTTTTTCTCTTAAAACCGAAAAAACGGGGAAAAAGGAACCCCTAAAGTTTCCTCTTTCCCCTTAAATTCCTTTTAGTTTAAATATTATGGATTAACATCATCGCCACCCTGATCAGCGCTATCATCAGCACCATCAGAACTAGCACCGTCATCAACAACGACAACATTCTTGACGTTATCCTTTAAGTTGAACTTCGTCATATCAGCTAACTCTAAGTCTCTGTAAACGCAGATATTGTTGCTCATCATAGCGACAACACCAACCTTCTTATAAACTTGAATTTCTCTTGACCAGTCATGGTTCTTCCATTCGTCAACAAGAGTCTGACCTTCTAAAGCAACCTTAACAGGCTTAGTATCGCCACCAGCTGCAATAATCCAGCAGTAAGAAGCATCAATTGCCTTTTCAGATAATGTTTCATCCTTGAAGCCATTAGGAAGGATAACAACATTGTAGCCCTTATAACCAGCAAGTCTGCCAGTTCTGTAAAGCTCATCCTTCATAGCTTCAGTATATCTCCAAGCCTCAGCTGGGAGCATCTTAACTGCAAATTCCATTGTGCAGTATACGGTTGGAGTACCATAAGCACTAGCAACCATTAATAATTCATCAAACTTAGCTTCATCCCAGTCATTAACTGTAACAATGTTTCTAGCAGGTAATTGGTTAATAGCACCCTTAAGAGCTTCGCCAATTTCTTCATAGATGAGTTCATCCATACCTTCCATAACGATTGCAGTTAATTCAGAGAAATCAACTCTACCGTCTAAGAATTCTTCAAAGCCGATCTGAGCAGCACCACCGATAGCGCTAGTCGGAACTTCAAAGCTTTCTGAACCGGCAGCAAGCTTGAAGACTTCGTAAACGCCAGCTAAACCAACTCTAGTGATGAACTGCTTAGCACGATTACGGCTATTGAACTTTCTTCTAAATAAAGGCTTATCACCTTGCGCAAATTGCTTAACTTCAGCAAACTGATCATAAGCAATGCTTAACTTTTTTGGTAAAATTTCATCGATTGTTTCTTCAATAATCGAGAAAATTAAATTCTTATTTTGTCTATATAATGCATATGTACCAGCATATTCATTAAATTCTTCACGTAATGTCTCATTTAACTGATCATAGGAGAAGGATTCTCCGTTATAACTATAAGCAGCAGGAGCACTACGGTCTGCACCAGCGACTAACTTGGCTAATGCTAACAAGTTTTCTCTATCTAACATCGTCTTATCTCCCCCTCTTATTTAATACGCATTAATTTAACGCCCTTCTGGTGATCAGGCATCGTGTAAACCTTAACAACTTCCCATTGCATATCGCCTTCGCCCTTAGCCAAGATACCATCAGCATCTCTTGGGGAAAGGATATCGCCTAATGCTAACTCGTCTTCATCAACTAAGTTAGTAGTAAAGATATCGCCAACGTTTGTTTTGAATACACGCGGAACCATTCTGGTACCTTCTGGCATCATACCCGGAGCTGCCTTTGCCCAAGAATGAGCAAACGGATCTTCAATAGAATCAACCTCATAAGGATCAGCCGGTGTAGTAATGTCTGTATAATCACGAGTACGACCCATATCAACGTCATCAGCGCCAACAGGGTTATAAACTTTAGCAATATAGTTTCTGTTAATCATAGCGAAGTCAGCATCGTATAAATAATCTCTATAAACCTTAACTTCGTTATATACTAACATCCATTCGCCTTTTCCTTCAAAATCAACTACACTCTTTTGGTAGTCATATTTGACGAATTGGCCATTTTGTAGCATTTCAATATCAGCAGCAGCTGGTAACTGAGCATAAATCTGACCAGTTCTCTGAGCTGACAAATGGTTTGGTTCAACTTGGCCATAACCACGTTCAACGAACTTAACGCCACTTAAATTCTCTTTAGCCATCTGTTATATATCCTCCTTATTTTACTTTTTATTTTTCGCAACTTTTTGGACAGCTTTTACCCAAGCAGGAGTAACAGTATCATCATCTTCTTCATTGTCTAAAGAGAATACGACTGTTTCCTTCTTTGTCTCTTTATTTTCATCTTCAAGGTTAAAGTTTACCTTGTTACGAACACAAATAATAGAAAGCTTTGCTTCAATGTCATCTAATGAATAAGTATCAATGTTATCGATAACATCTTGCTTTTCTTCGTCTGAAAGCATATAGAAACTAGCAATCATAGCTTCTTTATCTTTTCTTTCAGCACTTAACTTGAATGCTCTTAAAGAAGTAACTTCCTCTTCTAATGCAGAGCATTTCGCCATTAAATCCTTATATTCTTGAGTATCCTCAACATGGAACTCAGGAGCAGGAGCAGGCTCTTCTTCCTCGGCTTCTTCCTCTTCTTCGGCAACTTCTTCTTCTTCTTCGATTTCAGCTTCAGCCTCTTCTTCAGCGGCCTCTTCCTCTTCCTTAGATTCTTCTTCAGTAACCTCTTCAGCAGGAGCGCCTTCTGGATTCTCTTCCTCGTCAACGACTTCTTCTTTTACTTCTTCGTCAACAATCTTGTCTTTATCTTCCACAGGGGTTCCTCCTTTAATTAAGTTATTCATCTCACTAATAAACGCGCTGTATGTTTTTACAAAATTTTCATCAAAACTGAATTCAAATTTATTGATACTAGCGCCTTCAAAACAAGGCTCTACATCTTCTCCTAAGATACAAAGCTTGGAGATAATTGCTTCATTGATAATGAAAAATTCATAATCATCCTTGGTGTTTCTTGTCCAAGCACCTTCAACATTTTCTAATTCCATAGACTGGTTATTACCTTTTGCTAAAATACGATTAGCTTCTGGATATTGGCCCGTCCAAATATAGCCCTCTGTTACAAGATATTCATGCTCAACGCCATCATCTTCAAATTTCTGGAATCAAGCTCGTGCATTCATGTCTACAAATCCGTAAGGCCGTGTTGTGTCCTTGAATTCGAATTTACCATTTGATAAATCAATAATTCTGTTATGTTCCTCAAAATCACCGCTAGTTTCGTTATAAAAACCAACAATTGGTGAACCGGGGAGGCTGTTAGCCATTTGGCTAGCAACCTCTTTGGTAATAACCGTACCATTTCGGTTTGGTTCTTCACCGACATAACAAACTTTTATTTGCACTTTACTAATAAGAGGATTAACAGGCTCTAAGTTAATAAACTCACAAGGAGTATTCATTTTTATACTAACATGCATTTGTTATTTCCTCCCTAACTCATAGATTCTTCGTTCTGAAGAGTTTTATCACTTTTCTCAGATTCATCTTTTTCTGGTCTTCCAGCTGTAGACTCTGAGTCACCTGTATTATTTTCAGTTTTATCACCATCTGTTTGTGTTTTTTCGCCCAAAATAGATTCACTTGACATGACAGACGACATAAGTGGTGGTATCATGATTTCTGATAAGTGTAAAATATTGTTTTCAAAGTATGCAGTATTCACAATAGAACTTTGTGAATGTCCAAGTGCAATTTGTGGTAACATTTTTGAGTAACCAATTTGCACTTGTTCTTTATACATCTTAGATAAATCTTTATAATTATATTGAGTAGTTTCTAATATATATAAATGGAAATTATATTTTTTTCTATTCTTACTTTGAACTCTCTCTTGTGTAATTTTATCAAAAAATATTTGGAATTGCAAAAGTAACCGTCTCATTACTCCCTCATCTTCAAGAATAGATTTTTCCAATGAAAGATTACCATCGGTATTGAATAAATTCTTTGAAACACCAAGAGAATTATAAACTGTTCTTTCAACTTTTTCTAATCCATCGACATTGGCGGTTGAAATATTATTGCTCATATCAATTGAATCAACATCAGCAAACGTTGTTAACACATCAACACCGATAGCCCGTTGAAGCATTGCAACTGCATTATTATGTATATCTTGTGCTTCATCAACATCAAAGATTAAATCTCCATTTTTATCTAATGGAAGTTTCTGTACAATAATACGCAATAAATCTTGCGCTTGTTTTTGTCTATCTAATCCTTGCGCTTCATCTAAATCTATAATTGAAGGAACGGCATTTACAAATAAAGGCAAATCACCGCGTCCCGGCCCAAGATCAAATTTAATAACGCTACCCGGATCAAGCAAATACCAACGTCCATATTTAGAACTTGCAACGCTATCGTTAATCCAAGTGTCATTCCAAGGTCTTTCTGGTCTTAACATAATATTCCAAGGATCTGGGTCTGCCGGTAATCTTCCTTTTTTATAAAGTAAATAACCCTTTTTAAAATCATCAGGGAATAAATCCAAAACTCGCATACGATAATTAACATCAGTAAAACGAGTATCAAATCAGCTCATATCAAATTCTACTGCTGGTAAATTACCAACCATATAACGAACTCGGCAATAATCAATAGGCAATTCTTGTAAAATTAAACCATTATCACTTGGAATAATATATCCATAATATGCGCCATCTTTAATTACTTTTAAAGCAATATCAGAGCATACTTTTTTTATATAAGAATTGTCTAAATAATTAAGAATATTTACAAATTCTTTTAAAATTTTTTCTTCTTTAGTATTTTCATCAAGTATATCTGGGACAATATATCAATCAAAACGATACATTGTCGCAAAATAATCAACTACTTTTTGATAAATACCATTCGTTCTATAAAAATAATTAGAAATCGCACGAAGCGCTCTTAAATCTCTATCAGCAAGCGCATGCATGATATCTTTTTTTCTATAAAATTCTCTACGACCGTCTTTTAATGTACCTAATTCAAGGACAGCATCTTGGACGGTCTTTAAGCCAATCTTCATTTTATTATAATCTGTGGCAGGACCGTTTATCATGTCAAAACCTTTTTCATGGATAATCTCCTGCTTATTTACTTCTTCCAAGATTGCACCCTCCTTTTTTAATAGCCAGCCTTCGTCATAATATAATCATAATCAATTAAATTTTCTTCTGTGTATGGTATTTCTATTAAATTAATACCATGCAAAGCGCAAAATCTTCTTTTCTTATTATCATTATGTTGTTGCTGGTAAAAACCACGCTTTCCGCCAAACTTCGCACTCGCCTCGTAATGTTGACGACCCTGATATTCTATAATGAAATCTATCTTACCATCATCATCAAAGACAACGAAGTCAAAGCGCAAAGGGCGACCATTTTCAGAGGCAAGACCCTCGAAAGAATACTCTTCCTTAAAAGTTAGACCGGCTTCTTCTAAAATCTCATGTATTTTAATTTCTCCTCTTGAATCTAACATAATGCCTCCTAATTCATAAACATATATTCTGAAATTTTTCTATGCTTTTTACGTTTTTTATTTTCTTCTTCTTCTCTTATATAATATAAGCCATACTCAAACGCAGAAAATTTATCTTTAATAATACGTTTGTTGGCTTGTTTTAAAATAATATTTAATCCTTCCGTTTCTTCTCTTAAATTCATCATTTCTTCTTTTAATATGGAAGTTAAGGTAAACGGATATAAGTAATCTGCCCTTTCTTCTGGAGTCATGTTTTGTCCAGCGCGGGTACCTAATAATTTTTCTTTTGCTACGCGCTCGTCTATTAATAAACGAATTTTGCCAGCGTTCATTTGCGTTTGTACATTGGCATGCGCAGCGGTGTTAATTGGCGCATTGGCTTTAATAACATAAATTGCATCTTGTTCAGTATTTGGCGTTTTAAATTTCTTATAATCATCAAGAACGCCCTCATAGGTTCCCCCATAAACGCCGAAATCTGGGTATTCATCACCAGTTACTGGGTCAATCTGTGGTTTAACAAGATAATCCATTAAACCCAAACCCAAACCATTACCATCTATTACAAGACGTTTTGCCTTATAACGATAATAAAGCTTTTTTAATCATAATGCTTGAGTTTCAAAATGGTCATTTTCCATAACTTCAATATTTACTAAAGATTTAAATGCTTCACCAACGGTTTGCGGATTAACTTTTCAAATTGTAGCTACAGATTCACAATCTTTACGGCCAACATCCACCGAAATAATATAATAGGTTAAAGTAGTTGAACGACCGGATCATTCATATTCGGGCTGATTAATTACTCTATTTCTATCAAAAACTTCTCCATTGAAGAAAGCATCTTCAACGGTACCACTCCAACGAGATTCATATTCACGACCGAACGAAGCCTCATTGAAGGTTCCATCTTTTTTCATATCTTGTATGAAAGTTTTTTCCTGTAATCCCGCAATAACCGGGATACGCCAAGTACCACCCATAATAAATGATTTCTCTGGCTCAGTAATCATTCATACAAGAAGCTGAATAAGTTTATTATAACTAAATGTATTTTTATATCCACTGGTAGTGATATAAATTTGTGATTTATTAAGAACTTCATCTTTTTGTGTTGTACCATCGGCGCAACGACGAGAAACGTTCATCATTGGCAAAATAACTTCTGAAAGAATCTGGCCATCAACACCAACGCACTCTTCTATTACTCCGCCTTGACGGCGCAAACCTCTTGAACGTTCAGACGCGGCGACGTTATCAAAGTAAGAGCCGTTTTTAAAGACGTAACGCACGAAGTCTTTACCTTCACGTGTTTTACCCGGCCGACGATCAAGCTCACGATTAAATGCCGGAATTTTACTGCAAATATCTTGTACTTTTTCTTGAACAATTTTTGCTGATTGCTCTTTACCACCCGAAGTTACGAATAAAGCGCATTGAGGGTAAAGAATACAACGACACATTAAAATCAAAACTGATAAGAAAGATTTTGAGTATCCACGTGGGAAAACGCAATAAGTATATTTGTAACGCATCGCCACGCGCAAGAATACTCTTTGATAAGCAAAAAACTTAAATTCTGGTTCTACTTCTGGATTTCCACCAGTTTGAAGAAAATCCACAAATAAATCAGGGTATTCGCGTCAAAAAGCTATATATTGGCGCAAATATGGTTTTATTGCATCAATACGTTCTTCGGATATACCAATTTTTTTACGCTTTTGATTAAGCTGTAGAAGATCCTTCAGTGCCATCGCCGGTCTCCTCTATAATATCATTCGCCGCCTCATTATCTTTGAATTCATTGAATTCGGTATAATCGTCAGCGGTTAAAATTTCATCTTCTTCATCAGTAAATAAATCAGCATATTCATCATCAGAAAGCTTATCTTCTGATTCTTCTTTTTCTTTATCTTGCTCAATTTGACGCAAAGCATTTTCAATCATATTGCCCAAGCCCATTTCTTCCATAACAAGATTACGAGTATAACTTTGCATGTCTTTAAGGACTAAGTCAATCTTATCAGCAGGCTTTTCTACGTAATAACGAGGAATAAACCCATCTTTTTCACAGATAAGCACAAGCTCACTAATCGAATCAACGTATTCGCCAGATTCAGCTTTATTCTGCGCTGCGGTAAATTTGCCAGAGCGCATTAAGCTATCATAAGCTTTTTGCATTTTTTGATAACCTTCTACGTCGCCAATATCTATAAGTTGATTAGCTTTGAGAGAGGTCTTACAAATAAGTTTTAATGTATCTATATGACCAGCTGTTTGAATATCATAGGATTCCATCATATCGTTATAAAGCTGTTCAAGTTTAACCCATTCTTCCGGCTTATAAAGATTGCCCCATTTTAAACGAAGATAAGCAACATCTTCTTCAGTAAGGCCAATTTCTTCTGCCGTAAGATTTTGTTGGTCAGTAGACACACCGGCCCAACTAAAATTATTAGAAGAAGGTTGTTCTTCTTCTGGTTCTTCTATTTTAGGTGGAGCTGGTGGGGCTGAAACGAAGCCTTTTGCCAAGGCTTCTGCGATCTCCGCCGCAGAATAGCCTTGGCGCTCCATTGTTTCTTTTACTCGGCTATTCGCCAATTCTTGAAGAAATTCGGTATCTTTCCACCGATAATCTTTAAATTGGTTCAAGCGCATTTTTGATATATACCTACCCAAAATGGTAGTGCCGGTTACCTCCGCACGGTTTTGCCCATATTTGCGTAAAAGTTTGTTTCATTCTTCTGGAACCCAAGGAATATCTATTTCTTGAAGAATAGGTAAAAAAGTATCTGGGTCTCAGTTATCTACATGCATGGTAAGACATTTTTTACATTGATTAAGTTTACCATCATTAGGATATTTTTGTAAATTGTATGAAGTATAAAATTGGTCGCCGTTCATGGTACGGCCACATTTTTCACAGTAATACAGTTTTTCTCTTGCCGATTTATAATCTCCCATAAAACGTACCCCCTTCTTAATTAAAGAAAAACGACCAAAAAATTTTGGTTAATTTTGACCAATCGGAATACGTTTATGATTACGACAATCTTTACAGATGGAATAAAAACCATCTTTTGAAGTACTGTTTTTACTAAAATATTTATTATGCGCAAGTTTAATCCTGCCACAACGACTACATTTTTTATAAGTGCCTTTTTCAATTACTGTAAAGTATCAATTTAAAAAACGATCTTCAGCTTCTGAGGCAATGAGATTTGGAATTTTTTTGCGTCATAATGATGAAATATATTCAAGAGAATGACAAATACCAAATTCTGCTTCTAAACGACGCTGAATTTCTTGGTTTTGAACGCTATCAATTTTAAGTTCTACAATTCGATAATATAATGGGTATTGACGCAAAATAGAACTGGAGATATCATCAAATTCTTTCATAAGATAATACGTGTCTGAGCCAAAATGTTCCCACCCATTTTGTTTAAGTTTTGAATAATTGCATAAAATAATGGAGCATACCTTTGGATCACAAAGGGAAACACCCCAATATGCTACGTTGTCATCATCATCGATTCATTCTTCAGATGGAAGCTCAATTTCTGGCTGAACGAAATTTGGTGTAATCTTAATTTGGCACATATTCGCCGCCTTGATCGAGTATTGCTGTTTACGAAAATCTATTAAGGCTTTTTTAGCAATATATTTTTCTCTGCCTTCAACTCTTGGTACTACATTCTTTCAAAATTCTATAGCTTCAATAGTATCTTTCATTCCATCTAAATGTTCAATATCTCATTCTGTTATTTTACTTTTTGGTTGTAATAATTGGTTTTTATTTTGATGTACCATATTATAAACGCCGTCTTCCCCATTTTCAAATTTTTCTGCGAGACCTTCAAAAGAAGTTTCGCGTTTGTTAATGGTGACAAGGCGGTTATCGGTAAGGATTTTTTTATCTTTGCGTTCTTCTTTATCCATACAGAAGACAAGATAATCCGCCATTCGTTCTAATTCGGCAGGAGTTCAATCGGAAGGGTTTTCCGCAAGAATTTTTTCTAAATAAGCTTTACGTTCTTCGCTAGTTTTTAAATTATAATCTAAACTAACCATTCTTTCCTCCTTGGTTTACAAGTAAATAATAAGCAAATTATTTATTAAATGCAAATATTGACAAAATTTAAAAAATATTGTATAATTATATTGTAAAAAGGAAAAGAAAAATATGGTAAAGTTTTGGTTGACTGGATTTATATTTTATATCTTGGGAATTATAAGCGTAACAGTACGATTAAAAATGGAAGTACAAGAAAACCCAAGTTTTATCACAGATTTTGTTGATAAATATTTAGAAAAAAATGAAAATTCATTAGGAAATGGCGCACCTTATTTCTGTGCTATTGTTCCGCTGTTGAATCTTATTATGGGAATTATGTTGATTATTGTAACAATGGAAGATAAATATTGGGCAAAGATAAAAGAGAATATGCTTGACAAAAATTAAAAAAAATGTTATAATAAATATGTAAGATAAAGAAAAGAAGTCTTACAAAATTAAAAATGTTTGCTTGTGGGGTGTCGCTTCATATCTTACCTTTACCTTAAACCTTGGCGCCACCCCTTTTAAATAGAAAGGAAAGTCATTATGAAGACTTTAATTATAAATGGAAATGAATTACTTAATTGGATAGCAGAACATCCGCAAGTCTGGGAAGATATGTTGAGATATTTTAATCCAGAAGAGAAAGATTATACAAGAGTTATGGTCACTCCTTCAGAGTACCATCCAATAGAGGATGAATAATGGAATTATTGAATATAAAAGAATATACAAAAAATTTAAAAGAGAAAATGAAGGCGCAAATCCAGAAGATGGATAAGATTCCGGTATTGAGTATTTATCAGGTAGGAGATAATGAGGCAAGTAATCGGTATGTGCGGAATAAGATGCGGGATTGCGCGGAGGTTGGCATCGTGGCGACCATTAAGAAATATGAGGAAACGGTGACAACCGATGAGATAATGGAAGATATTTGGGAAGATAAAGCCGATGGTATTATTGTGCAGTTACCGTTGCCAAAACATATTGATATACAAAGGATTATAAGAGTTATCCCAGTAGAGAAAGATGTTGATGGGTTTAAGGACAATAGTCCGTATATGTGCTGTACGCCGGGCGGAATCATTAATTATTTGGATGCCTGCGGTTTTCACTTCGAGGGCGCCAATGCGGTGGTGATTGGTAGAAGCGAGATAGTCGGGAAACCGATGGCGCGGTATTTGCTTGATAGAGACTGTACAGTAACTATTTGCCATAGTAAGACAAATAGAAGTTATTTACATACATTGTTAAACTGGGCTGATTTAGTGGTTTGCGCAGTTGGTAAGAGAGGGGTGTTTAGAGCTAGCGATACTGATCCAAAAACAATTGTAATCGATGTTGGGATAAACTTTGATGAAAATGGAAAGTTATGTGGCGATGTGATAAATGATATTGATAGTGATCATGTGACTCCAGTGCCCGGGGGCGTGGGGTTATTAACACGGTGTCAACTACTGGCTAATACTATAGAGGCGAGTAAAAGGGTCTAGGGACCCCTTTTTTATTTTTCCTAATAATATCACCCCCGGTACCGTTACTCTTACGAAGTAGAGGGGGCTTACGAACTACTGGGTGGAAAATACTTTGGGCGGCAGTGTGGAGCAGGCAAAAACGTTTACGCGTTTAAAAAAAATTTTTATCCCAAAAACCCAGCCCCCATACATACATGAGGTTGCAGCTATCGACGCAAGGGAGGACCCAAACAGCATGGGGGAGGGGGCCTCGAAAAAGAATAAATAATGTCGATAGAAAATGAATTAAGTTTATTTTAATTAATTGAATAGAATTGCAAAATCTTTTTAGAAACATTTAATCATTAAAGTATGTTTCATCGCTGCGTGATGGGCTGCCACGCAGCGATTTGTGTGTACCAGTACCCTTGCAGAATTTTGCTTCTCATCGATGCAAAGAAAAAAAATAGTAAAAAAATCCTAAAAAGGTGTTGATAACACAGGGTAGATGTGTTATTATAATAATGTAAAAAGAGGTACAATAAATGAAAAAGGTATTGGTAACGTTAGCAATCATCATCGCATTAGTAGTAAGTTTCTTCTGTGGTAGAGCATACACACTGAGAACCCTTGAGGTACTTGATGATCACTCTGTGCAGTCAATGGGACATGTGCATGTGTACGATTAGTACACGCACGCACAGACAAAGAGACAAAGACAACAACAACATAACAACAACAAAGACAAACATAACATACAACATAGATAGTATAGTACTAGTGGTAGGGGGCGCCGTGCCCCTGCCCTGCCCCTCCTGCCCTAGGGGGTAGGGGTAGGTAGTGTACGATAGGTGTTGACAAGCAATAGTAATAGTGATACAATAAAGATGTAAAGAAAAGAGGTAACAAACTATGAAGAAAAGATATTTAAGGAAATCTATACAGACAACATTAGAAGTAGTAACGTTCTTACTAGTAGCGTTCTTGTGCATGGTAGAGGACTTCTCACTGTCCTTCATTCCTGTACTCTTGCTTGTCTGTGCTGTTGCACTGTGTAACGTTTGCATACTTAACAAGTATGCAAAGTACTAACAAAGGTGTTGACAAGACAACACTTTTGTGTTATTATAATAACGTAAAAGAAAGAGGTAAATAAAATATTCTACAAAATCATTTTTACAATCTTAATGTTCTTCGCACAGCCAAAGCATGGCTACGTAGTAGCACAGACTTACGAAGGCTACGATGAGTACAACGATTATTATTTAGTAAACATTAATGGTGAAATCTATGAAGTTGAAGCAGATAACTTACAAGTCAACGACAACGTAACAGTGTACTTCATCGGTAACTACATAGTACAGACACTATACGAACACAAATAAAAAGATAAAAAAAATAATAAAAAGTTATTGACAAACTAACAGATAAATGTTATTATAATAATGTAAAGAGAGGTAAACAAAATGAAGAAAATTGCTGAAAATACTTGGTCTGTTGGTTCTTGCACTCTGCGCAAAGTCGTTGCTTCTGCTAGTGGTCGTGTTACTTGGTATTGTATAGACGCCAAAGGTGGTATGGCTGGGTTCGACACTCGCAAAGCCGCTCTTAGAGCCTGTGAAGCTCGCAATGCCGAATAAAAGGTATTTTTTTCGGCCGCGCGCCGACGAACGTGGGCGCGCGAGTTTTGGGGTACTGGTACTCATCGCAATTTTTCTGTGCATTGATGAGCAGAAAAAATTTTAAAAAAATTTTCCTAAAAAGTGTTGACATTCTCTGCGAAAGTGCTATAATAGATAATGTAAGAAGTGGTAGAGACACTCCACTATAAAAAGATTACACTTGACGGATAGCGCCAAGGGTTAGACTTCCAAAAGTCAAAAAAAATTAAAAAAGTTTAAAAAAATGCTTGACAAAAGAATCGGTCAATGCTATAATAAAGGTGTAATAAGAAAGAGGTAACTAAAATGACAAAGATTGATAACAGAAAAACTTACTACTGTGTACTTGATACAGAAACTTGCCCTATCGTTCCGTCTGACAAAGTAGATGCTCATAACATGCTTGTCTATGATATCGGTTACAGAATCATTGACAAACAAGGTACTTGCTACCTTGAAAGGTCATTCGTTGTTGATGAAATCTTCTTCGGTGAGTACAAAAAAATGCTCTCTTCCTACTATGCCGACAAACTCCCTCAGTACTTCACAGATATGGGGAACGGCTCAAGGATTAGAAAATCATTTTGGGAGATTAGAAAAATCTTAAAGGCTGACCTTGAAAAGTTCAATTGCTCTATCGTTTCTGCTCACAATGCTTACTTTGACTACACGGCACTTGCTACCACTGTCAAGTATCTGTTTGAAACAGAAAAGAAAATTCATTTCTTCCCATTCGGTACTAAAATTTGGGACACGATGAAAATGGCAAGAGATACCATTTGCAAGTACAAAACTTATCAGTACTACACAGCAAAAGGTCAAAAGAGCGCCACGGCTGAAAACTTGTACAAGTACCTTACAAATAAAGAGGACTTCAAGGAAAGCCACACGGGTCTTGAAGATACCAAGATTGAAAGCGAAATCTTGGTCAGGTGTCTTGCTTCTCATCGTAAAATGAGAAAAAATCTGTTCTCAATGGCTTAAAAAAAGCCATTGAGAAACAGAAAAAAAATAAAAAAAGTTTCTCAAAAGTATTGACAAGCAAAACTAAAAATGTTATTATAATAGTGTAAAGAGAGGTAGTAAGAAATGAAAAAAATTAGAGTTTACTTAGACATGGACGGCACAATCGCTGACTTATACAATCAAAAAAATTGGCTTGAAGACTTAATCGCTGAAAAGGTTGAACCATTCGCAAATGCTAAACCGATGACAACAGAAGAAAATCTGTACAAGGTCTTCCCAAAAGAAAAGTACGAAATTAAAATCTTGTCCATGACTCCAAAAAACGCTAAAAAGGAATATTGCAAGAAAGTTGAAAAAGCCAAAGACGAATGGCTGAACAAGTACTTCCCAACACTCACAAAAAGAATTTATCTCCCATACGGAAATAATAAAAATCTCAAAAATTCGGCAAAGGCTATCTTGGTAGACGATAGCGAACCGATTAGAAACACTTACAGAGGACTTGCGCTGAACCCTGCTGAACTGTGGGGCTGAACAAGTCTTTTTTTAGGAGGCACTTGCTCGGCGCGCCGGTGCCACTCGTGCCGGCGCGAATTTTTGTCAATACCTAGCCCGCGTAATTTTTTGCGCCTGTACAAAAAATCGGACAGATCAAAAAAATTTTCCCAAAAACGCTTGACTTCGGTTATAGAAGTGCTATAATAAAGGTGTAAAAAGAAAGAGAGGTAACGGAAATGAAAATGACCAAGAGAGAAGTAGTAATCCTAGTGTGTGAGGTGGTCTGTTGCTTTCTTCCGTCTATCGTTGCAAGGGTACTGGTAACCTTAATCAAGAATTACGCAAGAAATACCAACGATGAAAATTTTGATAAAATTATCAAAATCTAATTGACAAAAAATATAAAAGTGATATAATAAAAGTGTAAAGAGAGGTAAGTAAAATGATATATCTTGTATACCATAAAAATAGAATTATCGGTCGCTTCAAATCACACGAAAAAGCACTTGACTATCTGTTGGATTGTTATTTTGACGGATTGGAAAATTTATCAATAAAAAATCTGACTCTTGAAGAATATGAAAATCTTAAAAAGAAAAATCTAAAAAACTATTGACAAAAATCTCAAAAAGTAGTAATATAAAGATAGAAAGAAAGAGGTAAAAAAACTATGACAAAAAGAGAAACTATCACTGCTATGCTTAACGATGAACACATCACTGCTAATGCCGATTTCAAGGCTTACCTTGAAAACGAACTGGCACTTGTAATCAAGAAGAACACTTACAAGTCAAGCAAACCGACTAAGGCTCAGGTTGAAAACGAAACCCTTAAAGACAAGATTCTTGAGGTACTGGTTGAACCGATGACTGCTTCACAGATTGGTGAAAAGATCGGCATCTCCGTGAATAAGGCTTCGGCTCTTCTCACCCAGTTAAAGGAAGACAATTCCGTTATCCGTGAGGTGGTAAAGAGGAAGGCTTACTTCTCCAAAGCCTAAAGGGTACTGGGGTACTGGATACCAGTACCCCTTTTTTATTTGGAGATACTGGTACTCAAAGACCCGGGCGCGTCGTGCTGGGCCCGCACGACGCGATTTTTAAATAGAGGGTACCTGTCGCATTTTTTGTACCGGGTACTTGGGTACTGGTACTCGGGTACCGGTACCCAAAAGGGTACTGGTACCGAATCTCCGGTACCCAGCGGGGTACTGGTACTCATTCAAACGCATACGTTAAGCGATAGAAGTACCCGTTGTGCGGAATTGACTTGTGCAATTCTATTGGCACTAATCCGACAAGACCATCGAATCGGTGATGAATTGCGTATTTCCGCAAATCAACTTTTTTTTGGTATTTCGCGATTGCCTTCTTTCTATCCTCGTTTCTATTTTTAGAGGAGCGAAACATTTTTAGGTTTAAAGCCTTCATTGTCTTTTTGGCTTCTTCGTCAATCACGAATCCATTCAGCGTTCGTTCGTTTGTATCCTCTTTTAAGTCTTTTCTTGAGAGCATTTTTTCACCTCTTTTCTACACTTAAATAATATCACATTTGGGGCTATTGGTCAATAGTTTTTTGATAAAAAAATAAAAAAAGTTTTTGCCGACTACGGGCACCAGTGCCCGAAAAATTATACCACATCAGCCACCGAAAAGTCAAGAGTTTTTTGTGCTTTTTTTAAAAATTTTTTAATTTTTCCCGAAAGATCGTGAAAAATTTTTCATTAAATTTTCATCATTTTCATTCAAAAAAGTATTGACAATAAAATAGAGGTATGATATTATAATAATGTAAAGAGAGGTAAGACCTATGAAGAAACAGAAATCAACTCGCGATACTTGGATTCCCGAAACTTGGCGGTATAATGGGGCGGGCTACCAAAAAAATAAAAAAGCCTACAACCGCAAAAAAAAGCACAAAAAGTGCTTGACAGAATACTAATGATGTGATATTATAATAGTGTAAAGAGAGGTAAGCCAAATGACAAGAATTACAAGAACCGAAATCAACCGCATGGCTAACATTATCCTCGATGAGGATACTGGATTGACCGCTCTCGATCTGTGGGAATGGTCGCACAGTTTCGATGATATCGATATCATCGAAGACGCTGAAGAAGATTAAAAATCTTCTTCAGCCGAAGAAAAAACAAAAAACTATTGACAAAGCGAGCAAAAAATGTTATAATAAATATGTAAGGTAAGAAAAAGAGATAGAAAAAAATCTTACAAAAAAAGTTAAAAAAGGGGTTGACAACTTAAGCCAAAAGTTGTAAAATAAAAGTGTAAAGAAAGGTTAAAAAAGGTAAAAAAATGACTAAGAAAGAAATGTTCTCCCGTATCGCTTCCGTTTGTGCTTCTGATGCTGAAATCGTAGATTTCTGCAATCACGAAATTGAATTACTTGTAAAGAAAAACTCTTACAAGAGCACCAAGCCGACAAAGGCACAGATTGAAAACGAAGCCTTAAAAGATGAAATCTTAAAGGTACTTGATAAGCCTATGACGGCTACTGAAATCGGCACTGCTGTTGGTATCTCCGTTAACAAGGCTTCCGCTCTGTTAAGTCAGTTAAAGGAAGATAACTCTGTTATCCGTGAGGTTATCAAGAGAAAAGCCTATTTCTCAAAGGCTTAAAAAAAATCAAAAAGGGGGTTGACAACCTCAACCCCCAAGAGTATAATAAAGGTAGAAAGAGAGGTAAAGAAAAATGCCAAGAATGACAAGAGATGAAAAAGTAGCCAAATATATGAAACTGTTAAAGGTTTCAAAAGCCGAAGCCACCCAAATGGTGATAGATGATGAAACCATAGACAATGGCGGAAAATGTGATTGGGAAGTAGAGTTAACCCCCGAACAGAAAAAAATTGTTAGAAAGGCAAGAATGGCTGATAGAGAAGTTAAAAAAGAAAAAGTCAAGAGGACTAGAAAAGAGAACCCCGACAAAAAAGACTTGATTGTGGCTCTTGCGAATGCCCTGTACGATAAAGGCGTTGAGAACTACGAAATCACAAACGCCGAGCGTGAAATCAGTTTCAACTACAACGGCACCGCTTATAAAATCACTCTTTCTGCCCCACGGGTACCCAAGGAATAGGGGCGGGTACCCAAAGGGTACCGATCACTAGGCATCGGTACCCTTTTCTTTTGGACGGGTACCCAAATGGGCACTGGTACCCACCCACGGGTGCCCTCGTGGGTACCGGCCCGCGCGTGGCCGGGCGCACCTGTGCTCGCCACGCGCGGTATTTTTAATTATACCACGTTCGCGAAATTTTGTCAAGACTTTTTTGAAAAAATATGCACTTTTTTATTTTCCCGTATTTCCCGGGTAATAATAGCATTATTTCCTAAGTATTTCCGGGGAAATAATTGAAAGTAATGTAAGCGCTTTCTGAAAACACTTTCATGTGCACAACGCTCTAAATATGATATACTATAGTTGTCAGGGGGAGGGCGGAAATGATTGAGGCTCTAACCGCAAGCCCCTTAAACTGACGAGTAGACGCTTAAAAAGTCCTCAAAGCGCCGAAAGTCAACCCCTGTACAAAAAAATGCACATCCCATCTGTTATAATAATAATGTAGAAAGAAAGAGGTAAGAAAATGACTAAAAGAGAAATGTTTGCCCGTATTGCTTCCGTTTGCGCTAATGACCCCGAAATCGTGGCTTTCGTTGCCCACGAGGTAGAACTCCTTGATAAGAAAAATAAAGCCCCTAAAAAGGCTACAAAGACTCAGATTGAGAATGAGTCCATCAAGGATAAAATCCTCGCCACGCTGGCTGAAAACGGCTCTCCTATGACCGCAACGGCTATCGCCGAAAGCATCGGTGTAAGTGTGAATAAGGCAAGTGCCTTACTGACCCAACTGAAAGAAGATAATTCAGTTACCCGTGAGGTTGTGAAAAGAAAGGCTTATTTCACAATCGCCTAATCAGTACCCGAAAGGGTACTTTTTTTTGTACCCACTTTTTGGCACACCTGTACCCGTGTGTTGGGAAATAAAAAATGGCACACCTGTACCAGTGGATTGGCCGGCGCGCGAACGGGCCACCGCGCGCCGAAATTTTATTATACCATGCCTCGCGCATTTTTGTCAAGTGTTTTTGCAAAAAAAGTGCGGAAATTTTATTTCCCAAATTTCCCGGGCAATACTTGGGAAATAGGGCAATATTTCCTAGGCAATATGAAAATGAAATGTAAGCGCTTACTGAAAGCATTTTCATGTGCATAGGGTTTTAGATGTGCTATACTATAAGTGTAGGGAGGGGGATGTAACCCGACGCCTTGATCGGCTGATACCGATGAGGGTACTGGCCACTGGCGTAAAAATTGTACACCCCACCTGCTATAATATAAGTGTAAAGAGAAAGGGGGAGCATTGCTCCCAAAGGTGAACTGAATGACTAAACGTGAAAACTATGCTGAACTCCGTACCCTCGCCCTCGCAGGCGCTCGCGCTGACCTTGTCGCTTTCATCGACCACGAAGTCGAGTTACTCGACCGCAAGAACAAGGCACCTAAAAAGGCCACTAAAACGCAGGTAGAAAACGAGGCCCTCAAGGACCGCATTCTTGACCTGCTCCGCACTCAGCCTGAACCGCTGACCGCTACCGCCATCGGTGAACTCCTCGGTCTCTCGGTCAACAAGACCTCCGCACTCCTCACGCAGTTGAAAGAGGATAACTCGGTCACTCGTGAAGTGGTCAAGCGTAAGGCTTACTTCACGGTAGCCTAGGCTAACAAAAGCGCTCCGCTCGGAGCGTTTTTTTGTGGGGGTACTCGGCACGCCTGAAACCGTGTGCTGGGAAATATTTTTGGCACGCCCAGCTCCGTGGATTCGGGAAATATTTTGGCACACCCGGGTCCGTGTGCCTGAGCCGGCCGCGCTGGGGCGCCATGGCCGGTTTTCCGATCGGGTACACCATATGCGATTTTTTCCGTGGAAAGTGCGGGCCTCTCCCGATCGGGTAAATTTCCCAAAAGTAGATCCAATTATCAGCGCGCTTGCCCGGTCGGGTTTTCTTTATGCGCCGATCTCCACAGCCAGTGCGACCGATCGGGACTTGACAAAACATAGCGAAGTATGATATAATATAATTAGAAAGGAGGGAAAGAAAAATTTAAGGGTATTCCACGCACTCGCGACAGAGCGCGCTTTTGGCGTGGTCGCTGGGTGGTGGTCGCAAAATTTGCGACATGCTCCAAATAACCCCGCATATCCGATCGGCCCTTGACAAATATTAAAAAATGTGATATAATAAAATTGAGGGAGGGAGGGGAGGGATAGTATCACAACCCCGGGCCCGCTCAGCCGATCTGGTATTGACAAAATTTAAAATTTATGTTATAATAAAAGGGGGTCTTTTTTTTTTTTTTTTTTTTTTTATTATCTCTAAACCTCATAGTGTCCAGCGCGTTCGATCGCCTATTGACATTTTTTTAAAAGTATGTTATAATATATATGTAAGGTAAGGGAAGGGGATAGCGAAGAGTGAGTGGACCGAAGTATGACGCTCCCGGACCCCCGGTCATTAGGACGAGGATCTCTCCACCCAGACTTGCGATCCGCAAAAAAAAATCGGTCATTGACAATTTAAAAAAAATGTGGTATAATATATATGTAAGGTAAGGGAAGGAAATAGAAACCATTTCGGTACCGAAACCTACTGGCCACGCGAAAGAGATCGCCTCTTGACAAAAAATTAAAAATGTGGTATAATATATATGTAAGGTAAGGAAAGAAAAGGTGATAACGGGGAGGTAAGACCCGCTCACATATATACGCCGAATGGCGAAGGAAAGGTAAAAGGTAAAATAACTATGACTAAGAAAGAAATGTTCACTAAGATCGCTACTATCAACGCTGAAGATGCTGAAATCGTTGCATTCTGCAACCATGAGATCGAACTTCTGAATAAGAAGAACGCTTCCGCTTCTAAGAAAGCTACGAAGACTCAGATCGCTAACGAAGGTATCAAGGATCAGATCCTCGGTGTCCTGCGCGACTCTGATCATCCGATGACTGCTACTGAGATCGGTACTGCTCTGGATCTGTCTGTCAACAAGGTCTCTGCTCTTCTGACTCAGCTGAAGGAAGACAACTCCATCGTGAGAGAGGTTGTCAAGAGAAAGGCTTATTTCTCTGTAGCCTAATACTCCAAAGCCCCGCAAGGGGCTTTTTTCATTAGGTTTTCAGACGAGTTTTCATTTCGTTTCCTTGAACGTTACTTAAACCGATCTGGCCTTCGATTTCGGTCAGAAGAGCCTTTGCCCCGATCGGGTACACCGCCCCCAAATTTTGAAATCAGCCGGGCATATGCGAGTTTTTCACCCAATTTTCCCGATATTCACCCAATTTCACCCCATTTTTGGGAGAAAAATGCGTAAATCTGGGTAAAAGGACGCTATTTAAGCGAAAAACCGCAAAAAACACACCTCATACCCCCCAAATCATGCCCCAATTTGCCCATTTTTAGCCTGTTTTGACCCCATTTTTAACGTTTTACGATAAAACATATGGCTTTTGTAAAAAAACCTTAGTAAAAGGCCTTTAAAACGCATTTTTTGACATTGATAAAAAAATATGGTATAATATAATTATAGAATGAAGGAGATGATATAAAGTGTTAACACAAAAAGATCTGTATGATTACATCAACAAGCATGGCGTAGACGCATACGACCAGATGGCTAAAGAATTGGCTGATAATATCAATTCAGCAAAGGACAAGTACCTCGCCCAGAAGAAGACAGAAGATGAAAAGAAGGCGCTCGTGGATGCGCGAGTCAACACCCTCAGCGATCTGTTTACCGACTGGTTTGAGCCGGATTTCTTCAAGACGATGAGCGCTGATCAGATCGCAAAGAGCGTTTACAGTGCGGTCGAGGATTTTGGCAAGGCTAATGACGAGATCTTAAAGCACGCAAAGAATGTCAAGACCGAAACCAAGGAGATCCCGGGCGGTACTGAAACGATCACCAAGGCAGAGCTCTCCAAGGAGGACTTTGACAAGGCTATGCATGATCTGCTTGATGCATTTAAGTATACTTTTAATTGGTAAAAAGAAAAACTCCCGCAAGGGAGTTTTTTTTATGCTCATATGGGTGGCGGTCAGGGGAAATTTAATGCGACTCGGGTCGCCGGTCGGGGCACCCCCACAACACCATTTACCCAATTTCCACTAATTTTATTTTTCCGTCTGGACGTATATTACATACATCAATAATCCAATAGCAACCAAGATTCCTAACAACGCTCCTGTGCCAATTACCACACCGAATAATACCATATCGCCTCCTAATAACTTACCAAATCAATCTTCTCTCCAGTAGAATAATACCAATCATATGACAAATATGTATTTGGAAACCCTGTTTCTAAATACATGCTAAAATATTTATTCATCATATCACACTTCTTCAAATCTTCAATAAACGCTAACTCCGGTGCGCTTTGTTTTTTCCAACAGTACAATAACCACACATCTACGATACGATCCCTATTCGAGCTATTCCAAACGCATTTTCCATCCGATTCAAAAATATCTTCTCTCAATATTCCATATGCGCAAAAAATCATAGAATCTTCCCGATCAAGATATCGTTTAAGTTCCTTTTTAAGACTCTCCCGCACATTCAGCAACCTACCTGCCTCAACCATATCAAGATGCTTATAATTCTCCATACTCTACCTCAACCTCTTTCCCATCATCAAACAAAAACCACTTATATCCATCACCGGGACAATAAGTACTAATCCAATAACTTAAATACTTATTAAACGCCCCCAATTCTTTCATATCTTCAATAAACTTCTGTTCAGGTCTATTCACATAATTATAAAGATAATACACCGTCAAATACTCTTCATAATCATTGCCATTCCAAATACATTTACCATCGCTTTCAACCCCATTTATCTTTTGTATTCCAACTGCAACAATATGAACATCATTCCAATCTTTATATCTTTCTTTAAAATAATTCTTTACCCCAAACAATTCACTCTTACTTATACGAGGATGTATCATATTATATTCCATACCTTACCCCCACCTATTACCATTTTTCATTCCAACATAAACCAACAGCAACAGAAATAACCCCATTATCCAAATCATAACTCTTCTCCCCCTATCAAATAAGCAGTTCCATACTCACTCCAATAGAGACCTCGATTATTCTCCAAACATACCTTACAATAATTCTTTTTCTGTTCTATATCAAGTGATTCATAAAGTTCTTCTTCTGTGCTATCCTTCACTATATAATAAAATTCTACATTAACATAACCTACATCATCATTCTTATTAAAAGCACCTTTATTATCTGTCTCAACTCCACAGGCTCTACTAACACAATAACAAACTATCTTTTTACTGCCTTCATCACTAAAACAGCTCATCTTTTCTATTCTATCCCAGAAGCGAGAATATCTGCGCGGATTAACTATTATAGTCATATCATATTTTTCCATGCCTCTCTCCCCTTTCCCTATTCTTCTATATATATTATATCATATATTAAACAAAAAGTCAATACCCTCTCCATTGGGTAAAATTTGGAGGTGCCCCTTCCCCCATCAAAATATACCTCATGAATGAAGCTCCTAGAAATTTCTCTCTCGACGAAGTCGAGAGAGAAATTTCTTAGTATTTTTCTTGAGCGTAGCGAAAGAAAAATACTATCATATTATCCCCTATTTTTTACCCAATCGCCGATCTTTTTACCAAGAAATTGGGTAAAATATGGAGGTGTGTCGGGTAAATTTTGGAGGTGTACCCCCTAAATTGGGTAATTTATGGAGGTGTCCTCGCTTATCTTATTGGGTAAATTTTGGAGGTATGCGTAAAATATGGAGGTGTCCCCATATACTAAAAATAGTTATTTCTACCTACCCCATCAACACAATAGAATCTTTTTCCACTCTCTCGATCAAACCATAACTGACAATTCATCAACCCCATCTCCCTAAATTCTTCAAAACAATCAGTTACCAAATAATTATTACTATCGCTATTAACTCCAATCCCAACAAACTCTTTAGCATTCCTTAACAGTACCACAAACCTTTTCTTATTACTAATCCAATATCCTCTAACCAAATATGCATATACACTGATCACATATCTTTTCTTTAAACTTATCAATCTTTCAAGTACATTATCTTCAATCCAGAATCCTTTTTCACCAAGATCTCTAATAACCCATTTATCTCCGACATCAATAACCAATCCTTTATCAACCAACCAATTAAAGTATTTGGCTATTGTCTTCCTCGTCATATTAAGTTCTTCTTCAAATTGAGAATAGACAAAATCCTTCTTCCATATAACCCTTTCATCATTCTCTTCCTTAGCCCTCAACACAAGCCATCCATAAAGAAAATCATTAAAAGATTTAGAAGAAGTTATTTGTTTATCAGCAACAACTTGTCTATACCCTTTTCTCATCTTTAAAATTATATCAAAAATTATCTATGAAAACCACCTTATCCGTACATCTCAATCCATTTCTTGGCTTTTTCATAGGCTTCCTCAAAACTCATTCCATCTTTTACTGCATCAATAAATTCACTAATTTCCCACTTACCCTCATTATATTTCATTCTATAAAACCCCCTATAATGAGAATACACGCAATACTGTTCCGGATCACGGAAATTAACTCTCCAACCATCACACAGACTATCTCTTTTTTTCAAAACCGAAAACATAATTGCGTTTTGTAAATTGCCTTCATGATTATGGCAACGAATTCTATTCTCATATATATCAACATCAATTTTACCATTGCAACAAAGCATAACCTCAAACATATCATTGTCACAATAACTATCCAATATGAAAGAAACAAGTTCACGAACCGTCAATTCATTGACAATAAAACTATCTCTAAAATCACTTACATATCCCATTATTAAAACCTCTCAAACACAACTTTACCGGTAGTCTTTTCAAAGTGTCTAATAGCACACATAAATCTTCTGTTCCAATGTCTAATCGCAACCTTATTTGCATTATAGCAACTAATAGCCCATTCAGTCGCAGCGCGTTCCGTTGGCATATTAAAATATTCAAACTGATTGTCGAAAAAGTTTTCAACAGTCATCGTCTTGTTAATAACTTCTTCATGGGCTCTGTCAGCATCCCATTCATCTTCATCAAACTGATCCCAAGTGTAATAATGACCTAATTCGTGGAGCAAGGATAAAGTGAAAACATTTTCATTCGTCAGATCAAAATCAAACTCAGCCTTCAAATATCTCTTCCAAGCCTCGTTCAAAATTCTAGACTCATCACCACCCCAAGTTATAACATCATCGCCAAACCAGAAAGCCCACATTGGACCATAAGCAACAGGACATTCATTTCCGATGAATTCTTGCGCGAGCGCTGACAATTTTCTACCTCTATACTTTCTCATATCTTTACCTCTCTTACTTTACATTTATATTATATCACATTTTTGAAATTTTGTCAATAGAAAAACCACTTTGCAGTGGTTTCCTGTTCCTACTAATAAAGTTCAACTTCCTTACTATCTTCTATAATTTCAAATTCTTGAATTGAATAAGCACTTTCTCCCGTATCATGACTTACAACGAAATCATAATCCTCTAAATGATTATGCTTAATAATCCAAATTAATTCTGAACCTGTCATTCTGTCTCTCCCTAATACCCAAACGTTTTTCCATTTACGTCTTCATGAGCAAATTTGCCATACTTATCAATATAATCGCTTGCTTCTCCTCTTGTCTTACCTGTAAATAATGGCGGATTGTAAGCCGAGAACTCTTGAATATAAGCGATTTCTTCTAATTGCTTTTTAGTTGGTTCTTTATCTCTCCAACTCATTCTGTTTCTCCCTTATCTGCTTCTATGACCGTTGGAGCATTATCAAGCATATCAAATGTTCTTAAATAGTCTTCGTAAGTATCATAATTATATGATTGCATCAGACGCATTTCTTCACATGCGTCAATCAAATCCCCATGCCCTTTTGGAAGTACTGTTCCTTTTTTAATTGCATGAGCATAAACAGAGATTAAAGCATCTGGATATTTACATGCTAATTCATAATCTTGCTCTGTTATATCAATTACTATTTGCATTCTGTATCTCCTATAATCTGTTTTATCTTTTCATTAGTCACCTTTACTATCTCTTCGGCGATTTCATGATATTCTTCATTCCAAATTTTTTTTCTTTTCCAAAACGGTATTTTATTTACTTCTCTAATAATTGCTGCACAAGTAAGTGCTGTATTCATACCCCAATGACCATCACCAGCTCTCTCATTGCACCAGCTGTTAAATTCTTTAAAGGTCATTCTACCTCTCCTTAAAACGTATCATATCCATATGCTTCTGCTTCTTCAACAGAAAACACACCGAGATAATCAATTACTTCATCATCAGTCTGTGATTCCAAGTAAGCCCTAATCTGTCTCAGGTCTTTACCTTCTTCATCTTCAACAAACACATATCCATTACAAGCCAATTCAAAGCAATAATCAACTAACATATTTCCCATTCCCCTTCTTTCGGTATAAAAGCAATTTGATCGTTATCTTCATAAACAATTTCGTCTGTTTCTAATTCTGTCATTTTCAATTTCTCAAATCCGTAGTGAGTAAGAGTTGAACTTAATCTTTCAAGATAAGAACGAAATCTCTCATACCCCTTTGCGGTGTAAGCAAAGATGGCGTCCATTCTTTTCAAGTTCGGACAATACAGGTCATACTCCAGATCAACAAGAGCATTCTCAATATCTCCATAAGCCACCTCATCAAAATCATCATAAGCAGCATCACCCAGATAATCAAGAAGGTCATGAATAGCAGAGAAGAACCCTCTTCCTTCAAATGTGATCCGATAATATTTCTCGCTCATATCTCTTACCTCTTTCATCTTACATATATATTATATCATAATTTTAGAATTTTGTCAAGATCTCTTTCGGGTGTCCATCTCTTGAAATTTTCTAAAAATTATGGTAAAATAATATTGTATAAGGAGAAAACCGTATGTTAAGTTGCGCTTTTGGTAGTGATGGAAAATGTAAATTATTAAATAAGCCAGTAGATAAAAAATGTCGATGCCCATATTACACAACGCAAGAGATTGATTGCGATTTTTGCGGTAAACCGATCTTATCAGGCGGGATATATGAAAACGGCAGAATTTATTGCGATGAGTGTGGGCATAAATTGGGCTATTGCACCACTTGCCGTCACGCATCAATTTGTTCCTTTGAGTCGGATCCATCTCCCGTCCCTAAGGTCATCCAACAGTCCGTCAAGCGGGGTAATATGATGGCGTCAATGCCCGTAAAAAACCCGTCTCGTATCGAGATCACGTGTAAAAAGGGGTGCAGTTGCTGGAACGACGAATTTGGGTGTTTACGCGAGATTTCTCATTCTTGCGACGCTTGGGAAAATCAATAAAGCTGGTCGCCGCGCGGTCAGCCGAGCACACCGACGGGCCAGAAACCACTGACCATCAGGAATTTTTAAAGAGGATAATTATGAAAGTAGCAAAAAACTATGAGAAATACGAAACCGTGGGCGAACCCTACGAGGCTCACCATCATTGGTATCAAAAGATAAATATCAACGGACAGATTACCGAAGTCCGTCTTTATAGCGATGCTGAATACGAAAAAATGTATCCTTCAAATCTCGTGCCGATCAAAGAACAACTTGGATTCATTGAAAATAAAATCACCTTGATAGATGGAAATACATCATCGGTAAAAGATTGGCTAAATTCAATTGGCGCTCGTTATCACAAATTATTTGGATGGTATGTGGCTGGGGGTGAGCCGATTAGCCCGATCCCAGAAGGAATTACAACCCATATTCTTAAATGGGAAAAGGTTTCTCTAAATAACAAGTACTTGCGACCGGACCAAGAGATAGTTGAAATTATTTCAAGTATCCGATATGGCCAATCACCGTCTCAATACGTGGGCGAAGTAGGACAAAAAATTACTTGTAATTTGATTATAAAGAAAGTTGTAGAACTTAATACACGATATGGCAATACGAATATGCATATTATGGAAGACGAAAACGATAATATCTTCATATGGATCACCAATACCCGAAATCTTATAGAAGGTCAAACTTATAAAATAACCGGCACAATTAAAGCTCACGATGTTTATAAAGGTGAAAAACGAAATGTGCTAATTCGTTGTCAAGTAAAGGAGAAATAATGTTAGCTGATATAACTTTTTTAGATTTATTAAAAATGGTTTATGATGAAACTCAACCGAGTGAAGTAGCCATAAATAAAAGTGTTTATAGATGGTTCCCCGTACAAAAAGATTATATAAATATTGCAACCGGGTATACAATTGGTATAGAAATTCAAAAAATTATACCTTTTGAAATAACTAATCTTGTTTCTAAAAAAATCATAAGCTATGATAGAGAAATACTTAATAACGCAGAAAAAGATTATTTAAGCGATCTGCTTTATCCGTATATGGATATTGTTGATTATGTAGAAAAAATACCAGTAGAACAAAAAGAAAAATCTGACTACCGCATTGTAATAGTATTTAATGACGGTAATCCAAACTTACTCTTGCCAAGTTTTTCTTATGATAGTGAAAAATATAAAAATATGCGCCCGTTGCAAAAGTATACATTAGAGGAATTGAAGTTATATGCCAGAAGTGGTCAAAATTAATTTGGAAGATTTAAAGGATTTGATCAGAGACAGTTTATACTTGAGTAATCTATATCAAACCGGCATTGATGAAAGATTGGGAGATATAGAAATCACACCCGTAACTAATTCCGATATAGAAGAATATCTTAATCTCATTATCATAAAATAGCATTTGCTTTTTTGCGCCCATCTTGACAAAATTTTACTTTTATGATATAATATAATTGTAAGGTAAAGGAGAGAGAAATATGGCAAAGTTAGAGTTCTATGTATTAAATTATGACTTCAATAAAAAGAAAGTAGTTAATTTCAATATTTTTAGTAATTGGCTCTTTGAAGAGTCGGCATTAAACGATGCTCGTAAATATCGTGATGGTAAGATTAAAGATTATGAGGAATATGTTAATGCAATTCGTAAAGATCTGATGTGGCAGGAGTGGAGTCGCTGTGAATATGAAATTTCTGTTGGAGATGCATTTGAAACCGATATCAGTAAATTTCAAAAATGGGATTGCTATGCACAGGCACTTCCGAATATTAAAATAATTGCAAGACTAGCATTTGAGTATGTGCTTGTAGAAGATGTTATTGATAACTAAAAGATTGTCTATTGACAATTTTTTAGTTTTATGGTATAATATATATAGTAGGAGAAAAACATGAAAAAATATTTTATCGTAGCAGATGTTCACGGTTTCTATGATGAAATGATAGAAGCCCTCAATAAAAAAGGTTATGATATGAATAATTCAAATCATGTTTTTGTTTCACTTGGAGATATGTTTGATCGTGGTAAACAGGCATGGGAAGTATTGGATTTTGTTAATGAAATTCCAAATGAAAATAAGTTACTTGTTCTTGGCAATCACGAACTTTTAATGGAAGAAATGCTTGGGCGCGGTTTTTGCGAATACCATGATCAAGGGAATGGAACTTGTGATACAATGTTTCAATTAACTAATGCCAATTTTGAAGAAGAGGCTATTGAGCTTATGCGAGTAAATAGGCAATGGCGCAAATACATTAACTCTTGTCATTTTTATCATGAGGTTGGCGACAATATTTTCGTTCATGGGTGGATCCCGAGATTTCCATACAATACTGATTGGCGGAATGCCACCATTAGTGAATGGAAAGAAGCAACTTGGCTTAATGGCATGAAAGAGTGGCGTTATGATAATAAAGAGCCGGGAAAAACCATATGGTGTGGACACTGGCATGTAGGTTATGGTCATGCCCATATCCATTATATTTGCACCGATGAAGTTGGTGGAGATGCTGTTTATATTCCGTTTAAAGACGAAGGTATTGTGGCAATGGATGCCTGTACCGCAGTTTCTCATATGGTAAATTGTGAGGTTATAGAGGTTTAAATTTTATGGTTGATAATATGGATTTTATTATAAGTTCTTATAATCATTTCGTTAATGATTTGGGAATAAACCCAACAGTAGATGATATACTGAAAGATATTTATAAGAATTTTACAAACTCGTTTGATCCGATTGAGAATGGGGATTATGAAGAAATTAAAAAGGTTTTGCTAAAATTAAAAAAAGACGGCAAATAATCGGTCGCCTATTGACTTTTTACTTTTTTTATGCTATAATATAAATGTAAGATAAGGAAAGAGGTAAAGTTATGATGAATGAAGAAATTATGGATCTGTTAATAAAGTATTGGAATGGCGAATTAAGCGAAAAAGAAGTTGATGAGGCATTTGGAGAACCAGTTTGCAATCCTCATGGAAAATGCGTTGATATTATTGCAGGAGCTTATGGGGATTGGTATGTATATGAAGATGGACACGAAGAATTCATCGGAATGGGGGATTAAGTATGCCATTAAATAAAAGACAAAGACAGCTTGAAAATAACCTAAACTGTATCTTCGGCATGTACGCAAATGGAATGAGCGACAATGGCGAAGAAGAATATCCCCGTTTTACAGAGGAAGAAGCCATTGCTTATGCTAAAGATCAGATCTATGATATGTTGGACACTGGATGGGGTAGAACGAGCTATAGAGACGGCATTTGTAAGGATCTGAAATTCCTCGGCAATAAATATATTGAAGAAAGAATTATTGCAATCGCGGAAGAGTGTGATGTATTAAAATACTAAGCCATTGAAAAATGGCTTTTCTCTTGACAAAAATTGAAAACTATGATATAATTATATTGTAAGATGAAAGAAGGAGGAGAGGTAAATGAAGATAATTGATTTTGCGGTTTATGGCAATGCGGTTCATTTCTATCTCGGTGAAGATGATTGTAATGATTATCACGGCGATGATTGGGACGATGCCCCATATGAACATAATGCCGGTACCGTATATGATGATTATGTTTCTGATATAGCTGATCTTTATGTTGATATTGATCTTGAAATCTTGACAGCAGAAAGTTTTTATATCAATTCTCCTTTTTCAAAAGAAGATTTTAAAAAGAGGGTTACACCTTGTGTTGTTATAGCAGAATCTGGCTGGGGTGATGATAGAAAATCAATCAAATTTTATTTCAATGATAAAATGGAACCCGGCAGATACTTTGTCAACAAAGAAATGACGGTGACTGCCTTCTAATATAAGGAGGTGTCGCTTATGCGCAAAGGAAATATCCATAAAAAAGCAACTTTTGAAGACAAGTTTGATAGAAAATACGCATGCTGGGTTCAAAATCAACCAAAAGCATGGCGCTATTGGAAAGTTAGAAACAGAAAACAGTTTCGTAGACAAGTAAAGAAAGGAGATTATGATGAGTAAAGAGTATATGATAAAAGAAATCGGTAGACTTGGGCTTGGGTATATCTCCAAACTTACGAATATCTACACCGATGAAAATGGAAAGACAAAGTTAGAAACTGAACTTTGCGGAATTGAAGACGGTCTTGAGATTTATTTATGGGCAGATGACTTTAGTCATCGTTGGACTATCGCTTCTTTTGATCTGAATAAAAAAGAAAATTGTTTTGAATTGCACGAAGTTGGTGATAGAATGTGCAATCCTGATATTGATTGGGTTGCATTTGGAGAACTTGTTGTGCTTGGGCATGATATGTTAATGTCTGTTGAGGAAAATTTAGATTAAATACAAACAGATCTATATATTGACAAAATTTAAAAATTATGGTATAATTATTATGTAAGGTGAGGAAAGAAACGGAAAATAAAAACCAACCTTGCAAAAAGATCTGTCTATTGACAAATCTTAAAAAATATGCTATAATATATATGTAAGGTGAAAAAGAAAGGTTTGTGTCCGAATTTGATTAAAAGGCGAGAGCTGACGGATATACGCCCCTTACCTTTCTGACCTTATATGCCCTACGGGGTAAAAAGATTGGGGTTGGCGGACATAAGGTGTACGCAGCATGAATTCTCATCATAAAAAGCTCTACGGCGATGAGATACCTGTCCATAACGAAGACCCGTAGCAAGAGGCCGGATGACACCCGCAACTCTTCCTCCAATCCGCCGTAGAGATATGGCGATAAGTTAATTAGGAATAGTTAATTTATCGGCGTACCTCTGCTTGAAATTCTCGCATAAGTGAAGCGTCCTTAAATAAAGAAGCATAGTGCGAGGTGAGGAAATCTACGTTTCGGACGAGATATATAAGTGGCAAGATGGTGAAAGTCCGGTCCAGAAATTAGTCTGCGAGCCTACGGGCAAGTGACCACTCATTGAATTGCGAATTGGGGAAATCGTGCGAGGTTTCTATTCCAGTGTTCTGGACTGTCCGTATCATAATCTTTGGTGCTTTTGCGCCAAGCTCTCTTTACACCTCTCATAATTTGAGAGCGGGGCTTGGGTCTTTTACCTCCCCTTGCCCCATTTTCCGCTGAGAATGAACAACCTTGTCGTGGTTCGGTGGCTTAATGGCGTGATGCTAACTAATAGTTCATAGATATCCCGGGGTGAAGGAGCGGTTACCTTGCTACCCTCATAAGGTAGATGCCGTGGGTTCAAATCCCACCCCCGGAACCAATTATTAAAAAACTCACAATCTTTATTGGACAATGTAAAATAATTTTGGTATAATTATTTTGAATTATATTAGGAGGAATGATTATGCCAAAAGCCCTAATAGATACATTGCCAATAGAAACGATTAAAAAATGTGTGAGTACTTCTAGTTCTATGAAAGAGGCAATGCGTAAAATGGGATATAAAACCATTTCTGGTGATAGTATGAAAGCCGTTAAAGCAAGATTACTTAAATTAGATATTCATTATGACCATTTTACATATTCTACTCCAATAGAACGCAATATTGAAAATACTTTATGTATTAACTCAACCGCTGATCAAAAAACGGTAAAAAAATACTACATAGCAGGAAAATATTCTGAATATAAATGTAGTATTTGTGGTCAATTACCAGAATGAAATGGTAAACCATTAACTCTTATTTTAGACCATATTAGTGGAAATAATACTGATAGCAGAATTAAAAATTTGCGATGGGTATGTCCTAATTGTAATCAACAATTAGAAACCACTGGATTTAAAAAAATGAGAGTTAAAAAATAAGTGCTGTGTTGGTGAAGTGGTTAACACACAAGGTTTTCAACCTTGCATACAATGGTTCAATCCCCTTACACAGTACCATATGAGGTATTCTTCTATGAGTAGGAAACTCGGTTCTCAGCCGAGAAAAACGAGGTGCAAATCCCGTATACCCCACCATATAGGAGCTTAGTTTAAAAGTAGAACGCATCCCTGATAAGGATGAGAAACAAGAGCGTTACTTGTAGTTCCTACCAAAAAAAATTGCACTTCATAAAAATTTTTTGTAAAATTATATCGTAAAAGTTAAGAGATATAGTGTTATGCCACCTATCCCATTTAATGACTTTGCCTCTCATTATAGGTGGCTTAACAGTATACCTCTTAACTTATCTTTATCTCTAAATACATTGTATCAAATTTGACTTTATTAAAAAAATTTGATATAATTTATTTACAGATAAAACTGTAAAGGGTATGGTTTCGGTACCCACAATGGATAACCCAGTGATGGAATAAGGGGAATAACCTACACTACTGTCGGTAGGGTCCCGTAGCGGAAGGGAAAAAACTAACCTAAGCTATCTACGGAAAACCATATGAGTATCTTGCACTAAGCGCACATGCGATCCGTAAGCATCGGGCAGATGACACGGAGGCGCAAAAGCCGGGTGGGGGAGCCCTGCTTTGAGGTGACGAGCCAATAGAGAAAGTATGATTGTCGGTGTGAATGTCGTCAAACTAAATGCTGACTTTACAAATGCGATTAACCCGACCCCGAAAGGAAAGGGCGAAAGCAAGAGACGAGTACCAAAGACAAGGGAAAGACATAGGCGTCGGATGGGGGCTAGTCAAAAGCTAGTCTGTTCCAAAGGGTAGCCACGTCTATGAAAGAGGACAGATTATAGCACTAGCAAACTGCTTACTAGAAAACAAAGATTTTCTATTTATTGTTAAATTTAAGGAGAAGCGAAAGTGCTAACCCACCTAATCGTGCAAGCGAACCTAAGAGTTGAAAAATACTCACGCATAGGCTCCGCAAGAGAATATGCGAATTGCGAGTAATTGTCAGTATCTAAGAGCCCGCAAGCTCTGTATCCCGCAAGGAAGACTGATGGTGAATGTAATTATAAGCGGTTAGAGTAAGAGTTTGGTAGTTTTCACAAAACTGCTGTTCGCCACAGGGAACGACCTCAGAAATGGGGCGTGTGCGGAACCTGCTACCAAAAGCGGAAATACCTTGTGAAAATAAAACACCCGCTCATGTTATTTATTTGAACCTCCTTACCTCCGACTATTAGTGGATCTAGTCGGGGGTATTTTTTTATAAATTATTTCATTTATTCTTCTTTTATAATAGATATTTAACATACTATATAAAGGAGATAGAAATGATTACAAATATAAAAGATCTCGCATATGGCGGGAAGTATCATAAATACTTTTGAGATCCCGCTATAAACCCAAAAGCAACTATTACAAGCGGTTTAGCAGATTGTGATTGTTTCGTATTAGGGGATATTGCTAGTGAAGGATTACCTCAACCTGTTTCGTCCCCTAAAAACGCAGATACTTGGCATTTAAAAACTACAAATGGTTGAACGGTAAAACCATATAACCCAAAAAATGTTGAAGTTGGCGATGTAATTCAATGAGTTAAAGGTTGCCATGTAGCAAGGGTGCATAAGATAGAAAATGGAATAATTTACATTGCCGGTTCATTTTATACGGGTATTCATGGTAGAGCATATTATAATGGCAAATTCGATACAAGAACCGGTATAAAATCATTAAAAGAATTATGGGATTTTATGTATAATAAATATCCGTCAAGAGTATTTCACATTTGATCCGTTGATACTGAAAGCAAATATGTTGGCTATCAGCCCGATAATATTATTAAGAAACCTACTGTTTTAACTGTTGTTGAAAATAAAAATGTAAATCAAATTAAAGTTCTTACCAATGAACAAAATATTAGAAATTCTTATAATAAAATCATAGGGACTGCAAGAAAAGGTTATTATAATGTAATTTCCACCAAAAAAGATAGTCAATATGTTTGATACGAAGTTGAAAAAGATAAATGGATTGCTGGCGTATCTGGTCGTGTTATATATTATCCGGCTAAAAACGCAAACCAAGAAGAAATTGAAAAGATTGAAAAAGAAATTAAATCATTAGAAGAAAAAATAGCAATTTTAAAGAAAAAGTTAAAAGAACTCCAATAACCCCGATTTTTTAATCGGGGTATTTTTTTTACCTATTGACAAATTTTTTATTTTATGATATAATTATATTGTAAAGGTAGAAAAGGAGATAGTGATATGGGTAATTTCTTAGATGATATTAAAAAAGCAAAAGACGATCATAATAATAAAAAAGCAATGGTTATTAAAAATATTGTAGATCATTTTCAGTTGGAATTAGAACGCCCTGATTTTGAAGATAGGTTAAAGAAAGATATTATTAGAAACATCAAAACCAATAGTAAAACATATATTCATATAGAATATTGGAAACATCATGCGGGGTGTAGTGAAACTCATTATGGCATGAGTTATTGTAAAAGATTTCATGGTAATGAAGGGTATGATAATAATTATTACAATGGAGTTGACTTGTGGGCTATTAGATACGAAGCTATAAATGAATTATGTAAATTATATGAAGATAAATTACATTCTCTTGGATTAAGATATAGCAAAGAATGTAAAACAAGTCGACTTGATTATCCCGAATATTGTTATGAAATTCTTGTATAGGAGCTTTTATGCCATTATTAGCATTTATCGGTATGATTGCTTTCGGGTTTATTGAGAGCTTAAGATACGGAATCAATGAAATTCCTCATCCAGAATGGTGGGAAGTATTTGTTTCGTATATATTGTTATTAATAGTTGCTTTCTGCGGAGTTTGGCGTTAAACCTCTCCGCCGATTTTTTATGAAATAAAAAGGTAAAATATGGAAATAATAAATGTTAAAAATTACGCTTCAAAAGAAGAGTTAAAAAAAGATTTATATAATATAAAAAATATGGGATTTATAAAAACTCATAGAAATGGCGATACAGGGGTTGGAAAAACCTTGGAAGATTTACTTGGAATAGAGGAAAATAATTTATCTTTGCCGGATTTGCCAATAGCAGAAGTAAAAGCAACACGAATTTCTGAAAATTCTTTATTAACATTATTTACTAAAAGTCCAGATGTGCGAGGAATAAATAAAAAGCTCGTTGAAAAATATGGGTATTATAAAGAAGATACCGATAAAAAACAACTTCATTCAACATTGAGGGGTGATCAATATAATACATTATTTGGTAATCCATTTTTACGATTAGTAAATAAAGACAATAAAATATATTTAGAACATTATCAAGATGGAATTATAGATGATTGTTATTGGTCTAGTGAATCATTATTAAAAGCATATAATAAAAAATATTCCAATAATACTATATTGTTTGTAAAAGCAGAAACAAAAAATATAAATGGGTTTGAATATTTCTTTTATAATCAAGCATTTTTATTGACAAATTTTAATGCCGATAATTTAATTGATAATATTACAAATGGAAACATATTTATCGATTTAAGAATAGGTATTAACCCAAACGGTAAAATGCACGATCATGGAACTGCGTTTAGGGTTAAAAAAAATACCCTTGAAAAATATTATGATATAGAACAAATTATATAAAGTATTTTAACAAATAGCTCGTCTATTGACAAATTTTTATTTTTATGATATAATATAAGTATAAAGTAAGGAGAGAAATTATGGAGTTATTTGGTAAAAAATTTCATGCTGACGGTAACCTAGAAGATATTTTTACTCTAGTAGAAGCAATGCCGAAAAAGGTTATTATTAAAGTTAAACCAGTAGACAATCTCACGATCGCCATGTATCCTTATATCAATAGCAATTATGATTATATCACTGTTGATAAAGGCGCAAGTAAGATCTTAACAGTTATAAGAAAAGATGGTTCAACTTTTAGCTTCAATTGGGGTGAAGGTGGTTATACGCTGATCAGCAAAGAATTAGAAAATCTTAAAAAGGCTGTTGTTGAATATATTGAAGATTATTGTCATATTCTTTTGGATTGGATTGACGAACGAAAGAAAGAAGCCCACATTTATTTCAATAAAAATTATGGTTTATGGCAATTAACCATTGAAGGCACTGGTAGAAATCGTGGTTATTGGTGGAGCGATACTGCTCAAAGTTTTGAAGAAATGGCGGTTGAGGTAATCCCGTATGTTAAAGCAAGAGGTTGGGAGCATTATATCGCAACGACAGGAATAGATTGTTGGAAGGCGATATTTTAAATGTACGATTTAAGCAGATTAAAAAAAGAATTTAAAGAGGTTTGTGAAAAAGCCGGGATTGAATTAAAAATTCCTGTCAGAATTAACACTCGACTAAAAACAACGCTCGGGCAGGTTTGCTATATTGGGGATAAACCCGACAGAGTGGAGTTTTCACAGCAACTTTTAGAAACATCAACCGATGAAGCGATCCATCAGGTTTTGCTCCACGAGGCGGCGCACTATATCGCCGATGTGCGAGATGGTATAAGCCATGGGCATGATGCCTACTTTAGAGCCATTTGTGCTGAAATAGGTTGTACAAACAATAAAACAACTTACAAAGTTGAGCGTTTAAAAGGAGTTGGATCAACTTATAAATACGATGTATTCTGCCCTAATTGCGGTTTCATTAAAGGATATAACCGCAAAGGCGAAATTTTAAAACACTTAAACCGCTGTCATTGTAGTAATTGCGGTAGCAAAGAATTATGGTATGTTCAAAATCGTTGAAAGGAGGCAAACAATGATTAGAAACCCTGCGTTTCCGGGAGATCCGGTCTATGATATGGCTTTTAACCTTTATGCTATGGAGGAAGAGGGATTACTTCCAACCCATAGAGGCTGTTTAAATGCACTTTGTGATTATATCACTCATTATGATATTGATCCTCAAAATCCGTATGATTTTTCAACTGCTTGTAATGACTGCGGAATTGATTGGGAATTAACATCAGATGATTTTGAATATATATACGATAAAACCCATATATCAATCCTCTTTTAATGGAAGTCAATGGAGCAACCATTGACTTTTTTTTATTTTTATGATATAATAAATATGTAAGGTTAAGAGATAGAACCTACAAAGAGACTGTTGCATAAATGGTCGCCTATTGACAAAATGAAATTTTTATGGTATAATATATATGTAAGGTAAAAGAAGAGAGGTTAAAGTTATGGGAGAATTACTCAACAAATTAAGTACTAGTGATCTTGAAAAAATTGATAATTACGTTACGGACAATGTAAGTTCTTCTCACGCTAGTGTCCAGTATCTGTTAAGAGAATGGGACAAACAGAAAGAAACTTTATTCAAGATGTTCGGTAATGAACTGATCTTGAATAAAAAAATTGAATACAACAAACCGACGAAGACTTTAAAAGCTGATTTGGTTGCAAGATTTAGCGATTACGACAATATTTGCAACAAATTCCGCAGAACTTTTGATAGATTCCTGTGGGAAAACAGATTGGCTCTTGGTAATGACTATGATCTGTTACAGACTTTAATGGATGTTGATCGTTTGATCAGCACGACTTATGATGGACCGACTTTCTATGTCAATTCACCAGAAGGAAAAGAAATCAAAGTTCAAAACGGTTGCAAGCCAATGCGTTTGATCTCCAAGGTTTGCCGTCTGTATAATGTGGATCCGACTGGGCTTGAGGCATTTCAGAACGAGGTTTCTATCGTATTGAATCAGAAGAAACTTACCGGCGATTTAACGATTTCGATTCATCCGTTAGATTATATGACGATGAGCGATAATGAATGCGATTGGTCTTCTTGTATGTCATGGAGAGAAAGCGGTTGTTATTGCAGAGGAACTGTTGAAATGATGAACTCGCCAATCGTTGTTGTTGCATATCTGAATGCCGACAATCCGATGCACGTTCGTGGTGGCGATGGTCAGTGGTCTAATAAAAAATGGAGAGAACTTTTCATTGTTGATAAGAAAGTTATCACCGGTATTAAAGGTTATCCTTATCAGAACGAAGATCTGGTTCAGATGGTTAACTCTTGGCTGAGAGATTTAGCGGTTGCTAATCTTGGTTGGGAATTTGAGGCAAATAATCTCAAATATAAGCCAGATCATAACTTCACTTTCTATGATGAAAATGGTGATTCTCATACTGCTTGTTTAAATTTTGATACTCATACGATGTACAACGATTTTGGTACGATTGATTATCATTACTGTATTCTTGGTAAGAACTTAGGTAGATATACTTTCGATACTACTTATTCTGGTGCTGAAGAATGTATGTCTTGCGGTAGTCTTGATGGATATTACGAGAGTGAAGGCTCATTAGTCTGTGAAGACTGCGATAATCGTGTTTACTGCTCTGAATGTGGTGAGCGGATAGATGAAGATTGCGCCTACTGGCTTGACGGTGATCCGTATTGCGAATATTGCTACAATGAACACGCAAGAACCGATGCGGTCACCGGTGAAGACCATCACGAAAGAAATATGACTCGGTTATATCTTGTAGATAAGGGTATTGACCAGTTTGAATCAGAGGGAGAGAAATACAACTATTTAAGAAATGGTTCTATCTCTTACATCGAGGTTTATAATGGTTGTTGGAATCATTATTCATACACTTGGAGCAGATATTTTGATGCAGATCCAGAATACTGCACTAATCCGAATAGCTGGTATAGTAAAGGATATTATTATATCTATGCTAACAACTTAAAGTCTGGAGCTTGGGATCTGTTTGATGCCTGCCCAGAAGACTACATTGACTAGGCGTTAATGCTCGGTCATTGACAAAATTTAAAAATAATGATATAATATAAATGTAAGGTAAGGGAAGAGAAAGAAATCAAAAACTTTCTCCCCCGAAACTTACAAAGCTATCACAAAAAAGATTGGGTATTGACAAAAATCTAAAATTGTGATATAATATAAGTGTAAGGTAAGAAAAAAAGAAAAGGAAAGGGAAAGGTACACTAAATTATGACTAAAAGAGAAGTTATCACTGCTATGCTGAATGATGTTGCTGTTTCTGGAAATGCTGACTATGTCGCTTACTTAGAGAATGAGATCAAGTTGCTCGACAAGAAAGCTGCCCGTGCGAAGACTGCTCCTAAGAAAGCTGATGCCTATATCGATGCTGTCCTCGGTGCTCTCTCCGATGTTCCTCAGACGAGAGATGAAGTTGCTGATGTTCTGGGTATTTCTCCGGCTAAGGCTGGCGCTCGTCTGAATACGCTGGTTAAAGACGGCAGGGCTGTCAAGGGCTTCGTCAAGGTTGACAAGAAAAAGAAAGTCACCTACGTTGTTGCCTAATCAATAAAACATCGCCTCTAAAGTGGGGCGATTTTTTTTATTATGGTCGGTTTTGTCGCCCCGCGGGCGCGCGCCTCACTCGACCGCCCGGAATTAAAATGCCTTTGGGAATTTTTTGTGTTAAAACAAAATATTTAGTAAAATCTACATATAAAAGGAGGGTTATATCTGATGAAATTTTGTTTAAGTGCCCGCCAAAGTGATGCATATTTAAAAAAAGCTGATGAAATTAAAGTGGATTTTAGAGATAGAAATATTATTGGAGATTTAGCAGAAGAATATCCCGGTAAAACAATCATATTAATGCAATATGTGGGCGATGAATTAAAGGCTAATGATCTTTCTATGTTAAAGATTTTGGCTAAAGATAATTTAATTGTTTGTTTATCTAATTTATCATATGTTAATGAATTAAAACGATTAGAAATTCCTTGGTATTGGGGATTCCCTGTTAGTTCATTTTATGCTTTAAGGGCATTAAAAGAATTAGGCGCTTGCTATGTCCGTCTCGATGCTCCAATTTTCTTTGATATGCAAAAAGCATCATCTGTTGGTGTGCCAATTAGAGTAGTACCAAATGTTGCTTATAATGATGGTCTTGACAGAGTTGATGGGGTTTGCGGAACTTGGATTCGCCCAGAAGATATAGACGCATATGGTGAATATGTTACCGCAGTTGAGTTTGAGGATTGTGACCAGAAGAAAGAACAGGCAATGTATCGTATTTATGCTGAAGATAAAGTGTGACCAACTGATCTGGGATTATTAATTACAAATCTCAATCACAGCGGTGTAAATCGTATGATCGGGCAAGAATACTCATTGAGGCGACTTGATTGTGGTCAACGATGCCAAGAAGGTAATGGGTGCCAGATCTGCTATCGATTATTGGCTCTCGCCAATCCAAAGCTTATAAGAGATTATGTCAATGCTACCTCCGAGTAGATATTGACATTTTTTTTATTTTATGATATAATATAAGTAGAAAAGGGGTGATAGAAATAAGATGAGGAATAATAGACTAAATGAAAAAGATTTAGCCTTAATGGAACGTTTAATGTTAAATAAACAAGAACAGACAAGAAAGTTTTTGATAACAACATTAAAAAAATATTACTCAAGAGATGAGTTAATCTATACCCACGATTATATCATTGGTAAAGGTAATATACCCATTGGGGTGGCAGCGCACATGGACACCGTTTGGGAGACCTCGGTAAATCACGAGGTGTTTTATGATGAGCGAAAGAATGTTATGTTAAACTTAAACGGTGGAGGGTATGATGACAAAGTAGGTATTTTTATGATACTGAAGATTTTGGAATCAGGTTTGAAACCGCATGTTATTTTTTGTGCAAATGAAGAGGTTGGTAGTTTAGGCGCCCAACAGTTAGTAGAAGATTATCCAACATGTCCGTTTGATGATTGTAGATTTATTATTATGTTAGATCGACGCGGATTGATCGATTGCGTTTTTTATGATTGTGAAAACGATGAATTTGTAGATTATATTGAGAAATTTGGGTTTAAAGAAGCATATGGATCATTCACAGATATCTGTACTTTATGTCCAGTTTGGAAAATGGCAGGAGTCAATCTTTCTGTTGGATATGATAATGAACATACGGCAAATGAAAAATTATATGTAGCACCGATGTATGCGACTTTAGATAAGGTTAAAAATATTTTAACTCAGTCTGATGAAGATATCAAATATTTCAAATATGTTCCCAGTTACTACTCATGGAGAGGATATGGGAGATGGTGCGGTGGATACGGGGCGTACGACTATCCGGGTTGGGACGATGACTATTACGGCTCCTACGGTAAAGGAGCTACAGAAAGCGAAGGTGGTTGGTTTCCCCACGAAAATTACTATGAATTTTGCGAAAATTGCGGAGAAGATCTCAAATATGAAGACGCGATTGAATACCAAGCGTTAGATGGCTCAATTAAATATTGCTGTCCTAAATGCGAGAAAAAAATAATCCACTATTGCGAAATTTGTGGCGAAGCTTATGAAAGAGATCCGAAGCATCCGGAAAGAAGATTATGCCCGGATTGTTATTTAGATGTGATGAGTGGTAAATGGTATGATTATGATGATTAGAGGTAATTATGATTAGTGCAGAAGAATTAAAAAAAATACAAAAAGATTTCAATAAGGTGGTCTCTTGGTCTCAAGGGATCACCCTTGCGAAAACCGATGATCTTTTCGCAAAATGGCAGATTGCAAAATCTTACTTTATAGAGAAGTTTGGTGGATTAATTTGGCAATCACCAGAAAAGGTTGTTTTTCCATTGGACCCAAAAGATAGGGAATTAAAATTCCGTCAATTTATTGATAACTATGTTTTATATCGTTACAATAATTTTGACTTAACAAGATTCCTTGAACAAGAAAAAGATGGTTTTTTTGATAATGTTGTTGTAAACGAATATAAAACGAACAGTGGAGAAATTATCCCAAAAGGCATGAAGCTCGTAAAAGCATTTAAGTTTTTTGTTGATATTGAGTCTCAGCTTGAAGATCTACAGCAGGCAGCGAGCATGATAATCCAAGAGAACAAAATTGAAGGATACTTCTGTATTTCGGTTCATCCTCTTGATTTCTTGTCGGCGAGTGAGAATTGCCATAATTGGCGCAGTTGCCATGCGCTTGATGGGGAGTATCGTTTAGGAAACCTTTCTTATCTTTTGGATAGCAGTACAGTAATTTGTTATCTAAAAAGTGAAGGAGAAGTTAAATTACCTAATTTCCCATATGATGTTCTTTGGAATAACAAAAAATGGCGTATGTGGCTTCATTTGGCTGATGATCATAATGCGTTAATGGCAGGACGTCAATATCCATTTACAATTAATGGGGTTTTGGATTATATTAGAATAAATTTATTCCAAATGTTGAATTTTTCAACATATCGTTGGACATTGTGGCATCATGATATAATTAAGCGTTATGATTTTCAAGATGGGACAAATGAACAAGTAGATATTGAGCCAACGATCATAATGCAAAATAAATTTACCCCAATTAAAAAAATTGTAGAAGATGCTCCAAATTCTCATCATTTTAATGATTTGCTTTATAGTTCATATTATACTCCATGGTATTGTTGGAGATTAGCAAGTGGTGCACCGGTTCATTTTACAATTGGATCAGCAATTAAATGTTTAAATTGTGGAGAAGACACAGTTGATTCATCTGACAGCTTCTGTTGCGGGCATTGTGATGATAGACTCATTTGTGATAATTGTGGTAACAGAATTGATAATGATGATTATTATAATGTTCAAGGTGATACCCTTTGCCAAGAATGCTTTGACGAATATGCTGTACAGTGCGATGAGTGTGGGGAGTACATATATCGTGATAATGCGTATTATGATGAAGATGATGGCTACTATTATTGCCGAGATTGTTGGAAGATTCACCATGATTATTAATTGGGCTTTATTGTTTAATTAAAATAATTTGCTTTTTATATGAATTAGGTAAGAGCCCTCTGGGCTCTTTTTATAATAGATTTAGGAAGGGGGAAAATTATGTGTATGAATACGCCAAAAATAACCAACAAATATATCGGAAAAAGGTTGGAATGACAAAATATTATTGACTATTTAAAAGAAAATAATTTTCTTGGAGAAGGTACAAAGATGATAAAAAATAAGCTTTTGCCTGTTAAGCCCTTTTTACAAAAAAATTATGGTAAATTGGGAGATTGTACTTTAACTTCCGTATTGGTATTAACATATTTCTATACCCTTGGAACTTATACGGATGTAGAAATTTATGATTATATAGAAAAAATAGCAAAAAAATACTTATATAATGGGGATACTTATGGGACAATTCCTATTTTTAATAAGGCTATTGTAAAAGAAACCTTTAAAAAATTCGGGGTTGGTAGAAAAATAACAACGAAATATTTTAAAGATATTGGATTTAATTTAGAAGATATTAAAAAGATTTTAGATGCAAATCAACCAATATTAATTTCTATCTATAAAGATGGTAGAAAATATTATGAGCATCATACAATAACGATTGTTGGATATATAACATATAAAGATAATGAAGGCAGAGAAAAAACTGTATTAAAAGTTTATGATAACTGATATACATCTGCTGGATTTTTAGATTATGACGTTTTAAATTTTAATGCCACAATTTGTTATTAAAATGTTTTTTTAATATAATTTAGGTGGAAAAGGAGATATAAAGAATATGAAACAAACAACATTTCAAATTGATCATGCTTTAAGTGAGGCAATTCAAACAAGACAGATTGAATTAGATGGTCTTCAAAGAATGCTTGCTTTTGCATGGAGCACAACTGAATATAATATTCCAAAAGAGAAGATTGACGAATTAAAAGCGGATTATAATAAAACTAATCTTGAATATAATATTCTTCGTCAGCAGGTCACTGATATGGTGCCAGAAGATTTTGATAAATCAAAAACATCTTGGAATTTAGACTTTGCCACCAATACGGTAACCGTCATTGAGCAGGCGTAGTTTTAGAACAGACAGCTATAATGATAATCTTGCTAAATTATATCATTGAAAATATCCTAATAAAAAATGTATTGAAGTTACATTTCAAGTAACAGAAGGATGTAGTTTAGCTTGTAAATATTGCTATCAACATGATAAATCTCCAAAACGCATGTCATTTGAAACTGGAAAAGAGTTTATTGACATGCTTTTTCGCGATATGCAAGATGAATATTATGCACTTATTTTAGAATTTATTGGTGGCGAACCACTTTTAGAGCCAGAATTAATTAGTAAATTAGTTGACTATTGGTGGTATAAATGCATAATGGAAAATCATCTTTGGGGAAAATTAACCCGTTTTTCTATTTGTTCTAATGGAACTGAATGAGATAAACCAGAGGTTCAAAAATTAATTCATAAACTTGGAACAGCATTAAGTTTTACTGTTTCAATTGATGGAAATAAAGAATTACATGATAGCGCGAGAGTTCATCATGATGGTATAACAGGCTCATATGATGAAGCCATTCACGCAGCGACAGATTATGAAAGACAATACCCAATGTTTAAAATTGGTAGTAAAATGACCATTGCGCCAAGTAATATTATTTTTACATATCCAGCTTTAAAACATTATTTAGAACAGGGTAAAACAGAAATATTTGCTAATTGTGTTTTTGAAGAAGGTTGAACAAATGAACATGCCACTCTTCTTTATAACGAAATGAAAAAATTAGCAGATTTTAAACTTGAAAATTATATTGATACATATATTTCATTTTTCGAAGAGGATATGTTTCATCCAATGGATCCAAATGATAATCAAAATTGATGCGGTGGAACAGGCTCAATGTTAGCTTGTAGCCCAGATGGTGATTTATATCCATGTTTGCGCTATATGCCAACTTCTGTTGGGCGAAATAGAGATTCATATGTTACTTGCGGTAATATAAAAGATGGTAGAGATATGGCTCTGCTTGAAGATATGCGTTCTGTTACAAGACGTAGCCAATCTACTGATGAATGTTTTTATTGTCCAATAGCACAGGGTTGTGCTTGATGTAGCGCATATAACTGGGAAAGTCAAGGTTCTTATAATAAACGTGCTACTTATATATGCCCAATGCATAAAGCAAGAGCATTAGTTAATGTTTATTATTGGAATTTATTTTATCGCAAAAAAGGCGAAAATAAGAGAATGAAAAATTATTGTCCAAAAGAATGGGCTTTGGAAATAATTAGTGAAGAAGAATACGAAATGCTAAATAAATTAGCGGAAGAATAAAAAGAAAGGAGATTTTTCATGGCTGATAGAGATTATATATCATTTCCTCAATCTGGCGATAGTACATATGAAAAGCCAAATAAAAAAATAGAAAAAATTATCAAGCCAGATATGCAGGAATTATATCAACGGCTACAAGATGAAATATTGCAACGAGGTGGCTATCAAAGCATAGTTCATTTTAGTCCGAATGAAAATAATCATTTAGATACAGATGAAGAAAAAGCCAGAGTTGAATATTTTAATGAAGCCATGATGACTCGTCCTTATATCGCATATGGTGGGCAAGATGAATATCAAATTAATAAAGAAGAATGATATCAAAATGCCGATAAAGATAAAATTGAAACTTTAATTTATGATTTACATAAAGGTAAAACTGTTCCTATTAATAACACAAGTTTAAATGAAAATAACTCTACAAGAAGTGCTACTGGTTGTAATAATGTTTGTACGGGAACTTGTAGTGTTACTTGTGGTGGAACTGCTTCTGCTTGATATACCCCTCAATGCCAAGATTGCACAAATCAATGTTTTAATAGTTGTACTAATAGTTGCGGTTCAAATTGTACGCATGACTGTGGCACTGTTTGTTCTTCAGCATGCGGGAAAGAATGCCAAACTGGTTGTGAATCCAATTGCACCGGAGGATGTGGGGGAAGTTGTAAAGGAACCTGTTCCCATGGATGCACAAGTGGGTGCGAAGGTTGCGGTGGTAATTGCACTAATAATTGCACAGGAACTTGCAGTGGCGTATGTAGCGGTGACTGCGGTAGTGCTTGTGGTAAAACATGTTCTGGCGCATGCACGAGCTATTGTGTTGATGGTTGTAGTAGTAATACGTGTTATAGCGGTTGTAAAAATGGGTGTAAGGGAGGATGTAGTATATCATGTAGTGGTAATTGTGCTCGTGTTTGCACATCTGCTGAAGGTAGTAGGAATGGTATAGCTTATAATGTAAATACCGGATGTTCTAGCTGTTCTTCTACCTGTTTTGGAACTTGTGCTTATGGCTGTGATAGAAATTGCACATCATGTTCAAGCGATTGCCAGCAGAGTTGCGAAGGCGGTTGTGATCTAGATTGTAGGGGTAGCTGTAAGAATACATGTGGCGGTGGCTGTAATGCGAATTGCGTAAATGCCTGTAATGGTTGTTATGGAAATTGTACCGGAAGCTGTGGAAGTGATTGTAGTGGAACTTGCGCTAATGGGTGCAAAAATGGTTGTGAAGGCTGTGGTAGCAATTGTACTGATAATTGTCAGGGGAATTGCGGAAAAACTTGTACGGAAACATGCGGAAATTCCTGTACGCTCACATGCGGAGATGTTTGCGCAACAGAGTGCGGAAATTATTGTCAAAATAGTTGCGCAACAATTTGTAAAACAAATTGTCAAAGCAGTTGCACTACGGGATGCAATGATTCATGCCAAGGACAGGGAACATCATCTAGTTCAATAGAAATTAATAGCACAAGTGGTTGTTCTGATTGTTCCACTGGTTGTAATACATATTGTACGGGTTGTTCTGGAAATTGTGCCGGATTAAGCTCAGCAGATTTATCAAATGACTTTAAACAAATTATTTGATTATCAACTACATCTACTAAATATAAAGGAGCTAAAGACACAACACAAGATCATGATAATAACGTTGGTGGTGGCCCAACTTCGAAACCATCCTGAGTTAAATCATAGAATATAAATTAAAAGGGTTCAATATAATATTGAACCCTTTATTTTTTTCTATCTATTGACAAAATTTTAAAAATATGCTATAATATATATAGAAAGTGAGGAAAGAAAATGACAGATACCGAAGAAAAGAACATTGCGGAAAAAGTTAATGATTTTTTAAGCAATATAAACCACAGTGAAGAGGATTGCTTTTTAGTCTTCACTTTATACAATATGGTTCTTGACTTAGCAACAGAAAATGCTTGTCTTAACATGGAAGCCAATATGCTTAATCGTCAGATCGATATTGCTGAAAGAGCAATCTTTAGATTGAACGAAGAAAAGGATAAAGTTTATACGGCATAAGTATTGACAAAAATAAAAAAATATGATATAATTATTATAGAAAGTGAGGAAAACACTTTCTAAAATGCCGGATTAGTATAGCGGTATTACAATGGTCTTGTAAACCATTGATGGGGGTTCAACTCCCTCATCCGGCACCATTAAAAAACCCACTTCGTCCAAAAGACGAACAAATTAGACCAAGCCAAGTATTTTACTTGGCGAAAATTGGGGCTTCGTCTAATAGGTCAGGACAGCAGACTTTGACTCTGCCAATAGTGATTCGAGTTCACTAGCCCCAGCCAATTTAAAAAGGAGCTATTTAGTTATGGCATACATTTATAAAATTACTAATGATATTAATGGAAAAATGTACATTGGGAAAACTAGATTAAAAAACCCATTAAAAAGATGACAAGAACATATTAGAGATAGCAAACGTCCAGATAGGAATCATAGGGCGCTTTATCGAGCTATTAATAAATATGGAATAGAGCATTTTCATTTTAATGTTATTGAAAAAACTGAAAACCCCGAACAACGAGAGCAATATTATATTCAACTTTACAATACTTATCATTTTGGATATAACGAAACGATCGGTGGTGATGGTAAACCGCTTAATTTGCCAGAAAAAGAAATTTGTTTATTTTATATAAAAAATCAAAATATAAAAAAGACAGCAGAGTATTTTGGGCACGACCAAGAAACTATTAGCAAAATTTTATATAAAAACAATATTCAAGTTAAAACGACGCAAGAGATAAATAAAGAAATACGGTCTTTAGCTGTCGCAAAAATCAATTTAATTACAAATGAAATTATAGAAATTTATCCATCAACAAGTGAAGCAGAAAAGAAAAATAAATGTCATACGCATATAAAAGATGTGTGTCATGGAAAAAGAAAAAGCGCAGGTGGTTATGGATGGAAATATATTTAAAACAAAAGGAGATTTTAAAATGAGTAAAGAAGCAAAACTTTTGAAATCAAAGGCGAGAGCCATTCATATCAAATCAAGGGGTAGATATCTTGAGTCTCCCGGTGTTTTAAAGAAAGTAAATAGGCAAATTGCGACTCTTGAAAAAGAGTTAGCTTAATCTGGATATAGCGTAACTTGGCAACGCGCTTGATTTGGGATCAAGAGACTAAGGGTTCAAATCCCTTTATCCAGAGGCACCTTGATACACGCCTTCACGCGGCGGTGCTGTTTTCACTGAGAGGTATCATTTTTGACCTCATAACTCAGTTGGTAGAGTACAAAACTTTTAATTTTGGAGTCATGCGTTCAAATCGCATTGGGGTCACCATTTTAGTATGAAACAGATTAATTTATACACAACCGCAGGAGATAAAACATTAGGGTTTAAATTTAATAATCCAAGTTTTATTTATAATGAAGCCCAAAAGTGGGTTAGCATTTCTGCGACAGGAAGAACTTTTACCTTAAATACACCTTTCCTAGCATTTGATGAGGAGATTGAGCAAAATGGAATCCTGCCCGATTTTGGGGAAATAACGCATTCTCAAATCAATGATGCATATGTAAATAGGGGAAAAGTTATTATCATCTTTTCTTCTACTGGCGTTCCTATAAGAATGTTTTATGGGGATAAAATAAGATTTGTAGAGGAAAAAGGTGGCTTGAATTATTTTCAAGTCGATGATAAAGAATTGTGGTTTTTTGGATTGAATTTTTTAATTCTTTCTAAAAATAAATAAGTCCCACCACCCGATACCGAAGAGTGGGTAGCGCGCAAAGTCGGGGAACTCTAGGGAAATTCCCTGCCAGCTGAGGTTGGGCTCGGTTTGATTTAGTGGCGGAATAGGTAGACGCTTAAAGACAAAACATTAACTTCAGGGATGCAGTTGATGGTCATGCGAGGTGCAAATCCTTACCTAAAGAAAGATTGGTGATTCCCTACCAAAGACAATACGGGAAACAATAAAGAGCCAAAGAATTCGCTTCACTTAACGCGAACAAATAAACAAAAAGAACATAAGTGAATTAACACTGGATGACGATTGTCTGTCGGCGAATTAATTTGGATAATGGGACGTGCGGTCTAGCCAAAACCGAACCCAGAGGTTGTAGAAATCAGGGGGCGCCGCACATTATCGGCTGTTGGGAGAAGGCTTGGTCGATATAACAAGTTTACCGGTTAGAGGTAAATAGCTTACCGGTGGGGGAGACACCCCAGAGAGACACGAAGAAAAACCTCATTAAATATGCCGTGTACAGAACTTGGCTGTACAAACTATCTTAACTACCATTGGTAGGTAGAAAAAGAACTAAGGGAAGCCATAGGCTTGCCTTGCATACTCATGAACCGCTGAGTATAACTGCGGGTGTTGGGTTCACGATATTCCTTGCTTCGCCACCTAAGCTAATTACTTTGGTAAATCGTTGTAAAAAGGGCGATGTGCGGATATGGGTGAGTGGCTGAAACCACACCCCTGCTAAGGGTGCAATCGGGTTATACCGGTTCCTTGGTTCGAATCCAAGTATCCGCGCCAGTTATAGAATAACATATTTTTATGTTATTATATAGTGAAAAAGGAGAGAAAATGACAGACAACAAACTCAAATTATCACCGCCTTGGATTTCTTATGCCCATGAACTTGAGCTGTTATTCGGTGAAGACCCAGCTATTAAGGTTGTTTATGATGATGGCGACGAAAAAGAAGTCACTTTATTCGTAGAAGGTAGTGAAAAAGCTGATGCTTTAATGCAGATTTTACCTGCGGTAAAAGACTTCGGTGGTGTATCCGTAAAAGTTACTGTTAAACCTGCTAATGATGATACTTATGTACCTTCTAAGGCAGATTTAATTGCAAAGGCTTTTGACGGTAATCCTGTATTATCACAGATCGTTGATACCGGTCCGAACGTAGCTTTCCCTGCAACTTATTTCATTTTTGCTAATAAGGTTGTTCAGTATTACAATGACCAGATGGATAACCCATACGGCGTTAAATCAACATTATATGAAAATATCGCAAGAGATGTTTTAGATGATAGCGGTGTTGGTGTTTACTATACAACTGATGTTCCAATGAAAGACGATGGGGCATTTCGCGAAGATGGCGGTGGCGGCGATAGCTGTGTTTGCGCTAACGACGGTTGGTCTAATTAAATTAGTTTTTAAAATTAAAAAATAGGGGCAATTTATCGCCCCCATATAGAAGTATAGTTTAAAGGTAAGAACAAATGGCTTATAACCGTTAGATTCTGGTTCAAGTCCAGATACTTCTACCAATATGGTGTTTGTAGTTCAATAGTAGAGCACTAGGTTGTGGCCCTAGAAACTACGGAGCATAACCGTACTAACACCCCAAATGCTCTTGTGGCGGAATAGGTAGACGCGAGGGACTTTTAAAAAAGAGCACTTAAATAGAAATATTTAATGTGAATGTGGGCTAATTCGGCGAAAATCTCACGGAGATAACGCCGAGCTAAAAGGATTAATATCCTAAATGTGTAGAGACTATATACCCACCTCCTAAACTAGCAAGGCACGGAGAAGACATAGTCCAGACTACAACGCAATAATGCGGTCATGGCGACATGAAGTAGTAAGAAAATCCCTTGTCCTTATAAGACGTGTGGGTTCAAGTCCCACCGAGAGCACCATAAATGGGGTCGTAATGGTATCGATTGGTAGTTGAAATCAAAACTCGCAGTGGGGCGGTGACCCTAACCACCAAAATTAAATATAAACGCAAAATTTATTAAAAACATTATCGCGAATATTAAGTCTTTATTCGCCACTCCTACTATGGCATACACTTTTGCCTAGTCCGCAGTATTTGAAAGTGAAACTTTATTAAATTAGTTCTGTATAATAAAGTATTTTAAGAACAACCTTATATTTTTCCATTTGGCTTGGATTTTATATTGTATAATAGCCAAGAAACTGTAAGTATAGAGAGTTGAGAAATTAGGCTAAGCAAGACGCGAGTTCGACTCTCGCCGACTCCACCAAAAAATAAATAAAATCCTCCTATTTGGACATTTCATAAAAATATTTATTATAATATTTTTATAAAGAATAGGAGGATTTTTTAATGGGATATATATATTTAATTACAAATAAAATTACAAATGAAAAATATGTAGGACAAACTAAAAATTCAATTTATGTAAGATTTAGTGAACATATTAAATCTTATAAAAGAATACCAAATAGAAAATTATATAAGAATATGTTACAATATGGTATTAATAATTTTGAACCAACTCTATTAGAAGAATGTGATAATTCTTTATTAGATGAAAAAGAAATAGAGTGAATAAAAAAAATAGACACATTTAATAACGGATTAAATGAAACGCCGGGTAAAATTAGTTTTAAACAAAAAGAAAATAAAGATGATTCAAAAACAGCAATTCAAAAAAAATATGGGCAAAAAATTTATAGAATTGACGCTGAGACAGGAGAAATATTACAAGAATATCCAAGTCAAATGGAGGCGGGAAGATGGCTAAAAGAAAATAAATTAAGTAATATAGCAGATTTAAGAAAATTATCTTATCATTTATCTATCGCTGCAAAAAATCATTATAAATTAGGTGGATTTTATTGGCAAACTCTTGAAATGCCATTAAGACAACGCGCTAATAAAATTGAAGAAATTATTACAAGAGAAGAATTAAAAGATAAAATTAGAGTTCAAAGTTTTGTTAGTATTGGAAAAGAATACGGAGTTAATGCAACGTCAATAACTAGATGGTGTGCTAAATATAATTTACCAACTACAAAAAAAGAAATTACATCTTACACAAACGAAGAATGGGAAAAATTATAATTTCCCTTCGGCTCCACCAAGAAAAATTCAAACTGGCATATGCCAGTTTTTTTTATTATAATATAATAAAAGGAGAACTTTTAGAATGAAAATTAGAATTAATACTTCAGTTTTACGCATTCGTGCTGATCATTCTACAACAAGTGCTTCACTTGGATTTGCAAAACAAGGAACCCATGAGGTATTAGAAACCTATAATGGCTCTTCTTATAAATGATATAAAATTAAAGAAGGTTGGGTTGCTGGTATCGATGAAGTAAAAGAGGTAGAAGAAAGCGCTATTGTCCCTGTAAAAGAGGATAAATCAAAAGATCAAATTTATATTGGTACAGATAGTTTGCGCATTCGTACCAAACCATCCACTTCTGGCGAAACGGTTGGATATTGCGAAATGGATGTTTTCTATAACGTCTATGACACTAAAAAAGACGTTTATTATACTTGGTATAAAATTGGCGAGGACGCTTGATGCGCTGGCGTTAACGGAGTTAAATATCACCCCGCGAATGAATGGGTCAGTCCAACCCCAGTAGAAGCAGATAACTCTAAAAATCAAGTCTATATCGGCAATATTTCTTTGAAAATCCGGGCTTCATATAGCACAAGTAGCGCGCAAATGGGTCTTTGTGAAAAAGATTCTAATTATAACGTACTTGCGGTTAGAAAAGAAAGTGATTATACTTGGTATCAAATTGGTGAGAAGGCTTGGATCGCACAAATTGACGATGGAGTTATTTATTATCCGGCCGGCTCATCAAGGATTGCCCCACAATTAAAAGCTGAATTAAATTTATTAAAGTTAAATATAGATACAGCTCTCAAATGTGTAGAAAAAAATAGAAATACGGAGCTATATGAAGTTTTATATAATAAAACTTTAGAAATTAATAAATATATCAATGATTATTTTGACCCATTTGAGTATGACTATGTTGATGAAAAAGAATATGATGAGATTGACTTACTTTACACCACCGACGTTCATGGCGCTTGGGCTGGTTATTCACTTGATGGTAACTATATGACCCCAATTTTCAGTTACCAAGACGTTGCAAATTACCAAAAGAAATTAGAAAAGAATAACATTAAAGCTCTTTTGGTTGATGCCGGTGACTGGTCACGTCCTTCAAAGGCATATAATGATTATCTTAATACAGGCATCATGTATCCAGCAGAAGAAATGAAAAAAGCCAAATATTTTATGACAACATATGGAAATCATGAATGGCGTTGGTCTCAATATGGTCAGGCTGACACTCAATCAATTTTAAATAAACTCGGTTGTATGTGCGCTTGTAACTTATTTAAAAATGGCAAATTACTTTACGCTCCATATAAAACGGCTAAGATTGGCTCAAAGAGAATTGCGGTTATTGGTATAGGGTATCCATCAGCCAATGGCGCAGGAAGTTATAGCGATGGTATTTGGACTTTTGGTGAATATCAATTCTATGATGACACAAGATTATTTAATCAAGTCCAGAAGTGTATCAATACATTAAAAGATAATGATTTTGATTATATCGTTGCGGTTTGTCATATGTGTAAATCAACATATGAGAGCGATAGTAGATATAAAGCAAGAACTGATAGTTTAATTCAAAATACAAATGGATTAACTGCGGTTATTCAAGGTCATTATAACTTCGCGACAAACGCAGAAGTTATTAAAGACAAGGGCGGTAATAGAGTCTTATTAGCCCATGAAGCCGGTGCTAACTTAAATAGCTTCGGTAGATTAAAGATGAAAGACGGAAACATTACCTCTTATCTCTTGGATGAGAGAAGTGATTTAAACGTAATTTAGGAGGAACTTATGGACGAAAAATGTGTTATTTGCGGTAAGCCAGCAAAATATGTTTCTACAAAATTTATTTCCCCATTATGCGAAGATTGCGCTAAAGAACAAGCAATTAAGCTTGGGGTAGAAAGAGGTATGAAACCGGAATTTATTGAGGTTGAAGATTATTATACTCAACCTTGTGAAGAAATGAATAATATCAAAAAAATAGTGGTATTAAGTCAAGATAAAACAGTAGGATAGGGGGGTTGCTAAGGCAACCCCTTATTGACAAAATTTTTATTTTATGTTATAATATAAATGTATATCGGCGTGGTGCAATTGGTAGCATACGCGACTCCAACTCGCTTGATCAGGGTTCGAATCCTTGCGCCGGTGCCATTTAAGTATTTTTTTATAATCTTTATATTACAAAATATAACTAAATAGTAAAGGAGGTAAGAGATAATGGTAGTTTACATATTAACATTTATCGGAACCCTGCTTATTTTGCATGGCTTTCTCAATTGGCAACTTTTTTTTATAAGCATAGGATTTGTTTGGAATTTTACCGTTTTAATTATGGCAGATAAATTAAATCTTTATGAAAAATCTATTTCTGGTTTAAAAAATAATTTTAAGATTTGAAATAAAGAAAAAAAAGATGACGATAACATTCGTTACTAAAGATCAAAATAAACCAGAAAGGTGGAAAAGATTAAATTTAGGAGAAAAAGAAAAAAATCCTTTTAAAGATATAGTTAAAGAAGGAGAACAGATTCCAATTGACGATTTGCTTAATTTCATAATTTTTCCATATTGTGAAAGAGGCGGAAATTTAAGAGAAATACAAAAATTTTGCTTATATGCAACCATAGATAAATATACTGACATAAGATATTATTTAGATCACGGGCAGAACTAATTAAAAAAGTTCTGCTTTTTTCTTTTATATAAGAGAATAACAAAACGAAAGGAGATTCAATATGGCAGAATCAAAACAAAAAGCATTTTTATATAGCCACAATGGAAAATTGGGTTATGGTATTAAAAAATATATTGTTGATGACGCATCTGGTATTGAAGAACTCCCAACAGATGGTAGTGTTAGTGTAGGTAGTTCTTGCTTAGTGATCGCAACTGGCGATTTATATATAATGAATAGCGAGCATAAATGGATTAAATCTAGCAGGTCATCTGGTGGCGGAAGTGATGGCGGACAAAGCGCAGAAGAACCAGAAGCATTATCTGCGGATGATATTCAATCAATCTTTAATGAGGTTTTGGGAGAATAACTATGGCAGAAAAATTTTTAGATAGAGAAGGCGTAAAAACCCTTTTGCAAGGTATCAACGATGCCTTTGCACTAAAAACCGATGTAAAAAATTATGATTCAGATATTACAAATTTAAATGAGCGTTTTAGTGATATAGAAGTAACTTCTAATAGTCAAGCTCAAGATATTGCAAATTTAGATGGACGTGTATTGTCTGTAGCAGAAATTAAAGAATTAATTAAAAAAACATATGATGAATTAGCTTTTGGTAAATATATTGTTGCTGATAAAGCAAGTGTATTAAATGCTTTAAGCCAAATTGAAGAGTCCGGTTCTTTAGTTTTAGAAGAAAATCTTGATATGGGTAATCAGGTTATGAGTATCCCAGAAGGCAAGAGTATTGTACTTGATTTGGGCGGAAAAGAATTAAATTTAAATTCAAGTGGTAATGTTGGTTTAATTCAGGTTTCTGGCAATTTAACCGTTGAGAATGGTGAAATTAATGCAACCAAGAGAGCAATCTCTGTTTATTCTGGCGGTTCTGTTACCATTGGCGAAGGGGCAAAAATCGTTGCAGGTGATTGCGCAATCACTGCTAATGGCGCCGGTTCTGAAATCATTATGGAAAACGGCGAAGTAACAGCACAAGAAGCTGGATTATTAGTTACTACTGGGGCAAAAGCAACTGTTAATGGCGGTAAAATTACCGGTTTAGACAATAGCCCAATCATGGGGAATGGCTCAAAAGGTCAAGGTGACGTAGAAATAGTGATGAATGGCGGTGAGTTAATTGCCAATATCCAGAGTGCTGGTTATGTCGCTTGTGGTGTCTATATGCCGAACAGTGGTTCATTTACAATGAACGGTGGTTCTATCGTTGCTAACGGCGGAGCCGGTGTAGTCGCTCGTGGTGGCGTTACTACAATTAATGGCGGTTCAATTATTACAACCGCTCACCCAACTCTTGAAACAGGTAAAGTTGGAGATAGTCGTGTCGTAGTGCCTTGCTCTGCGATCGTTTATGATAAAAATAGTAAATATCCTGCGATGGATAGTTTACAAGTTATTATCGGTGCTAATGCACAATTACAGGGTGCTTATGAGGATATCTCGATTATTAGTGATGAAGAAAATCCAAATATAATTGATAACAGAGAAGCATTGCCTGAAGAATAGTTTTATATAAAGAAAGGAGATGCTGGCGGTTATTTATGGCAAAAAAAGTAAAAGTTATAAAAACAACTTTTTTATTGCGCAGAGGTACAACAGAAGCTTGAAATAGAGTAAACCCTGTATTAAAATATGGAGAACCCGGTTTTGAAAAAGACACCAATAAGTTAAAAATTGGCGATGGCGTAAAAGACTGGAAAACTCTTCCGTATTATAACGGATCTTTTGATATTTCTGTTGATGGTAAAAGCGTTGTTTTTACAAACAATAGTTTAGAATTATATGGATATGCTAATGCTAGCGTTGGACAAATCCCAAGAAAAAGCAGTGAAGGCTTGGAATGGAAAGACGCTCCGACCGCAATTCCTTTAGAAGATTTACAAGAAATTTTTGATGATCAAGGAGGAGAATAGAATTTTATGGCTAATACTGAAAAGTTTTTAGACAAAAAAGGTGTTAAGGCTCTTTGGGAACAAATTCATAATACATTTACGCATCAAGCGGATTATGAATTAGATAAAGCTGGCATGGAAGCTAATATTGAATCAATTCAAGCCGATATCCAAGCTTTACAAGAAGCTGGTATTGATGCTGATACGATGGCAAGAATCATTGCCCTTGAAGAAAACGCGGCCGGAGAAGAAGATCGTATTAGTGAAGCCGTTCAAGCAGTTCTTGACGGTGCGCCAGAAGCCTATGATACTTTAAAAGAAGTTGCTGATTATATCGCAGCCGATGATGGTCGTGCTACTGATATGATTGATCGTATTACTAATTTAGAAAACGCAGAAATTCCTGCTTTAACTCCAGAAGAAGTTAAGGAAATCTGCGATAGAACTTATGACGAATTACACTTGCACAAATTTGTGGCGGCTGATAAAGAAGATGTTTTAAGAGCATTAAATAATATTGAAAATTCTGGTTCAATTGTTTTAGAAGATGATGTTGATTTAGAATCGCAAATTATCTCAATTCCAGAAGGCAAATCAATTTCTATTGACCTTGGTGGCAAGCAATTAAATATGGCTTCTGTTGGTAGCTACGCCGGTATGCAAATTATGGGCGATGTTTCTATTGAAAATGGTACAATTAATGCTACAAAGAGAGCTCTTGCTGTATTTAATGGTGGCTCTTTAACTATTGGTGAAGGTGCTGATGTTATTTCTGGCGATGTCGCTGTTAGCGCGAATGGCGCTGGCTCTGAGGTTGTTATGGATGGCGGTTCTATTACAGCTCAAGAGAGTGGTGTTTTAGTAACAACAGGTGCTAAGCTTGAAATGAACAGTGGCGTTATCACTGGTTTAGATAATGGTCCAATTATGGGTAACGGCACGAAAGGACAGGGAGATGTTGAAATTGTTATGAATGGTGGCGAATTAGTTGCTAACATTCAGTCCGCAGGTTATGTTGCTGTTGGCGTTTATATGCCAAATAGTGGCACATTCACTATGAACGGTGGTAAAATTACTGCTAATGGTGGTGCTGGTATTGTTTGCCGTGGTGGTAAAACAATTATCAATGGTGGCGAGATCGTTGCTACTGCTCATCCAACACTTGAAGTTGGTAAGGTTGGCGACAGCCGTGTAGTTGTTCCTTGTTCTGCAATTGTTTATGATAAGAACAGTAAGTACCCAGCAATGGATACTCTTGAAGTTGTTATTGGCGCAGAAGCTGTTTTACAGGGCGCTCATGAAGATGTTACTGTTATTAGCGACGAAGAAAATCCAAGAATAGTTGATAATAGAGAATAATAGCGAGGTAATAGGTTATGGCTACAAGTAGAATTCAAAAATTTTTAGACCAAACTGGCGTATCTACTCTGTGAGCCAGAATACTTAAAGAGTTAGATAAAAAAGTTTCTAAAAATGATTTTAATCTATTACAAAATCGTGTTACAGACATTGAAGACGGAGTCATTCTTTACGGTGGCTCCGCTACCGATGTTATTGAGGAGGAGATAAATAATGGCTAAACTTATTGAAAGTATTATTCGCCTCCGCAGAGATAATGATTATAATTATGAAAAAATTAAAGATGTTTTTATTCCGGCAAATGGTGAAGTGGTTTTAGTTGACACTCCAAAAGACGGTTTAAGAGCAAAAGTGGGTAATGGAATTAGCACCTATGCTGAATTACATTATACTGATGAAGATATCCGCAATACTGTTCAACAAGGTTATTATGATAACGGTATTTTTTATAGAGATGAAACAAAACAAACTGTTTCTGTTGGTATGATTAATAAAATTTATATTGATAAGCCAACCCGTAAAATTTATTACTTTAATGGAGAAGAATACTTACCAGCAGATGCTGAATTATCTGTAGCAAACGCTGAAATGCCCGGAATAATGAAACTTTATAATACAACCGGACAAAATATTGACGGTACAATGACCCAAAAAAGTATTACCGATGAATTAAACTTACGAACAAAAATGGATATTGATGCCCAAGAAGAATTAATAATTTTTAGTTTATAGGAGGAAATAAATAATGGCACAAACATACACTCATACACCAGCTCTTTCTAAAGTTAAATTAGGTGCGAGTACTTATTATTTAAAGGATGCTGATGTACGTGCGATTTTAGATACATTCGGTGATGTTGTCACCGAAAATAAAGCAGTTAAAATTGAGAATGGCGCAACCGGCATTCCTAATGCTGATCAAGTTTATGATTTTGTTGTTCAGCAAGTTACAGAAGTCGGTAAGGCTCTTAACTTAATTTCTGCTACAGATCATACAGCGGTTGAAGATCCAAGAGTTGGTGATTTCGTTGTTGAAAGCGACGGCTCTGAATGGGTTTATGATGGTAATGGATGGAGAGAAGTTGGTAGTGAAAATGCCTATGTTAAAAAGACATTTACGATTGCTGGCGTTGATATGCAAGACAATATCACAAAGGCAGAATTACAGCAAGCTCTTGAACTCCATGCGCTTGCTTATATGGATGCTGGTAGCATTGCTGTTACAACCCCAGACGGAATTAATCAATTCTCTACTGGTAAAGCTGGCGAATATAATGTTAGCTCGACTCCTGTTTCAGTTCCAGCTACTTACGATGCATTAGATGTTACTCCAGCAGGATCTGTTGAAATTACAGCAGGCACCGCAGCCGCAGCGTCATATGACAAGACAACCAGTATCACTATGGCAACTGCTATTCCAGAAGCTGGTCAGTCAGCTACTTATACGCCAGCAGGCGAAGTTACAGTTACAAGCGTTACTGTTACTCCAAGCAATGTTTCTGTTGCTAAGGTCACTAATGCTGGTACTGCTTATCAATTAACAGAAGGTAGTGTTGCTCATGCAACTGATACGACTTCTCAGTTTGCGGTTGCTGGTATGCTTGCTTCTATTGACGCAGAAGATAATGAAATGTTAGTTCTTGCTGATGCGACAAAAGCTGATGCTGTTACGGCAGTTGGCGCAATTACTTACACAGCGCCTACTTTAAGTGGTGCTCTTCCAACATTTGGTACTGAATCTGTTGTTAGCGGTATTTCAAGCGCAAGCGCAGAGGCTTCTTTTGCAGGTACTGGTGTTATGATTAATGCAACTCCGGCATATACTTCTGCTAATGCTACAATGACTCAGCCAACATATACGGCTTCATTTGAAGGCACAAGCAAGAGCGTTACCCCAAGTGTTGCTACAACGGTTCAGGCAGCAGGTACCGATGGTTCTGTTACTGTTGCTTCTGAAAATATTACACCAACATTACAAACTTCTGAAAAGACAATCAATGTTGCTTTCAGTGCTAACTAATTAAAAACTCAATTTTCTTGAAACGATAGAAAATTATAATAAAAAATAAATTATAAACTTTTGAAACGATAGAGGGCATAATTTTTTTCTCGGGTAGAGGATACTATGTCCTCTACCCGTTTTTTTATTTTAGGAGATAATAATGATTAAAGAACAAACTTTAATAAAAAAAGATACCTCTATAAATTGGGGCAAAGCAAAAAACTTTATCCCGAAAGAAAATGAAATTATAGTTTATACCGATTTTAATAAAATGAAAATCGGTAATGGTAAGACCAAAGTTAATGAACTTCCTTTTATTGATAATAATGAGTATAATATAGAAGATGATACTTTGGTAATTAATACGAAGGGAGAATTTTAATTTATGGCTGATTTAAGTAAAATAAAATTAAATGGAGTTACTTATAATTTTAAAGATGCTGGTGCTCGTACTGCTATAGGAAACTTAACTTCTTTTAATATTGAAATTATTTCAAGTTTTCCGGCATCACCAGATCTTCATACAATTTATTTTAAACAAAAAACTGGAACAAATAATGATATATATGACGAATACATGTATATTAACAACAATTGAGAATTAATTGGCTCAACAGCAGTAGATTTAAGTAATTATTTACAAACTACTGATATTGCGGATTGAGCAAAAGCCTCTACAAAACCAACTTATACGGCTTCTGAGGTTGGGGCTATAGCGACTACGCATGTCGTAAACAATATTACTTCAACCGATATTTCAAATTGGAATGCTAAATCTGATTTCAGCGGTTCATATAATGATTTAACTGATCAACCAACTATTCCAGCAGCGCAAGTTCAGTCGGACTGAAACGCAACTTCTGGAATGGGCGCAATTTTAAATAAACCGACAATTCCAGATCCTGTTTCAGTTTCAAATACTCTTGCTTCTGGAACTCTCATCGCAACAATTAATGGTACAAATATTTATGCGCCAACTTATACAAATGGAGATAATCTCGCTTATGGGGGTAATTAATAATGGCACAAGTTTTAATTACTGATACAAAATTAAATAATTTAGCAAATGCAGTTGCTTCAAAAGCAGAGATATCAACCCCATTAACGATTCAACAAATGATTGACGCAGTTAATGGATTAGATACCGGTGGAGTTTATTTAAATTTACAATCAAAAACAATTTCGCCAACATCCAGTAGTCAGACAATTACCCCAGACTCTGGTTATAACGGTTTAAGTTCAGTTACAGTTAATCCTGTTAATTCAACAACTTTAAATGTTAGTGCGAATGGCACATATACTGCGACTAATGGTAATTTTTATTCACAGGTTGTAGTTGCTATTGAAGATAGTAAAGTTAATTTACAATCAAAAACAGCAACCCCATCTAATGTTCCTGTTTCAGTAACTCCTGATACGGGATACCATGGTTTATCATCAGTTACAATTGACCCAATTCCATCAAATTATGCCGATATTTCATCAACAACAGCAACTGTTAATGATGTTTTAACGGGCAAAAGGTTTATTGACGCAAATGGAGCGCCAAAAACTGGCTTATTGGTCGCAAGTTCTTATTATGTTGGATCAACCGTTCCAGACGCTTCAACCGGCAATGATGGAGATTTATATTTAAGAATTTAGGAGGTTTAAAATATGGCTACATATGATATAACATCAAGTTCATTTAATATTGATAATATAGAAGAAGGCGATATTTTAAATTGCTCTTATACTGGGGATGAAACACAAATTACTTTACCAGAAGGTGTATATATATTAACTGCTAAAGGGGCTACAGGCAATTTTGGCGGAAGAAACTCAACTACTACTGCGACATATACAGCAGTTGGTGGTGGCGGAACTTCAACTGGCACATTAGAATTAGAAGAAGAAACTACTCTTTATATAAATATTGGCGGTTGTGGCGAAACTTATACAGGCACATCAACAAATTCTCGTACCGGTGGCTATAATGGAGGTGGTTCTGCCAATTCTTATGGAGGAGTTGGCGGAGGCGCCACGCATATAGCTACCAGAAGTGGTTTACTATCTGCTCTTGAGAATTATAAAAATACGATTATTATGGTTGCTGGCGGTGGTGGTGGAAGCGCTTATTACGGTTCTAAATATTACGGAAATGGTGGCTCTGGCGGAGGAACTTCTGGTGAAGCTGGAAAATCAAATGGCTCAAATAGTACAAACTATGCTGGCCAAGGTGGAACTCAATCAGAAGGTGGCGCCGCTGGAACCAATTCAACAAGAAAAGGAACCGCTGGCTCATTTGGCCAAGGTGGTGATAATACCAGTGGTACAAGTTCTTATGCTTCCGCAGCTGGTGGTGGTGGCTACTATGGTGGTGGCGCCGCCTCAAACCAAGAAGGTGGAGGTGGAGGTGGTAGTGGATATGTGTCTACTTCTTTCTTAACTAACGCATCAACGACACAAGGCTCATCCACAAGCACTTATACAAACGGCAGTTTAAGCATTGAGGTAGTAAGTTTAGCAACTACTATTAAGCATAATCTTGATTTAACCCTTTCTGGTGGTAATTATACTTCTAATCATACGAATGGGACAATAGAGAAAAAAGAGGGTAGTTCTGAAACTATTTCATTTATTCCTCTTAATAGCGAAGACCCAGTAACCACGTATAAAAATGGGGTTGATATTACAAATCAATTACAACAAAATACATTAACAAGCGCTCTTAATATTACAACCCAAGCATCTGGAGCAAGTTATGGTTTTACTTTAAATAGCTCAACAGGATATTATGTTTCAAATAATAAAGGGGTATCTAAATCTGCGGCGGTAGCAAGAGTAAATATCACAGCCATTCAAAAAACGACAGTAACCTTTAAAGTAATTAACTATGCTGAAGAAGGATATGACTTTGGTGTACTTGGTCTTTTGGATACAACGTTAGAACCGGTTTATAATTCTGATAACTCTGGTTATTGAAGCGGATTTTCTAGCGATCATAATAAATCTACTGCTCAAACCGTTACCTATACGGTTCCTATTGGAGAGCACTTTATTGATGTAAAATATATTAAAGATGACGCGACTGATGATAATAATGATACTTTACAATTTAAAGTATCCATGAATCCAGCAGCCGGATCAACGGTACAAGAATATTCGTTAAATACCGGAGCAATAAATCAAGATACAGAAATAAAAATTGTTTGTGGTGATATATCTTCAAACTTTAATATTCGTACTACTGGAGAACATGCGTCAATTGACCCAGAAGATGAACAAGTTTATAAAGGTTCTAACTTGGAAATTCATTTTATGCCGACAGATACTGCTGATTACCGATATAGTAAAGTATTAGATAATAACATAGATGTTACCTCTTCGGTTATTGTTCCGCATACATTAGAGGCGCCAAGTTATGAAGTTACTTCCGTAAGCGGTGCGAGTTACGGGTTTGCGTTAACTAATGGATATTACCAATCTCAAAATACAGCAAATAATACGGCTGCCCTGTGTCATGTAGTATTTACCACCCCGGTCGCCGCGAGAGTAACTGTTACTTATCAAAATAGTGGTAGTAGTACATATAATTTTAGTATGATTTCTGAATTAAATACCGAATTAAGAACAGACTACGCAACAGATACCTCTGGTATTCGTATGAATGGTTCAAGCAATTTCCACTCAAGTGATACCAGTTATACATTTGATATTCCAGCGGGAGAAAGTTTTATTACTTGTAAGCACAAAATTTCTTCAAATAGTGGCACAAAAGGTAATTTAAAATTCAAAATTTCAATAGAAGCATTAGAAAGTTTGGAAATACCTTACTATACATATTCATTAACTAATATACAAGAAATTCATAATATTATAATTCTTTCTGAAAAAATTCCTGTTTACACAATTACTGCAACCTGTGGCCCAATGGGCACCATTAATCCAAGTGGCGCAATTCAGGTTAAAGAGGGCGAAAATTTAACTATCACTGGTACTGGGGATACAAATTATTCCGTTGATAAAATTTTCTTAAATTCAGTATCAGTTGCTTTTAGTAACAATAGTTATACTTTAAGTAATATTCAAAGCGATGCGAATATTTATGTTTTATTTTCTTCTGGCGAAACTCAATTTTATTGGAAAGATGAAAATACTTGAAGACAAGTGGTCCAAGTTTATAAAAAAGTAGATGGACGTTGGATAGAACAAGAATTTGCGTTAGTTGGTGATCCTAATGCTAAATATATAAAGAAAAATTAATTTGGGGAGGAAAATATGAAAAACGAATATTTAATCTCTTTTGGGTGTATCCCAGATGAAGTTGATGTGCGTGATTATAAAATCTCAAGAGCTTCAATAAAACAGCAAAGTTTTCCAAAAACTTTTGAATGCGAAAAAACTATGAAAGTTAAACACCAAGGTAGTGTTGGTTCTTGTACTGCGCACGCATTATCTTCAATTTTAGAATATCATTATACCGATAACGTAAAACTTTCTACAAATTTTCTTTACGGCATACATTATCAATTATATAATTCACAAGGACCGGGATTAAGATTAAGAGAAGCATTAAAAATCGCCTCAAAATATGGAGATCCCGAAGAAAAATTATGTAAAGGGAATAATGAAGTAGAAAAAGTTTATAGCATAGCGGAAACCGCTTTTAATAACAAAGAAGTTATGAAAAATGCAGAAAAATATAAAATTAAAGAGTATGCTAGATTAACCAAAGATGATGATATAAAATTTTCATTAATTAATTATGGGCCGGTACTTGCGTCAATTGTGTGATATGAACAAAATGAAACCAATAAAAACGGGGTTTTAATTAAAGGCAAAACCGCAGATTCTCACCACGCTATTGTAATTTATGGGTGAAATGCCCAAGGATGACTTTGCCAAAATTCTTGAGGTGCATTATGGGGGAAAAGAGGCAGATTTATTTTACCTTTTAACTATGGAATTGTTGATGCATATTCAATAATCCCAAATAATGCCGAAGCATCAGAAATTAAAAAACCAATACAAAATTCTTTTGTTGACAGCATTTATAAAGCAGTAAATAGTGTAATAAATTTATATAAAAAAAATAAGTAAAATATAAGTATGAAAATATATAGATATGAAATGGAAGATGGCGGAGGCCCATATTTTACTTTTGATGGGGCTCAAAGAAAAACGGGACAAAAAATTCAAGAAAATTTTAATTATGTTTTTGGGTGCGAAAGTGAAGAACAATTAAAAGCATATTTTAAAGGGAAAGAAAAAGAAATAAAAGATTGTGAAATTATCGTTAGAGATATTCCTGATGAATATATTACAAAATTAAAAAAACAAGTTATCTTTCCGAAGTTTTTAATAAATGGTCAAACTAAATTAAATAAATAAATCAAGAACTTAATATATATAGAGAAATATTTTTCCATTGGACAGTAAGATACGCGATGGATTTGTTACGATAGAATAATTATGCGTATTTTACTAAACCCCTTGGGAAAATCCCCAAGGGGTTATTTTTTTGGAAAGGAGATATATATGGCGTTATTTAAAGTTTTAAGAGGTACCGCGGCGACAATTGCGCCAGAATCAGCGACTAAGCCAGCTTTTAATGATGGTTATGCTTATTTTACTCCAGATGATGGTAGGTTTTATATTGATGTTGAATTAGATGCTGATCCGCCATATTATTATGATAAAGCGGTAGTAAACGGAAAAACAATTTATCGTATTGAAATTGAAAGTAAAACTTGAGCAGAATTAATAAACACAAAATCTAATGTTAATCATACTCATAGCATAGATGATATTGACGATGTTGATGCCCCAGCTCTTGTAAATTATTATGGCACTTGCTCAACTTCTTCTTCAAGTCCAGAAAAAATTGTTACAGTTAATGGGTCTTTTAGTTTAGTGGAAGGCGTTCAAGTTACAGTTAGGTTTGTAAATGCGCCAGCTTATCAAGGAAGAGGATGAACTTTAAATGTTAATGGCACCGGAGCTAAAGCTATATACAAATATGGGACTACTGGCTCATATTCTTCTGGAGATGATTCTTGGTACGCCGGTAGCATAGTTACTTTCACATATAACGGTTCAGCGTGGATTATAAATAACTGAGAAGGTACAACTTATAATGTAATTTCAACCTCTGGAATGACACTTAATAATACAAGTGCTGGATTGATAACCGGACAACGTATTTTACAATTAATAAATGGTCTTAATGGTTTTAATAATAGTGCGTTATATGCCACAGATTCTAAGTCTGGTATTATATCAGCAACTGATCACGCTACATTAACAGACCTCAATTCAAATGCTGTTAGAGCAAATGATGTAACAAGCCTTGATGCAACTTTGGAATGAAATGCTTTTACCTCAATTGCAGATATTGGGGGTACAGAAATTGAAGTATCATTACCAGAATATCCAATTGAATTTGTAACATTAGCATATGATAGTGCGCAAAGTAAATTTGTAGTTGATAAAACATTTAATGAAATTGTTACTGCTTATCACGCTAATAAAAAGGTATATTTAATTGATGAAACATCATCAATGTCACAACCAGAAATAGATACAGTAATAGCGCCATTAGTGGCTGTACAAGAAAGCACAAATTCAAATTACAAACATATTATTTTTGAAACGCTTATATTAAGCGCAGGAACTATTTTTGAATATATTGTAGATGAAAATAATTCTGTAGAAACATATGCTGAAAATCTTATAATCAATGATACCAAAAATACAGCTGGATCGTCAAATTCTACAAGTAAAATGTTTTTAATTGGCGCTACGTCACAAGACGCCTTTGGTGTAACAACTTATTCAAATACCGCTGTTTATGCAACAAATGGCGCATTAACAGCAACAAGTTTTTCTGGCTCTGGCGCAAACTTAACAAGTTTAAACGCGGGCAATATTTCATCGGGTACATTACCAGTAGCAAGAGGTGGTACTGGACAAACAAGTATTCCTAATATTCAAGCTGGCAAAGATGGGGATGGAAATACAATTAGTTCTACTTATTTAAAACTTAGCGGTGGAACTATGACTGGCGTTATAAATTCTTCTTTTAGAAGTAGCAGTTGAGTAAATAGTTTAACAAATTCAGCAATAACATTAACGGATGACACAAGTTCATATGGTGGTTGAATTTGTGGGCCAACTAAAAATGGAAGAATAGCAATATCAACTTATTCTTCTGATTCAGATTTATTATATTTTGGGTATGGAGAAAGAGGAAGAACAACAAACTCCTTCGCAAGACAAATGACATGAAATGGAGCAAACGGAACATTAACTGCTACAAAAGTCTATGGCGCAGTTTGGAACGATTTTGCTGAATATCGCCAAGGCGAAAATAGTCCCGGTAAAGTAATGGTAGAAAATGGAGACGATTCAATTAGCATGTCTACTAAGCGATTACAACCGGGTGCAATGATTTGCTCTGATACTTATGGTTTTGCAATTGGTGAAACTGATGAGTGTAAATGCCCAATTGCGGTTGCAGGAAGAGTTCTTGCATATCCATTAGAGCCAAGAGAAGAATACAATTTCTTTATTGGGCAAGCTGTTTGTAGTGGGCCTGATGGTACAGTATCTATTATGACAAAAGATGAAGTTAAAGAATATCCTGAATGCGTTATAGGATACATCAGCGCAGTACCAAAGTATGAAACTTGGGGTACTGATAATGTAAAAGTTGACGGCAGAGTTTGGATTAAAGTTAAATAAAATTTTGGGTAGAAAGCACTAAACTTTCTACCCCTATTTTTATATATAGTGTAGGGAAATGGTACTAAAATCCCCGCAAGCGTACGACTACGTTGAATAAAGACAATCGCGAATGTTTTTATTTAAAAAGTTAATTATGGAAATGTTTTATTAAAAAACATATCTAAATGTAGAGGCAAAAACAAAATAAAATTATAGTAAAAATGGGTAGATTAAATGTTTTTGATAGGATATTTCCATATTTTTTTTGTTTAAATATGAGAAAGGAAGACCTTATATGTACAATGGGAACATGTATAACAGTCCGTATCTTTATAATATGACATTACAAAGACAAGAGGTAATAAGAGTTAATGGTAGAAATGGGGCAGAGGCATACCAAATGGCCCCGAATAGCAGTATTTTATTATTAGATGAAACTGCGCCAATCGTTTGGTTAAAAACAACAGACGGTGCTTCATATCCAACTTTAAATGGATATGTAATTTCTCCTTTAAGAGAAAAAGGTGGAGAACACCCAGAATTAATTGAACTTGAAGAAAGAATTAAAAAATTAGAGGAGGCTTTCAATGCGTCAAAATCCAATGCTCCAAAAGCTAAGTCCAAGGACGCCAGCACCGACAAATAATATGTTGTCATTACTACAAAACTCTAATAACCCTCAACAACTTATAAATAACATACTTACGCAAAATCCACAATTAACAAATTTGATAAATCAATTTGGAAATGGAGACCCGAAAACTGCCTTTTATGAGTACGCTCGCCAGAGTGGTCAGGATCCCCAACAAGTACTAAATTTTTTACAAAAGTTTATGTAAAAAGATAAGGGCTTCCCTATCTATTTAGAACTTGTAATGGGAGGCAAAATATAATGGATAATGGAAGTTTAAGTGCAAGCGATGTCGCTTTATTAAGCGATAGAGGCTATGGTTATGGCGATGGCATGTGGGGTGGAAACTCTATGATGTGGATATTCGCTTTATTAATTCTTGCCGGTGGCGGTTTTGGCGGATTTGGCGGTGGTTATGGCTATCATCCGCAATATGCTACACAGGATTTTGTGCAAAACGGTTTTAATTTTAATGATTTACAAGATCAGAACCGTGATATCTTGGGCGCTATTACTTCTGGGACAGCTCAGTCTGTCGCAGCGACGAACCAGTCATTCCACGATATCACTGCAACTTTAAGTGATAAATATACTGAGTTACAGAGAGATATCGCTGGTTTAGCAGTTGGTCAAGCTAATTTATTAGCTAAAGAGAATGAGTGTTTAAATGCAGTAGACACTTATGCGTAGTAATACGCATTGGCAATTCGGTGAACTGCTGGAAAGCTAAGTTTACAAAAATTTGACTTTTATTCAAAAAATATGTATAATATTTATAACGATTGATGTTAAGAGGCGTTATAAAATGAAATTTTATGTATATGAATGATTTATAAAAAACACAAATGAAATATTCTATGTTGGAAAAGGGTGTAAAAATAGATATAAAGAAATAAAAAGAAGAAATAAAATATTTAAAATATTTTATGAAAATTTTGATTGTGATGTTAAGATAATTAAATATTTTGATAATGAAGATGAGGCTTTTTGTTTTGAACATGAAAGAATTATGGAATTAAAACAAAATAATCAAGCAAAAGCAAATCTTGATTATGGCGGTAAAGGTGGATGTAATTTTGCTTGAACCGAAGAAATGAAAAATTACCAATCTATCTATAATCCAATGAAAGCTTATGAGCAACGAGAAAGAATGTCTAAAAACAACCCAATGAAAAATAAAGAAACAGTAAAAAAGGTTGTAAAAAAATTGTCTAAACCAGTTATAATAAATGGAATTTATTATAATAGCGTTAAAGAGGCAAGTATAAAAACATCACATACCGAAGGTACAATTTCAAGATGGTGTAAACAAGGATATGATACAAACGGAAAATCTTGTTATTATGCGAATGAAACACCAAAAGAAATACCGAATATAAAAAAGACGCACCCAAAAGCGACAACCCCTAAATCTGTAATTATAGATGAGATATATTTTGATACAGTAAAAGATGGAGCAGAATATATCGGGGTTTGGCCAGAAACTCTTATTAGAGCAATTAAACAAAATAGAAAATGTAAAGGTCATAATTGTAAATATGCCAATCAGCAACCAAGCATTAGTTTAAATGACTAATGAAGGCTCAACGACTAGGAATTGAAACTATAAAAATAGAATATAATATTCCCACGAGTGCCGAACTCCTATTTTTAGGATGAAGATATAGTCTGAACTTATAGGAAACTATAAGAAATATAAGATAAAGAGCTTATATGGTAACAAATTGGCTGTTCTACACTTAGAGCCATTGATGGTGTAAATTACAACGCGGCGATGAACACCGCAGCGATTAACGCCAACACAACAGCTCAAACACAGAAGATTTTAGATGCTATTACAGGAAATCGTATGGCAGATATGCAAAACGAAATTGATCAGTTAAAACTTGCTCAGGCAGTTGCTGGTGTCGTTCGCTATCCAACAGCAAGCACATATTATGCAGGAACCAATCCTTTCTGCGCATGTAGCGGTGCTACACTTTAATATATTCGGGGGTTCTTATGAACCCCTTTTTTGTTTTTAAATGGGAAAGAAATGGGAGGAAAACAAAAATGTTAGAAATTTATTCAAAAAATGTTACAGTTTCAGCTGATGGAACAATTCCATTAAATACGGTTGCGTTAATTAAAGGCACAAGCACTATGCCATTAGGCACTTCGTCAATTCAATTAACAAAATGTGGAGTTTATGAGGTTACAGTATCTTATAGCGTTGTTGGTAGTGCTGCTGGCGAAATCTCCACTTCTTTATTAAAGAATGGCGTCGCCCAACCACAAGCAACAGCTTCATTAACATCTGCTGATGCAACAAGCATTTTATCAACTTCATTTACAACTTTAGTTCAAGTGCCAGAAAGTAGCAATATTAATTGCCCATGCTCTATGCCAACAACTATTAGTTTTATTAATGATGGAATTGAAGCAACTTATAATACATTTGATGTTACTGTAGTGCGCGTGTAGGAGGTAGATTATGGCTACCATAGAAGAAATTTATTCAAACTTATCAGCGCATATGATTAAGGGTCTTATGGTGCATGACCAAATGGCAAGTTATTATTATTTTCTCAATTTAGAAGGTTATGCAAAATGTCATGAATGACACTATTGGGAAGAGAGTAAAAATTATTTATGCCTAAAAGAATATTATTTTAAACACCATCAAAAACTCATAAAAGAAAAATCTATTGAAAATCCGGAAGTAATTCCTTCCTCTTGGATGAGTTATACAAGAGAACAAGTTGATGTTAATACCAAAAGAAGTTCAGTCAAATCAGGACTTGAAAAATGAATTAGTTGGGAAGAAGAAACAAAAAAGCTATATGAAAAAAGTTATACTGATTTAATGGCTCTTGGATGTATTAGCGATGCAATATTTATTACAAAATTTTTAAAAGACGTTGATTGTGAACTTGCGGATGTTAAAAAATATTATATTGAAAAACAAGATGGTGATTTTTTGATAGCTTCAATTATGGGCGACCAAAAATGTAAAAAAGAAGAATATGAAGAAAAAATGAGGGGAGTTAGCGAAAGCTAATTCCCCTTTTTTGTATTTATAATAAAAAAATAGTATAATGTAGTCATATGGAAAGAGAAAAAAAGTTTTATAAAATAGATTTAGATAATTTGGTTATTCCGTATGATAGGGATAGAAATTATAATGATCCAGAAAGGAATCCAGAAGGTGCTGATACATATCTTCCTCCTTATAGTAGTTATAAATTTAACTCTATTTATGAGGGCATAATAATAGAGATGCATATCGTGGATCACTGTAATTTAAATTGCTGTTCTTGCAATCATTTTTGCCCAATTGCTACACCAAAATATATTGAAGTAGAAGATTTTCGTAATCAATTAATAGCATTAAATGAGAATGTTCCAAATATAAAAGATTTTATTATAATTGGAGGAGAGCCAACTTTACACCCAAAACTTTTAGAAATTTGTATTATAGCAAGACAAATATTAAGAAAAGCCGAAATACGTGTTTTAACAAATGGAGTAAACTTAGAGAATGTAATAGAAAAAAAGGACTATTATAAATCATTAAGAATAAGCTTTGATATCTGTAATTATCCTAGCTATACAAATTTAGAACACTATAAAATATTAAAAGAAGCGGGAATAGCTGAGTTTAATAATAGTAGGGTAATTATGCAACAAATTATCGTTGATGAGGAGGGCAAAGAAAATTATATAGATAATTATTATAATTGCCCAAAACATCAATTACCTTGTTTTACATTAAGAGATTATAAATTATATATATGTCCTTTTATGGAGCATTCTAGACACTATTTTGCAAAAGTTGGATTAGAATACCCAATAGAAGAAAGTGATTATTTAGATATTCGTACTATTGGTGGGGATATTGACAAATTACAAACATATATTTTTACACCCAAAAAATTTTGTAAATATTGTGCTAGAAAAGGAGAAATAATTCCTTGAAATCGTAGTAGTTTTAGCGTGGATGAATATAAATATAGTTTAAGAGAGATGTATTTTAAAAATTATGATTTATATGAAAAAATTATTAATATAGATGAAACATTTTTTAAAAAAAGTTTTGATAAAAAATATAATCCTTGCGGAATTCGAGAAGATTTTTTAAGGCAAGAAACAACCAATTTATATAAGCTACGATATTTAACAGGGAAAATAGATATTATAATTCCATATTATAATTTAAATAAAGATCAAATTGACGAATTAGAAAATACATTGGTAGATCAAACAATAATTAAAGACTGTGTGATTTATTTTATTAGCGATAATTCTCCAAATGAAAAGGAAGTTTTTAATCGCTTTCATAACCATAAAATTTTAAATTGTATTATGCTAAAAATGCCAACTAGGTCTGGTCCGGGGGCAGCAAGGCAAAAGGGATTAGATAATTCTTATAGAGATTTTGTTTTTTTCTTAGATGCTGATGATAAATTTTTAAGGAATGATTTATTAGAAATTTTATATAAAATATTTATGACAAAAAATGAATTAAATGTAATTTTCTTTAATTGCTTTTCAAATTTAAACAAAAAGAATGCCTCCGAAAAAACGTCCTATTGTATAAAAAAAGATTTTTTAAATACAAATAATATTCAATTTAATAATTGGTATTATGGAGAAGACTATCTTTTTATGTCAAAATTATATGCCTTTTTACCAGATTCTAGTATGTCTATAAGCATAGGGCCTTCTATTGGGAAAACAGTATTATATAATGAAAAAAATGAGACAAATTTATCTACAGAATTACAAAAAATAAATAACTGAAAAGAAAAAATATTTTTTGTATTATTATCAGCAAGATTAGAATATTTATATTATTTAATTGATCATAATATTTTTAATGAAAATATATGAAATAATGCGTTAGAAAATGTGGCGAGCTGAATTAAAGAATATAATAACGAAAAAATGACCGATTTTATGATTTGTTATTGCTATTATTACTGCTTAAAGGCAAAAAACGCAAATAGTATATGCTTTAAAAATTTTGATTTTAAAAATTTTGAAATATTAAAATACCAAGTAGATAATAATATTATTAATTTTAATATTAATAATAATATAATAAATAATCACGATAAATTAATTTTATATTTAATAGATTATATTGAAAAAAATTTTAATAATAAAGATCTATTAATACAACCAACCGTTGAAGATATTTTAACAGTATTAAAAGATGAGGTGAAAGAAGATGAATAAAATTAACAATCAATTTGTTTGTAAGGGATGTAAATATAGCACTTTATTTCATTGTGATAAATTTAATAAAGGCTGTGTTTCATATAGTTTAAATGGGCGCAGATACCAAATATGTTGCGATGAATGTATTCAAAATAATGGATATGTAGAAGGAGAAAAAGAAAAAAAAGAAAATACAAAAAAAGCATATTTTCATCTTCCGGGAATTGAGAATTTAGATATTTTTATTCCATTAATAAAATTTAAGCAGTATTATCCAGAAGCTTGTTATGATGGCTTTGAAATTAGCGAAATTTATGGGGCTTTTTCTGGAGCAATTTGGAACGGAAGAACGCCTAATTATGATGGTGGACATATAAGTTATGAAGATATAGAAAGAATTCGTGATATTGCAGAAGAATTAAATATCTCTATTAATTTAACTTGGAATAATCATTTAATTACTGGGACAGACGTTTATGATAGATATTGCAATGCGATCACAGAAATTTTCCATGATGGAAAACACGCAATAACTGTTGCTTCAGAAGAATTATTTAATTATTTAAAAGAAAAATATCCTAATTTTAAATATTATCAAAGCGTAATTTGTTCTTCTAATGACACTGTTGGGTTAAGCAAAAAAGACGAAAGATATGACATGTTTTTATGGACAAGATCTTTAAATAATAATTGGGAAGAATTAAAAAAAATCCCTTTAGAAGAAAGACCAACAATTGAATTTTTATGTAACGATGCATGTACTCCTATTTGTAATAGAATGGTACATTATAATATCGTTAATAAATGTTTAAAAGATAGAAAAAGAGAAACAGAAGCAACTTTACTTGGAAATTATTGCACTATTGATCATGATTTTATGAATTACAACACCAACAAATGGGCAATAACAATCAAACCAGAAGATATAAATCTTTATTTAAATGAAGGTTATTGCCATTTTAAGCTTTGTAGTCGTGGAGATATACCACCCGCATTGGCGTTAAAAATAGCAAAATACATTGTTAAGCCAGAGTTTGTTGATGATGCTTTTACTTGAATGATACATGGATTAACGCAAACCTCAGAAGAAATAAATTTATTAAATAAAGGAGAAAGTAATAATGATAAAAATTAATGATACATTAATAAACGGTTTAAAAAAAGTTGTAATTAGCAAAAAACCAACTTCGCCTTTATTAGAAATAACATTGTTTGGTTCTTCTGATATTGATTTAAATTTATTTTTAAATAAAACCGTTTCTATTAAAAAAGATGACGGTTTATTAATTAAAAAATTATATATTTATATTATTTATGAAGAAAAAGATAAATATATAATTTTTGGAGAGGAGAAAGATTAATGGAAAAGAAAACAATTAAATTTATTTTTAAGCAAGATGAAGATTTAGAATCATTGGATTATGAAATTGATAATATTAGTTATGATATTTCAATTGGCTATACCAAATCAACTAATTTATCAAGAAAGCCAGAATTTAGAATTGCTTCATCATTGGTAAAATTAGATGATATTTGGGAAAAAATTGAAAAATTAAATTTTGAAAAAATAGCCACAATTGAAGTATATAAAGACGCAGAAAAGAAAATGTCTTTTGATTTTAATTTTCTTTCAGCTTCATACAGCATTACTGTTGATGATGAAGTTCAAGAAGAAATTGTTTTAATTTAAGGAGTTTATTTTATGGCAACTGCAAATTTTAAAGCTGGCGATATAGTTGATGATGCAGAATTTAATAAACTATTTGAACAATTAGAAGAAATTAGGAAGGTGCACAAAGCAGCCAGTGGGTTAACTAGTGCACAACAAACCGCCTTATCAACCGCTTATAATACGACAGTTGCTAATGCAGGAGTAACTGTACGAACATCTGTACCAACAGAGTTAAAAAATGATATTACTAATTTAGAAAATTCTCCGTATCTATCTGGGTTTTCATCTCAAATAACGATACCAACAGTTGGAGCCTTATTGTCATTTAGTATGTCAAGCGGATGGCAAACGGTTGTAACAAATATGAAAAACGCATGCGCGAATTGTAGTTATTTTAGTTCTAATTTTACTTCCGCTGCGAACAAAGGTAATTTTAGTAGTAATTTTACATCAGCAGCAAATCAAAGTAATTTTAGTGCTAATTTTACTTCCGCTGCGAATAAAGGTAATTTTAGTAGTAATTTTAGTAGTAATTTTAGTCCTAATTTTACATCAGCAGCGAATAAAGGTAATTTTACTGCTAATTTTACTTCTAATAAATCTAGTAATTTTACAAATAATTTTTCTAGTTATTTTAGTACAAATGCTAGTAAAGGATATTTTTCTTCTAATCAGTCAAACTTTACTTCGAATAAGTGTTCAGGGATATTTAAAATTTTTAATGAAAAATATAATACAAATTTAAAAATAAAAAGGATATATAATTGGGTTTTTAATTAAGGAGGAAAAAATGAATTATTATCAACCTCAAAAACCCTCATTTATTGATTCAATAAGCGTTATATCTTCTGCGACCTGTAATTTAAACTGTTCTTTTTGTTATTTAAATAAAAACGAAAGTTATAAAATTTTTAACGAAGAAGTTCATAAAGCATGGCAAGATGGAAGCTATTTAGACAATATTTTAAAAACCGTTATAAATTTTCCTGCTAGTCCAGAAAAAGTAAAAATTATACAGTTATGAGGTGGAGAAACTCTATTAAATATAGATGATATTACTAAAAATCTATCAAAATTTTATTACTATTTTCCTCAAATTGAGGAATGAAAAGTTTCTACTAACTGGGTTATAAATATTGATAATTTTTATAATTTTTTATGTGAATTAGATAAAATTGCGCCTAAAAAAGTAATTTTTTCATTACAAATATCAATAGACGGTCCAGAAGGAATATATACAGAACAAGGACATAATGGAAAATGAGAGATTTATAATAAAAATTTTGATAAATTTTTTAATTTAATTAATAATACTTTTTTTAAAAATCTTTGTATTAATTTAACTATTAATGCAACGGTAGCAGAAAATATTTATTATGAACAATTTGGCGATTATAATAATATGAAAAATTATATGGAATATATGTATAATTTTAGCAAATATTTAGAAAAAAACTGTATTAATAAAGCATTAAATTATTGTTCATATGTTGTTTTCCCCGGCATGTCTTTACCTTATTATGACTCTGTTGAAGACGGACAAAAATTAGCTAATATATTTGCTTTATGAGATAGAGTAAAAGCAGAAAATTTTCCAGATATTGATAAATATTTTTGCTTCTATTATGGAATGAACGATTTTGGATTAAATAAAGCCTATAATTTACCAAATATAGAATGTAGCGAATTAAAAAATAGTGTAACAATTAATCCGGATGGATCAATTTGCGAATGCAATGGGTCATTTATTGATCATTTAGATATATATAAAAAAGAATTAGAAGAAAAGGGATTAGATAAAGAATTGAAAGTTTCAAAACTAAGAGATAAAATAAACTATAATCCCGGAAAAATGACAAAAGAAGAAATAGAAAAACATGATTGGTATATAAAATATGGTTATAAAAACAATACATCAACATATTTAATGGCGATGTTTGCCGTATGTAAAGAATTATTAAAATGCGGTCAAATATCTAAAGAATATGAAGATGATGATTTATTATTAAAGCATTTGGTGGCATTATCAACCCTTATATCATGTACAAGAGAAAATTTAAAAGAAACAGGAGTTCCATATCTAATCACAGCATCTTGCTTTAGAAGATATTTAAATGGTGCTATGGATTATATATATAATAATAATGTATTAAAATTAAAGCATTATAATAATTTTGATTATAATTAATTATTTTAGTATAATTTTAAGGTTAAAGGAGTTTAAAAATGGAAAACTGTTTAATATCGGTATTGCCAAAAAATGATGATGCTTCATCCAATTTTAAAACAGAGGATAAAATTTTAGCAAATAATATATTAAAAACAAAATTTTATAATTTCTTTAAAAAAGGACAAAAAACTTTAGAAATTTTTTTAATTGGCGCTTGCAAAGCAAATTGCGAATATTGCTATTTAAAAAAGCATATAAAAGAATTATATCCATTAGCATTACATAATCAAGAAAAAATTTTAAGTAATTTTAGTTTAATTATTGATTGGTATATAGAAAATGAATTTACTTGTCCAATTGATATATTCAGCGCAGAATGAATAACAACACCATTAGCAAACAAAATATTTGATATTTTATATGAAAAATTTTCAAATGTAGAAAAATCAAAATTACCAAAAGATATTAGAATTGCTGATAATATGCAATTTTTAAAAGATGAAAAAGCAACTGCTGATTTAGAGGCAAATATAGATAGATTAAAATCAATCGGAATAGATTTTCTTATTTCAGCAAGTGTTGACGGAAAATTCTGTGATTTTGGAAGAACAGAAGTAGAAGACGATTTCTATAATAAATTAAATCTTTTTTTAGAAAAACATAAATATTATGTTCACCCAATGATCTCTTCTAATAATGTAAAATTTTGAATACAAAATTTTAAATGGTGGAAAGAAAATTTTTCTCCACGAGTTTGAGATAGAATTATGTCTTTAGAAGTAAGAGATAATACATGAACAGATAAATCTATTCAACAATTAATTCAATACTGTGATTTTTTAGCAGATGAAAAATTTAAATATTTTAATTATGATAAAAAAACAATGTTAAAATTTATTCTTAGTCTTCCAACCCCAGTATATGGAGACACAGAAGATACACCACCAGTATCTTATAATGTAATTGGTCTTCCATCTGTTGATACTTGTTATAATAACGACACAACTTGCTGTAGTATTGGCAATGTCCTCGTTATTAGGGCAGCAGATTTGGTTGTTAACCCGTGTCATAGAACTTATTATGAAGAGTTAAAACTGGGAGAATACGAAATAATTAATAATAAAATTGGAGATTTTGTGCCAACGAATCCTGCTCTTCTGGCATTATATACAAATATAAAAAGATCTTGTTTCCCACATTGTGAAAATTGTAAATTCCAAGGAGTTTGCGTTGGACACTGCCATGGGGCAAGTTATGAAGAATATAGAAATTTATTAGTGCCTCAATATGAAGTTTGTAAAATGTACAGAGCAAAACTTACTTTCTTAATATATAAATATAATATATTAGGAATTTGAGATGAATTAGATAATTTAACAGATCAAGAAATATCTCCAATGAGAAAAACATATTTAAAAGACTTAATCAATTCAATCCTTTATAACATGGAAGGAGAAAAGCCTGTATGTTAGACGATTTTCAAAATATAATTCAATATAGTTACTGTAAAGAGATTGATGAATTATCTTGACAAAGTATTGAAAAAGAATTAGATAAAATGATCGTTGAAAACGGGGACGGAATGGGCCCTTATTCAATTATTGATTTTGAAAGATTACTTTTTTTAGAAAATTTTATAAATTCATGAGATAATGATGACTCAAACAAAGAAAGACTACTGGGAAAATTATTTCAAATAAAAGATATTATAGTAAATAATTATATTTATAAAAAAAGATTAATCCAAAGATGTAATTTAAAAGAATGGGAAATATAATCCCATTCTTTTTTTTTGCTTTTATTAAGATTATATCTTATAATTTTAATAAAAGGAGAATAAAAAATATATGAATTATGCTTATGTAACTTTATTCGGTACAAATGATTTTTTTCCAAACATTTTAGCATTGTCAATTAGTTTTAAAACAGCAAATTCAAAATACCCATTAATTATATTGGTGAATGAAACAATTGATCAAAAAAATATATTATATTTACAAAACAATAATTTAGGAATTATAAAACAAATACCAAACTGGCTATATCATAATGATTATTATAATCATTATCCAGTAGAAGAAAAAATAAAACATTATCAATGCACTAGACAAAAATTTGAAGCATTTAACTTAACTGAATATGATAAATTATGTCTTTTAGATGCAGATGTTGTTTTTTACAAAAACGAAAATTTTGATGATATTTTTGATGAAAAATATGATTTTATTTTCTATGATAAAGGTATATTATATGAAAATGAAAAAGAATTACATCAATTAGCTAGTGAAACATATTTTTTAACGCCAAACAAAGAATTATATTTACAATTAATATCAGATACATTTTTTTCTTGAAATGAACAAAGTGTTTTAAATAAACATTTTTTACCTTTAATATCATCGGGCATATATAAAATTATGCCAAATATAATAAAGAACGAAAATGATAATGAATATGAACAACTTTATTATGAAAAAATTATTGTACATAATGATATTAAAGAAAGTATTAGGGTAGAAAAAATTAGTGATATTTTTGATTATGTAAAAAAAGTAAATGAAAATTTATTTTATTCAAAAAAAGACCCTGCTTTAACAAAAGAAGAATCAATTCAGAAAAATCCATATTTAAACGAATATTTAACAAATAAAAAGGATATTATTTAAAATGAAAAATAAATTAAGTTTATTTACATTAATAGGACTTTTAGCAGGCATTTTATTTGGGCTACTTGCTCAACAACAATATATTTCAACGATTGCACCAATAGGTACATTATATATAACAATATTAAAATATATGGCTGTGCCGGTTGTATTTACAAGTATCACCGTTTCTGTATTTAATTCAATTAAATTAAATAACAAATTAATACCAAAAACATTATTAACCTTTGCTTTAATGTTTATTGCTACATTCCTATTATCCTCTGCAATAGTAATGGTAATTAATCCAGCAAACAGGTTTGTCCTTGAATCTACAGAATGGAATGGATCTACCGCAAATCTTAATATTGGAAATATGTTATTAAATCTATTACCAAAAAACTTAAATAAATTTCTAACGGGAGGATATTTATTCTTTACAATTTTAATTTCATTCGTAATGGGGCTTGTTTGTAATTACACCAACTATGGTCAAAATATTATAAATGTTATAAGCAAAGTAAGAGATTTCCTTATTAAAATATTAGATTATTTTATGTGGGTATCTCCAATCGCTGTTTTTGCGCTTATTAGTAACACAGTGGCGACCTATGGACCAATAGTAGTAGGCGTTGGTACAAAATATATTTTAACAGCATATATTTGCACAATTATTGCTTTGGTTGTTATAATGATTTTACCAATTCTCTTGATTTGTAAAATATCACCAAAAACTTTTATTAAAAAAGTTTATAAGATTTGGTTAATCACATTAAGCACATGCTCAAGCGCGGCTACTTTACCATATACCATCAAGACTTGTAAAGAAGAATTCAATATACCAGAAGAGGTAACTGATGTAGTAGTACCGCTTGGCACAACAATTCATATGTGCGGCGGAGCAGTTTCATTCGCTCTATTGGGGTTGTTCTGTGCGAAATTATTTAGCATTGAAATAACATTCACAAAGTATCTAATGATGTTATTTTTCGCAATGATGATTAATATGGCCGCGCCCGGTATTCCTAACGGCGGAGTTGTTATTGGAGCAACTTATTTACAGCTTTTGGGGATTCCGTTAGACTTTATAGGCTTTTATAGTGGTATTTATAAACTACTTGATATGGTTTATACTTCACTAAATGTCACTGATGATATAGCCTCAAATGTAATAATTAATTATTTAAGGGAGAATTAATTCTCCCTTTATTTTTTTATATTGACAAAATTTGACTTTTATGATATAATTATATTGTAAAAGGAGAAAAATAAGATATGGAATATGACTTACCCAGTAAATGTCCGTTTAATAATAATCAAATTTGCGAATTAATAAATTGCCCCTGTAACTACACCAAACTTTGTAACATTATTGTAGAAAATATAAAAAAAGAAGATATAAAGAACGAGGAAAAAAGCATATCAGAACAAGTGATAGAAACATTAACAGAATGGTTTAAATAAAATGAAATTTGTATTTAAAAACAATAATTGGTGGGAAGTTGAAGGAGATAAAATATATAATTCCAAAGGTGGTTATCAAAAATTAGATAAAAAAGCCACTGTAATAGAAGCAGATGATTGGAGTAGTTTAGACTGGTCTTGTCTTCTTGATAGAAAAAGTTCTATCGGGTGGGTTGCTCCAGATGGAACTTGGTTTGGTTGTTCTTCAAAAAATCAAGAAAAAGTGGCTATATTATTTTTAGGAGCGCCAGAAGAGGAATTAACTCAAAATGGCTGGGTAAAAGTATTTAGAAGTTGGTTTACTTATACAAGAGATTGGTATACAAAAGGAATGGTAGTTAATAAAGCTCAAGCAGATACATTATTTAAAAAGGGCTTTATTGTTGATGATTTTCAAATAATGGAGAAATAAATGACGAAAGAATTTAAAAAAATGAGTTGCCTATTAAGTGCGCTGTTGTGCTTTACTGCATGTGGCTCTTTTGTTCATGCAAAATCTCAAAAAGAAAATAATACCAATATTCCTTCTACTGGAGAACCAATACTTGTAATAGATCAAGAGGACACTTATGATGAACAAAACATTGAAGAAATTGACACTGACCCAACAGTTGAAGGAACTTATGATCTCTTCACCATCACTTACTATTGCGGGTGCGATATTTGTAATGGCAGTTGGGGTGCTTATGACGCCCTTGGTGAGCCCCTTGCAGTTGGCACTGTTGCTTGTAACGTGCTTCCTCTCGGTACTATTGTTTATATTGATGGTAATAAATACGTGGTCAGAGATCGGCTCTCCTCTATTTATGATGGTGAAAACAGGATTGATATCTATGTTGAAAGCCATGATCTCGCTAATGAGTTGGGCATTAGATATGATGTGGAGGTATTTATTGAGAACTATTAGAAAGATGAAAGCAGATGAGTAATAATTTAAAAAATGATAATAGCGGAGATAGCTTAAAAATATTTTTAAACGAAATTAAAAATATTCCTCTATTAACTCAAGAAGAAGAAATTGAACTTGGGAAACAAATAAAGCAAAAAAATAAAGAGGCAATTGATAAATTAATTGTCTCTAATTTGCGTTTAGTGGTTAATATAGCTAAAAAATATGTGGGAATAGGAATTCCATTAATTGATTTAATTCAAGAAGGAACAATTGGGTTACAAATCGCCGCGGAGCACTATGATTATACACTTGATTTTAAATTTTCTACCTATGCAACATATTGGATAAAACAGAGAATTATGAAATCAATTGTTGATAATTCTAAAACAATTCGTTTACCGGCAAATGTTATTAACGAAATGGCTCAATTAAATAAAAGAAAAGAAGAGTTTATTGAAGAATACGGTAGAGAACCTGATTTTTCAGAGCTATTAGAAATGACAAATATGAGTTCTGACAAATTGTTAGATATTATGCAAGTTCAGCAAGGCGCTATATCTCTTGATGCGTTAATACCAGATAGCGATAATGATTCTACTTTTGGTGATTATATAAAAGATAATCACATAATTAGCCCAGAAGATTATAGCAGGATAATGGATAAAAAAGAGGTAATTTTAGATGTTTTAAGTACGCTTGATGAACGGGAAAAAGATATTTTAATAAAGCGTTTTGGACTTGATAATGGAGTTCAAAAGTCATTAGAACAGGTTGGCGATTTAGTTGGGTTAACGAGAGAAAGGGTACGCCAGATAGAGATTTCTGCTTTAACAAAATTAAGAAATCCAATAAGAGCAAATATACTGGCTGAGTATATGTAATGAAAAATATATTTATAGATTTTGAAGCAACCCAATATACGCAAGAAATTATTTCAATTGGGGCAACAGCAAAAAGTGGAGAAGAATTTTATTCATTGGTAAAGCCAAAGCATAAAATAGGAAATTTTGTATCTGGTTTAACCGGTATTAAAGAAGAAGATTTGGAAAATGCGCCAACGGCTGATATAGTTTTTTCTAATTTTTTCTCTTGGTTACAAGAGATAAATAAAGATAATAAAAAAATAAAATTTATTTGTTATGGAAATTGCGATTTGTTATTTGCATCAAATACGTTAAAAAATTTAGACAATTCAATGACAGCACAAATGGCATTATCATTAATTATTTCAAATATAGTTGATTATGCCGACTATGTGAAATCATATTTTGGATTATCAAAATATGTATCATTATTAAAAGTGGCTCAATATTATTCAGGAGAAGATTTAAATCAAGATCATAACGCATTAAACGATGCCAAATTATTAAGATTTATATATGAAAAAATTCAAAATGGAGTGCAATTAGTAGATAATCCTTTTGAAGAATATATGCAACGAATTGAAGTTTATGACACTGAAGATAATTTAGTTGAAACTTTTTATGGAATGGCGCAAGCAACGAAATGGATAATTGAAATAAACCATATTCCACAAAATGCGTATAAGAAAAGAATAAAAAATAAAATAATTTCCGCTTCACAGCAGAAACAGACCTATTGCGGATTTAAATGGGTAATTACTGATTAAGGGTTAGATAAAAAATCTAACCCTTTACTTTTTTTAAAAAATATGATATAATATATATAGTAAAAGGAGTAAAGAAAATGTATTGTGGTTATATTGTAAAAATTGATAAGTTAAGAAAACATACCAATGCAGACAGATTACAAATTGCCACGGTTTTTGGTAATGACGTTTCTGTTGGGTTGGATGTTAAATTAGGAGATATTTTAATTTATTTCCCAACAGATGGACAGTTATCTACCGAATATTGTGAATATAATAATCTTCTCCGGAAAAGAGATGCAAACGGTGATAATATTGGTGGTTATCTTGATCCAAGCAAGCGCAATGTAAAAGCAATTAAATTACGTGGTGAAAAATCTGACGGATTATTAATGCCACTTTCTTCACTTGATTATTTTGAACACGATGAATTAAATGTCGGCGATAAAATTACTGTATTAAATGGGCATGAAATTTGCACAAAATATATTCCAAGAACTAACTCATCTGGGCCAAGAAACCTTGGAAATAAAACGAGAAAAAGAAAAGCGCCAATTTCTCCATTGTTTATTGAGCACGCTGACACAGAACAACTCGCATATAATCTTAATGTATTTAAACCGGGGGATGAGATTGAGATTACTTTAAAAATGCATGGCACATCTCAAAGAACTGGATATTTGCCTGTATTTAAAAAATTTAAACGATCATTATTAGATATTATTTTACGAAGACCGGGTAAACCAATTTATGATTGGGGTTATGTTACGGGTACACGCAGAGTTGTCTTAGATACATATGATGGCGGATATTATGGTGGTAATCAATTTCGTGAACAACATGCAAAATTCTTTGAGGGGAAACTCTTAAAAGGCGAAGAAGTTTTTTACGAGGTAGTTGGTTATATTGATGAAAATAATCCTATTATGGGCAAGGGCAATAATAAGAAAATTAATGATAAAGATTTTCTTAAAAAGTATGGGGACACAACTGTTTTTTCTTATGGATGTAACCCCGGAGAAAGCAAAGCCTATGTTTATCGTATGACAATGACAAACGAAGATGGTGATATTGTAGAATATACGCCTGATTTTATGCGATATCGTTGTGAACAGATGGGAGCAAATACTGTTCCTATGTTTACTAAATTTATTATTCCAGATATTGATTATCAAGATGCTACAACCGGAGAACAACTTTGTGTCGGAGATTATGTAAAAGATATTGCGGAAGAATACTATGACGGGACAGATCCAATCGGCAGAACTCATATTCGAGAGGGGGTTGTTGTTAGAATTGTAAATAGACCAAAATTTTGTGCATACAAACATAAGAATTTCTTTTTTAAAGTTCTTGAAGGATTAATTAAAGAAGATGCAACTGCACCAGATGTTGAAGAAGCTCAGGAGGTATTAGATGAGAACTAAGGCTGAACGGAGAAAATCTACTTATAAACACATTAGGAAAAACTATAAAGAAAAATCAATTTATAGTAAATTTCATGGAAAAGAAGAAGAACAACCACATCGTCTTTATAAAGGAAATAATTTCACAAAGAAGCAAGGACGTCTTACTATAAGACCTAAAACAAAAAAAGATTTAGTAGATGAAATTACAGAAAGAGAAATGCTAAACGAGGACGAAATTGATTAAATCAAAATAACCTATTTTAATTTATAGTTAGAGTAGGGGATGCTGTCCATTGAGCGTCAGGCTTTCTTGCGCTTGATTTTGATATAAAGGGGGTAGTTTAAACCGATTAAACTGCCCCCACTTTTTTATTTTTTAGGGAGGAATTTGATATGGATCAAAAAATTGCTTTATATATCCTTGGGGGATTACTTTGCGCAATTGGCGTTGTTCGTCTTTTATTAATTTTTACTACAAAAGCAAAAGCAAAAGCAAAAAAATAGCATTTTATAAAAATTATGAAGATAATTATTATAGAAAGGATATAATAATTATGGAAGAAAATTTAAAAATTGATGAGTTAAAAGACGAGATAAATGATATAGACATAAAAATTGTATTACTTTTAAATCAACGAGCAGATTTTAGTACAGAATTAAACAATTTAAAAAAAGAGTTAGGAATTGATTTTTATGATAAAATGGAAGAAATTGAAATTATGGAATCATTAGAAGAAATGTCTAACTACAATAATATGATAAATACAATTTATCCATCTATATTAAAGTATTGTAGAAGCCTCTATGAATAGAGGCTTATTTTTTTTATATGGGGACAATTTATAACGATTAGATGATCGTTATTTTTATATAAAATGAGAATAAGGAGGTGCATAATATGTTAGATATGATGACAGGTTTAGCTGTATTATTATTTACATATGGCTTCACAATCTCCTATCATGTAATGGGCTCCACTAAATTTTATATGATTAAAAAATTTCAATGGAGAAAAGCATTATTGGGTATCTATCAAGAATTAGGATATTTTTTATTTTTATTTCTAATATTTATGTTACCTGTTTTTATAGATTTAGATACTCTTGGAGTAGATTTATCTTTAGAAAAAATTGTTACAGTCGTTTTAGTTTTCCCTTTAGTTGCATCAATTAAAAATTGCTATGAAAAATCAATTGAACTTAAAAATATTGATATATCAGAACTTGATCAATTAATTGATGGCGAAGAAGGAATTGTATTAAAAACCGATAGTAACAAAGAATTAAATGTAAATGTTACGTTGAAAGGAGATATTGACTATGGCAAGAAAGAGCAATCAACAGCCAAGCCTAAAAAGCCAAAAGGCTAAATCCACAAAACTTACCATTGAACAAAAGAAAGAAATGGTTAATATTTTAAAAGACTTAAAAGAAGAACAAACTACTTTTAATGCTGACCCAATAAGTGAATTAGTAGCTGATGGAGAAGTTGAAAATGCAGTTTAATATTAGAACAACAAAACCGCAAGCTGGTAATAAAAACTATATTAAAACAACTTATGGTGGTTGAAATACTTGTGTTATTGGGAGTCCAACAGATAAAGATTGTAATGTTTTAAGCAATTGCGTTGGATATGCAAGTGGAAGATTTAATGAAATTTATAATGAAATTACTGGACACACTGGAAGCCATAAGTGAAATATTCTTAATTGCAATGCTGAAAACTTTATTGAAAGAGCAGAACAATTAGGATTAAAAATTTCAAAAACGCCAACTCTTGGTGGTATAATGGTATGACAAAAAGGTAGTTTAAATTGGCAAGATGGCGCTGGCCATGTTGGTGTTGTTGAAAAAATTATTGACGATAATACCATTTATACAAGCGAAAGTGCATGAGGTGGTAGCGCATTTTATAATTCAACCAGAAGAAACACAAATGGTAGATGGGGTATGGGCTCAGCTTATTCTTTTAGAGGCTGTATTGTAAACCCGGCTGTTAAAACCATAAAAGTTGCATCAAATGTTAAAAGAGATGAAACAAAAGAGCAGGTTGAAGTATTGGTTCCAGATTTAAATGTTAGAATGGAACCAAGCACAAAAGCAACACGTATTGGATTTGCTAAAAAAGGATATTACAATATTTTAAACAAAAAAGTTGCTGAAGGGTATACTTGATTAAATATTGCCGAAGATCAATATATCGCATTTAACAATGAGTGAGAAAAAATTTTGGAACCTAAGAAAGAAGAAGAACCGGTAGTGCCAACCCCAACTCCAATTCCAGAACCAATTAAACCAACTTTAAAATTTAAAATTGGCGATCAAGTTGTTATTTCTGGTAAATTATATGCAAGTTCAAATGCAACTATTGCCACGGCTTCTGTATTAGGAAAAGTGACAAAAATTACGCGAGTCGTCGCTGGTGCAAAACATCCATATAACACCACAAATGATTTGGGTTGAATGGATGAAAGCTCAATTCAATTCTATAATAACGCAGTACCAAAAGAAACAATTAAGGTTGGAGATAAAGTAAAAGTATTAAAAAATGTAACATATGATGGTAAAAAATTCTTGGCTTTATTCTCTAAATATGATGTTATTGAAGTTAAAGGCAATAGAATTGTTATTGGTATTGGTAAGGTTGTTACCGCGGCGGTTCATAAAGACAATTTAAAGAAGGTATAATTATGAAAGAATTTAAGTTTAAACCCGGAGATGAGGTACTAATTACTGGAAAAATTTATCAATCAGCAAATGGCACTTTATATGGTAAAACTTTAAATAAATTTAAAGCAACTATTAAAAAAATTGCTGAAAAAGGAGCGCACCCATACGCTATTGAAGGAATGTGGGGTTGATTCGATGAAAAAGAATTAAGTCCGTATGTTGCGCCACCAGAAATTTCTGTTGGCGATAAAGTGAAATTAATTAAAAATGAAACATACAATCATAAAAAAATAGTTCTTTCCCCGTATATTGATTATCAAGTAAATAATATTGAAGATAATAAAGTTTATGTATCATTCCGTGATACAAATTTTATTGTTGATATTTATAACCTAAAAAAAATTTAGAAAATGACTGATTTACAACAAGAATATCAAGATGCTATTAAAAGGTATCATGATTTAGAAGTTTTAGTTTCGCAAAGAATTGCGGGGACATCTGGAGCAGAATCAAATTGCCCTGATGAGCTATTAAAACAGCATTTAGCTATTTTAAAAGGGTATATAAGAACTTTAGAAGAAAGATTAAAATACGAATAGGGAAAAACATATTTGCTTTTCCCTATTTTTTTTGACTTTTTCTTATAAAAATGTTATAATTTTATTAGAAAGGGTTAAAATAACATATGAAAAGAATACAAAAATTTGCTGAATTAAGAAAAAATTTAAAACAAGATTTAAGAAATCCCGGGCAGATTGAGTTAGACAAAGAAATTGAGGCAATGACAACCCACAAAAATATTGGAACAATTAACAAACCAGTTGTAGTTGGTGTTACTTGCATTGGAGTTTCTGCTTTTTTAGCTGGTTATACTTTTGGTAAATTAGGAGGAAATAAGCATGAAATTTAATAATAACACAAACATTCCAAATAAAATTGTTCAAATGGCGGTTAATTCTTTAAATAGCGAGACTGAATATGGCGAGGTAAAAAAACCAGCATTCAGTTTTACTGACGCCTATGGAGTTACAACTACAACCTATAAAGTAACACTTCAAGATTTTCCAACAATGATAATTAAAGACAACGGAAAATTTTATGATGTTACTACCGTTGGAAATGAAAAATTTTACAACATTGATAGGGATGGGAAAAAAATTTAAAAAAAATTTGTTTTTTTTAAAAAAAAATATTATAATAATATTAGAAAGCATTGGGAAGTGCTTTCATCCCCAATTAATTCCTATATCCCTGATGTGATTGTTAGCATTTCAACACTAAAAGAAATGCTTTTTTTATTTTATATTGATTTTTTAAAAAAATATGGTATAATATATATATAAAGGAGTATGAAAATTATATGTTAAGTGATATTGAAATCGCCCAGAGTGCTGAATTAAAACCGATTGAAGAAATCGCACAAAAATTAAGCATTCCGCAAGATAAACTAACAAAATATGGCGATAATATGGCAAAAATTGATTATCGGTTAGCATATAGAGATGGAAAATTGGGAAAGTTAATTCTTGTCACAGGAACAAATCCAACCCCAGCAGGAGAAGGTAAAACAACTGTGGCTATTGGGTTAGCAGATGCCATAGCGCAGCGAGGTAAAAATGCCTGCGTTTGCCTACGTGAACCATCTCTTGGACCAGTTTTTGGCGTAAAAGGTGGTGCTGCTGGCGGAGGATACTCACAGGTCGTACCTATGGAGAATATTAACTTACATTTCACTGGTGATATTCACGCCATTGAAAGTGCTAATAATCTCTTAGCCGCTATGATTGATAATCATATTTATCAGGGCAATGAACTTAATATCAATCCAGAAAAAATTACTTGGCGTAGATGCATGGATATGAATGATCGCCATTTAAGAAAAATTAAGGATGGGCTTGCTGATGAAAAATCAGTTGAAAGAGAAGATGGATTTGATATTACTGTTGCAAGTGAAGTAATGGCTGTATTTTGTTTAAGTAGAACTTTATCAGAACTTAAAGATAATCTTGGAAATATTATTTTTGGCTATGATAAAGACGATAAACCACTTTATGTTAGACAACTTCACATGGAAGGCGCAATGACGGCAATCTTAAAAGATGCTTTTAATCCAAATTTAGTTCAAACTCTTGAAGGAACACCTGCTATTATTCATGGTGGACCATTTGCAAATATTGCACATGGGTGTAATAGCATTGTCGCAACAAAACTGGGCATGAGCTTATCTAATTATGTTGTCACAGAAGCTGGATTTGGTTCTGATCTTGGAGCTGAAAAGTTTTTAGATATTAAATGTCCAAAACTTGGGTTTGCGCCTGATTGTATTGTCATAGTTACAACTACACGCGCATTAAAATACAACGGAAATGGGATTTTAAAAGATGGATTATGCAATCTTGGACAGCATATTGATAATATGAAAGGATATAATATCCCAGTAGTAGTAGCTATCAACGCTTTTGGCGATGATGTTCCCGATGATTTATCAACAATTGGCGAATACTGTGAAAGCAAAAATGTTAAATGGGAAATTACAACTGCGCATGATGATGGCTCTTTTGGAGCAAGAGCATTGGCAAACAGTGTAATTGAATTATGCAATGAATCTCATCAATCAGTTGTAACCGCGTATGGATATGATAACACAATTATTCAACGAGCAAATGAATTAGCAACAACAATTTACCACGCGAGTGCCATGAGCTTTACAATCGAGGCAGCGCAAATGTGTAAAAAGATTGAAGAAATGGGTTTTAGTAATTTGCCTATCTGTGTCGCAAAAACGCAATATAGTTTTAGCGATAATCCTAAATTACTTGGTGCACCGAACAATTTTATAATGAATTGCAGAGAAGTAAGGCTCTGCGCTGGGGCTGGCTTTATCGTTTTAATTTGTGGGAAAATTATGACTATGCCGGGTCTCCCTAAAAATCCCGCAGCGGAAAAAATAGACGTGGATAATGAAGGTAAAATAATAGGATTATTTTAAAGATGGAAGTATATATAACATCAGATTTGCATTTTGGACATAATCGTGATTTTCTTTATGGATCACGCGGTTTTAATAATATTTATGAGCATGATAAAGCTATAATAGATAATTGGAATAGTATTGTAAATGAAGAAGATCTTGTCTATATATTGGGTGATATTATGCTCAATGATAATGATTATGGATGCAAGTGTTTTAATCAGTTAAATGGCTTTAAAGAAATTATTCTTGGCAATCATGACTCAGACGCAAGAAAAGAATTATATAACAACCTTCATGGTGTTTTAGATGTTTCTTTGGCAAAAATAATTAAATATGATAAATACCATTTCTTTTTGTGCCATTATCCAACAATTACCTCAAATCACGACTACAAAAAACCGTTAAAAAATAGAATTATTAATCTATGCGGGCATACTCATACAAATGATAAATTTAAAGACTGGGATAAAGGTTATATTTATCATTGTGAACTTGAAGCTCATAATATGAAACCAATCAACATGGACTCTGTCGTTAAAGATATAGAACAAAAAGCAGGGGTAGAATAATCTACCCCTTTATTTTTTTAAAAAAATATGGTATAATATATATAGAAAAGGTAAATAATATGAAAAAAACTATATATATTGCTTCTGGAGCACCGTGTTCTGGTAAAACTACTTTTATAGACCAAAGAATTGACGCTTTAGGTGGAATTCGTATTTCAAGAGATGAAATTCGTTTTTCAATGCTTAAACCCGGTGACTATTATTTTAAAAATGAGGCAAAAGTTTTTAAAGAGTTTATAGATAAAATACAAAAAGCTATTAATAATCCAATAGGAAAAAAAGAAATTTATATTGACGCAACCCATTTAAATAAAAGGTCAAGACAAAAAGTACTTAATAGATTAAACTTAAAAAATGTTAAAGAAATTATTATTTTATGGTTTAATATCCCTCTTGAAGAATTATTAGCAAGAAATGAAAAAAGGTATGGTATTGAAAAAATACCAGTAGACGCAATAGAAAGAATGAAAAATTCTATGGATATCCCATCCAACGAAGAAAAAGACGCTCGTTTAAAATATTATTGGGAAATTGATAGCGATGGATGGATAACAGAGCATACATTATAAAAAGGAGATATAATGAAACAAGAAATTTATAAAGATTTAGAATTTGATTTTGATGAAGAGCTTGGTACAACAACATGTATAATGAAATATGACAATCATGTTTTTTATGGGCGCGCCTATTGCGCAAAAGAAGATATGGATTATCTCAGTAAAAAGACAGGACAAGAAATTGCGTTTAATAGAGCAACCGTAGAAGTTCTTCGATATGAAAAAAACCGTTTAACAAATGAATTAAATGGATTAAAATCGCTTTATTATTCAATTAAACATAGTAAAAGATATAACCCAAAATCTTATGAGGCAATTATGTTACGTCATCAAATGAATATGCGAGATAATGATATCACACAATTAAAAATTGATATTAAAACAACTAAACAGTATCTTAAGAACTATATTGACCAAAAGGATAAAGCATATAAACTTTGGCGTAAGAACAAAAAAGAACAGGACAATACAAATTAATTGTCCTTTTTCAATGCTTATAGAAAGTAGAGAAAGCATAGCCTCGTATGGCAGATATAAAAAATAATAATTGGCTTCTCTCACTCCCGGGTAATGAGTATAAACTTACCCTTCTTTTTATGTCTATTTATTTGACTTTCATAAAAAAATTAAGTACTATTATAAAGGAAGAAATGGTTGAGGGCGTTTTCTTCCTTTATTTTTTTTATATATTAATAATATATTATTACTTATATATTATTTGAAAAAATTCTAGGCTTCGCCTAGAATTTTTTCTACAACTTTTGCTAACTATCTCATAACCTTGATTTTTTTGAAAAAAAGGTGTATAATAGTATTAGAAAAAGTTAAAAAGGGGTTTTTATATGGAATATTACATTTATACAGATGGATCAGCTAAAAATAATGGCTCAGAATCTTCAATTGGTGGATACGGTTTTGTTGTTACTGATTCTTCTGGACGTTTAATTGATGCCTATGCAAAAACAAATATAGAAAACACGACAAATAACAGAATGGAATTAACTGCTATTCTAGCCGCCCTTTTTATGTACGAAAAAAGAATGCGAATTAAAGACGAAAGAGCATATATTTATTTATTTTCTGATTCAAATTATGCTTTAAACTCTTTATTTAAATGGTGTCCAGAATGGGAAAGAAATGAATGGAAAACTGCCTCTGGATCCGATGTTAAAAATTTAGATTTAATTCAGAATTTTTATAACAAACAATGGAAGCCATATCTTGAAAACATGAGAGATGGAAAAAGAAATTCATGGTCAAGATTTAGCTATCAATATGTTCAAGGTCATGCAACATCAAAATGGAATAATATCGCAGATAAACTCGCTACTGGCCAAATAACGCCGGAGGATGTTTTAAAAAATGAATAAAAAAATTATTGAAAAAATAGATAATTATGTCCAATGGGATTTTGGAATTACTCTTGATGAATTAAAAGAAGAAATAAAAAATAATGAAGCAATCCGAGTTGTTAATTATATATTAATTTCTATATCCATGATAATATTATTGGGTGTATTAACATTAGCTTTATTTCTACTGACTCTTGGGCATCCACTGCTTGTATTTATATTATTATATATTGATTTGCTTTTAGTTGTTTATGCTTATTATGTTTATAGTGATAAAATAAAAATGGGATATATTTTGAAAAATATAAAAAAATATGTTAATATAAAATTCAGAAAAAGTTAATAAGTAGGAGGTATTGATGGCAAAGAAAAAAGGATTATATACAAAAGATAGCATTGAATCATTATCCCCATTAGAGTTTACAAGATTAAGACCACAGGTTTATGCAGGAGACTGCACATACTCAACTCAGCTTTTGGTTGAAATACTTTCAAATTCTGTTGATGAATTTAGACTTGGCCATGGAAATCAAATTGATATTAGTATTAATAAAGATATAATTACGGTTTCAGACTATGGACAAGGTTTTATTCCGAATTCTTTTAGAGAAGATGGTAAAACAATTCTTGAAGCAGCGTTCAGTGTTCTTAACACTTCTGGTAAATATAGAGAAGATGGCACATATGAAGGAACTTCTTTGGGTTCATTTGGTATAGGTAGTAAAATTACTACTTTTTTGTCTCATTGGCTTGAAGTTGAAACTGTTAGAGACAACGAAAGTGAGAGGATTGTATTTAAAGAAGGTGTATTTGAAGATAGAATTGCAGATGAAAATGTTAATTCTCATTCTGGCACAACTGTCTCTTGGCAACCATCAGAAGAATTCTTTACTCATACTGAAGTTGAAATAGGTAAAGTTAAAGATCTATTAAAAACAACCGCTGCATTATGTCAGGGTTTAACAATTAATTTAGTTTATAATGGCGAAAAAACAAGTTATTATTCAAACAATGGTATTGATGATTTGGTCGATGAGGCCGTTAAAGATAAAGAATTAATTGATAACAGGTGTAAATTTAATTTTCAACAGGGTAAAGAAAAGATGGATTTTGTATTAACTTATACAATTAATTATTCATCAACGATTGTCCCTTATGTTAATACCGGTCTTACAGAAAAAGGCCCGCATATTATAACAATAAAAACAATTTTAACAAGAGAATTTAATAAGTTCTTTAGAGAAAAAGGTTGGATTAAAGATAAAGAAGATAACCTTTCTGGCGACGACGTCCAAGAGGGCATGTATATTGTGTTTAATATAACTGCTCCAAATGTTGGATATGACGCTCAGGTTAAATCTACAATTACTCAAATTGATATGACTAATTTTTCAACTGCTCTTGTTGAAAATTTAAATATTTGGTTTCAAAGAAATGAAAAAGAAGTTAAATTAATTGCCGATAAAGCTTTAGCGGCGAGAAGAGCAAGAGAAGCGGCGAAAAAAGCCAGAGATAATGCAAGAGCATTAGAAACGAAAGCAAAAACCAAATTTATTAATTTACCAACCAAACTGGTTGATGCTTGGAGTAAGAATAGAAGTGAATGTGAATTATTCATTTCAGAGGGCGATAGCGCAGCGAATGGTTTAATTTCTGCAAGAGATGGTAAAACCCAAGCGATTTTCCCGATTCGTGGTAAAATATTATCAGTTCGTAAAGCCTCGGTGGATAAAATTTATGCAAACCAAGAGATAGCAAATATTGTTCAGGCTCTTGGACTTGAAATTGATAAAAAAACACAAAGGCTGATTTATGATGAAAATCGTTTAAGATATGGTAAAATCATATTTGCCTGTGATGCTGATCCAGACGGTCAAGCAATTAAAAATTTATTAATTAACTGTTTCTATTGGTTATGTCCAGAACTTTTAACAAAAGGTCATATTTATGTAGCTGTACCTCCTTTGTTTAGAATTACAACAAAGAAAAATGAATATATTTATTTAAAAGATATGGATGCTTTAACTGAATATAGAAAGAAGCATAAGAATGATAAGTATTTAATCAATAGAATGAAAGGTCTTGGTGAACAAGACCCAGAAGAATTGGCTGAATGCCTTTTGGAACATGCGACCCGTAATGTTCAACAGTTAGTTGTTGAAGATGAAAAGAAAGTAGATGATTTACTTGAAATCGTTGAAGGACCTGCGGTTCCGCCAAGAAGAGAATATTTATTACAGCACGGAGAGGAGGTAACTGAATAATGGGTGTAAATGTATTAGATGAATTACATGATAACTTTGTAGATTATGCGTATGAGGTTAATAGTCAGCGTGCCTTCCCTTCTGTTGTTGATGGGTTAAAACCCGGACAGAGAGCTTGTTTATGGGAGTTCTTTGTAAAAGGTTATAGTTCAAATAAACCCCATGTAAAATCGGCAAAAGCTAGTGGAGGTGTTATTGGCTCTTGGTGGCCACATGGTGATACCGCAATTTATGAAACATTTGCTCGTATGAGCCAGCCTTGGATTAACAATATTCCAGAGATTGATTGGCACGGCGCGAATGGATCAATCAAAGGAGGGCCAGAACCAGCAAGTGCTCGTTATACAGAAGCGAGATTATCGAAGGCGAGTGAAGATGGTTTCTTTACAAATATCAAAAAAGATACAGTAAAGATGATACCAAACTTCAGTGAAGATGATGAATGGCCAGAGGTATTCCCAGCAATATTCCCAAGATTATTTGTAAATGGTAGCCAAGGTATCGGATACACTATTGCTAACTCTTGGTTGCCCGGTAATCTTAATGAGTTCTTTGAAAAAGTAAAACAGTATCTCAAAACAGGTGATATTGATTTTGAAAATATTTATCCAGATTTCCCAACAGGCGGTATAATTATCAATAAAGATGAACTCCAAGATATTTATGCTACTGGTAAGGGTAGAGTTGTTCTTCGTGCAAAAACAGACATTAAAGATAATAGTATTCTTATTACAGAATTACCTTATCAGGTTTATGTTGAGCCATTAATTAATTCTATTAAAGATCTGGTAAACAAAGAAGAAATCACTGGTATTAAAGATATTTATAATAAATGTGATAAAAATAATTTATTAATTGAAATTGAATGCGATGGTTCTCCAAAAGTAGTGCTTAATAAATTATTTTCAATGACCGAATTACAGAAAACTTATAGCGCAAATCAATATGCGATGATTACAAAAGTTCCCGAATTATTGAATTTAAAACAATATATTGAGGCTTATATTAATCACAATATTACTTGTTTAACAAAGGCGCATGAATTTGATCTGAAGAAAATTGAAGAACGCCTTGAAATTGTTAATGGATTATTAAAAGCATTAGAAGATATTGATAATATTATTAAACTTATTAAAGAAAGTGAAAGCGCAAGTACTGCAAAGAAAAATCTTATTAAAGTTTATGATTTTACCGAAAATCAGGCTCAAGCAATTCTTGATATGAAATTAGCAAAATTAGCTCATTTGGAAGCGGTTGAGTTAAATAAAGAAAAAGAAGATCTTGATAAAGAAGCAGAAGAACATCGTACTGCTTTAAGTAACAGTTCAATTATAAAAGAAGAATTTAAAAAGACCTTGGGAAATTTTGTAACTAAATATGGTTATTCAAGAAAAACTTTGGTAACACAAATAGACGAGCCAAAAGACGAAGAAAAAGAAATTGCCGAGGTTGAGCCAGAACAGTGTATGGTTGTAATGTCTGAAAGCGGGTATATTAAGCGTATTCCTATTACTTCATTCCATGCTCAAAAAAGAAATGGTTATGGAGTTAAAACACAAGACGATATTACAATGGCAACCATTAGGACTAATACAATTGATAATTTATTAGTATTCACAGACAAAGGACAGTTATATAAATTATTAGTAAATGATATCCCTATTGGCACTAATTCAGCAAAAGGCACTTCAATTAAAGCACTGGTTGAAATGGATGCCAACGAAAAAGTAGAAACTATTTATTCAATTTATCGTGGGACAGAAGCTCAATTTGTATTCTTTGTAACTCAAAATGGAATGATTAAAAAGACCCCATTAGATGAATATACAAATATTAGAAAGAAAAAGGGGCTCGCGGCGTTAAAGTTAAAAGATGGAGATAGCCTTGTAAATGTCCTTATTCTTAAAGACGAGGATGTGATTGTTTCTACGTATGGTGGAAAAATTATTAGAATTAAATCAACTGACGTAGGAATTTCAAGTAGAGTATCGCAAGGATTAGTTGGTATTAAATTAGAAGAAGGAGATTATGTAACAAGTCTCGCTGCGATTAGAGATGCAAATGATGACGTGGCTGTATTTACGTCAAAAGGATATGGTAAAAGAGTTCCACAAAAAGACATTTCATCACAAAAACGCGGGGGTAAAGGTTTAGTGATGTATAAACCAGATGAAACAAGAGGCGGTATTATTGCCCTTGCTCTTGTAAATGATAGCGACTCTTTGCTATTGGTTGGTGAAAATAATTCAATTTGTATTGACGCTTCACAAATTCCAGTAACTTCTCGTGTTGCGAAGGGTAATATACTTATAAAAGGCAATAGCATTGTAAGCGTATCAAAAGTATAAAGTAAAGGAGAAATCCTTTACTTTTTTTATTTTTTATGATATAATATAAGTATAAGGAGAAAAACGTAATGTATAACCGTGAAGAAGCATTAAAAAGAATAGAATATCTTATAGAACAATTAAATTATCATACGAAGTTATACGACGAAGGTAAGCCCATAATCTCTGACACAGAATGGGACTCTATGTATTTTGAATTACAAGAATTAGAAATGTTATTCAATATACACTTGCCAAATTCACCAACAAGTAAGGTTATTTTTGAAGTAAAGAATGAATTAAAGAAAGTTCATCACAATCATGATATGTTATCTCTTGGTAAAACAAAAGATATGAAAGAAGTCCATGATTTTCTTGGTTCAAAAGATTTTATAACAATGTTAAAAATGGACGGTCTAACTTGCTCTCTTTATTATAAAGATGGCGTTTTAGTTTCCGCAGAAACTCGTGGTGATGGCTATATTGGTGAAGATGTTTTACATAATGTTTTAACCATTGATAATGTGCCAAAGAGAATTAGTTATAAAGATGAATTAATTATTGATGGTGAGATTATTTGCACTTATCAAGATTTTGAAGAGTTTAAAGATGAATATCAAAACCCGAGAAACTTCGCCGCCGGATCGATTAGATTACTTGATAGTAAAGAGTGCGCCAAAAGAAAATTGACATTTGTTGCTTGGGACGTTATTAAGGGTTTTGATAATCTTAAATATCTAAATCAAAAGTTTCAAGAAATTGGTAAACTTAATTTTACAGTTGTACCTTGGTTAATGGGCGATGACTGGGATGCAAAAGAATTTTTAGTTAATCAAGCAAAAAAATTAGGCTATCCAATAGATGGTTTAGTTTTTAAATTTGATGATATTGAATATGGTAACTCACTGGGGCAAACTGATCATCATAAAAGAAATGCCATTGCTTTTAAATTTGAAGATGAGGTTTATGAAACAAAATTAAAAACAATTGAATGGACTATTGGGCGTACTGGTGTCTTAACCCCGGTTGCTGTTTTTGATCCAGTAGAAATAGACTTTACAAGAGTTGAAAAGGCAAGTTTACATAATGTAAGTGTTTTGCGAGATATTCTTGGAGAACATCCATGGGTTGGACAAAAAATAAAAATTAGTAAACGTAATATGATTATTCCACAAATAGAATGGGCTGAAAAAGAAAATAATGGGGACAATTTGATATAATCAAATTATTCCGTTTTTCTTTATAAATAGGAGGAATAAAAAATGTTTACAATTTATTTACATAAAAATAAAATTAATAATAAAGTTTATATTGGACAAACATCGCAACCACCAATAGATAGATGAAAAAATGGTAAAGGTTATACGCAATGCTATCATTTTAATAATGCAATACAAAAATATGGGTGAGATAATTTTGAGCATATTATTTTAGAGCAAGGAGATTGAACGCAAGAAGAGGCGAATTATAAAGAACAATATTATATTAATTTATATGATAGTACAAATATAAATAAAGGTTATAATATTACTAATGGTGGAAGTAATAATATTTCACCAAATGCTTTGCCAAATGCAATAAATTGAATGCGAGCACATCCTGATTTTGGATTAGCGAGGGCCAATGATATGTTAAAATGACAAAAAGAACATCCAGATGACGTTAAAAAGCAAAGAGAAAGAGCACAAAAAAAAATGGCAGAAGCAAGAAAAAGAAAAGTATTATGTGTAGAAACTGGTGTTATTTATGAAAGTGCGTCAGAAGCAGCAAGACAAAACAAAGGAACAACACAAAGTAAAATTTGTATGGTGTGCAGAGGACAAAGAAAAACGGCGGGAAGATTACATTGGAAATATGCTGAATAATATAAAACAAAAAATTTTAAAATATAAATATAAAAAAGCAAAAAATATTTATATTATAGGTTGTTGGGCTCATTGGGGGATACTAACCGCTAAATATAGCGGTCAAATGGATAAAGATGGTAATCCATTAACAATTCATTTTACAGACCATAATGGGTTAAAAGAAGAATATTATATTGCTCCGTGGTATACAGAAACGACTGGGATTGTTATAGGATATTCTTTTAATGAAAAACAAGCAAAGAGTATTGTAGAAAGGATAATAAATAATAAATGGTAGAAAAAAAATATATAGAGCTTCCAGAGTTTTGTCCTTATTGCGGTCATGAAATAGATTATATAACTTCACCTGATGGAGTAATAATAGCAAAATGTTCTAATGATAATTGTATTGGTAAAAAAGTTTATAAAATTGATCATTTTTGTAGTAAAAAAGGCTTAGATATTAAACACATTTCTGAAAATATAATTGAAGATTTTATTGATGAAGGGTACCTTAATACTTTTAGTGATATTTTTACACTAAAAGAGCATAGAAAACAATTAATTAATATTGAGGGGTATGGCGCCAGAAGTATAGATAGAATATTGTCTATGATTGAAGAAGCTAAAAATACAACTCTTGACAAGTTTATATCTGCGCTTGGCATTGATTTAATTGGGTCTAGTGTTTCAAAAGATTTGTGTAAAATATTTAAAACATATGATGATTTTAAATCTGCGTGCGTTAATGGATATAAGTTTGAAGAGTTAGAAAATTTTGGCGAAGCTAAGGCAAATAGTTTAAGAAGTTATAATTTTGATGAGGCTGATAAGGTTTATATGTATCTCAATGTTTCTAATCCGTTGTTTGAAACCAATGAGGAAAAACCGTTAAATGGTATTACCGTTGTTATAACAGGCTCACTTGGCATTTTTAAAAACAGAGACGCAATGAAAGAAATGATTGAAAAATATGGCGGAAAAGTAGCCGGTTCGGTTAGTAAGAATACCACCGTGCTTGTTAATAATGATATTAATTCCACTACTGGTAAGAATAAACGGGCAAAAGAATTGAATATCCCAGTTATGAGTGAACCAGACTTTATAGCGAAATATCTTGACCCTTATTTAGAAAAATAGTATAATAATAATATGAATAAAGAAAGAAAAAAACAAATAATCAACTTTTGCATTCAAATGGCAAGAGACGAACTTGATGAAAAATTATCCGATACTGAAAAAATGGATAAAATGAATTCGACATTAAATGCTTTGCGTCCAAATCCGGTTGAATTTGCAATGATGACAGACCTCGTTGATGAGTTTGTAGATAAAATAAAAAAAGGAGAGATTTAAATGAAAGATAATACAAAGAAAGTTTTAATGTATTTAAAAAAAGCAAATGGTAAAAATTTAACATCCGCAGACGTTGCAAAGGCCATTGGTTTAACAAAGAAACAGGTAGATGGTATCTTTACAATGGCAATCCAAAAGAAAGATTTAGGAGTAAGAACCCCGGCGCAAGTTCAGGATAAAGATGGTAAATATGTAAATGTAAATTACTTATCATTAACTGATGCTGGAATGGCTCTTAATTTAGACGCTGAATAATATATATATTAGTTGTGGCGTTGCGTTTGTTATAGGAATTTTATTTGCTTATTTAATTTTAAAATCCAAATTAGATCATGTAGTTAAAATTAATGAAGATAATATAAAAAGAAATAAACAAATACAAAATGAGGTCATTTATTGAGAAAAGAAAAAAGAAGAACTAAATAGCGAATATATAGATTTAAAATCATCTGCTTCATCTCTTGATGCTGAAATAAAAATAAAATCAGAAACGGCTCAAAATATTATTAATTCAAAAATTGAATTAATGAAAGAACAAATGGATAGAAAAGCAGAAGATTTAGCAAATCAATATCAATCTGCTATTGATGATGCAAATTCTCAATATTTAGAAATATTAGCAGATTTATCCAAAACATCAATCGATACAACGGAATCAATTATTGAATTAGAAAAAAAATTAAAGGAATTAAAATCAAAGCATGATGCAGTAGTTGAAGATTATAAACGAGCGCAAGAGATGAATAATAAAAAAGATTTCTATCGTTTACAATTAACAGATATTGATTTAAAAGAAATAAAAAAATTGCGTGAGGTTGAGCCATATTTACGTGATGCGCGTCCACTTAATAAAGTCATTTGAAGTGTTTATTATGAGCACCCATATACTGATTTAACTGGGCGTATTATGGGAAGAGAAAAAAGAACGGGTATTTATAAACTAACAAATCTTACTAATAATATGGTTTATATAGGACAAGCTGTTAATATTGCAGAAAGATGAAAACAACATATTAAGTGCGCTATTGGGGCCGATAGTGCGCCTAATAATAAATTGTATCCGGTAATGCGGGCAATTGGCCCAGAAAATTTTACTTTTGAGATTATGGAAGAATGTTTGCCAGAAGAGTTAAATGAAAGAGAACAATATTGGCAAGATTTCTATAAGGCGAAAGAGTTTGGTTATAGTGTAAGATAGGAGAAAATATGTATAGAGTTATCGCCGGCAATGATACCGGAAAAACTAAAAAATTACTAACTGAATGTGGAAGCAATGGTGTATTTGTTTGCGCTCATCCAGAGCGTATTAGTGAAAAATGTAGAGCATACAATATTCCATTAGTGAAAGCGATTGGATATGATGATTTTAAATATTTACTTATCGAAGGTGATTTGTATAATGAAAATGATGATAGACCGATTTATATTGATGAGTTAGAAAAATTTGTAAATTATTGTGTTCCATATTTAGCTGGCTATACATTAACAAACGATTAATATGAAATTAGAAAATGTAAGAGTATATAATATTTCAACAGCGTTATTTGGAATGAGAAATCCAAAAAATTCTTGGGATAGAAGAGATACCAAGAGTGGAATTGCAACTTATGATGAAGTTGTTAAAATGGCTGAAGATAGCGAATTTGATTTAAAAGATATCCTTTTGTATCAAGATGATAATGAAATGTGCGAATATTGTGTTATCGGCCCTAACGATATGAAGCTAGCAAAAGTATTAAAAGATGCTGGCACAGAACACCGTAAATATTTAAGACAAATCTTTGTTACAATGGATATTACTGCACCGTTATATTGGTAGACTTTCTGCCAAAAAATACTTTACCGCTTCATCAGCGGGGTCGCATTAGCGGCTAACGGGGAAGCCTAAACTGAAAAGCATGGTAATCCCGTGGGAAATATAAAAAATAATAAATTAAATGTGTCAAAATATATTAATTCTTATTATATGTTTCTTATATATAATAGGAGGATTAAATAATGAAACAAACAAGAAATTGTGGTCCACGAAAAGATTTAAGTGGAAAAAAATTTGGTAAATTAACTGCAATATATTATGTTCCAAAAGGAAAATGACATTGCAAATGTGATTGTGGAAATGAATTAGATGTGGACACAAGAAATTTAAATAGTAATCATACACAAAGCTGTGGCTGCTTACAAAAAGAAAATGTAAGAAAAAATGCTATTGATATGACCGGGTATGAAAATAATGGTATTAAAGTTATATCAAAAGCCGAATCTGATAAAAATGGTTACGCTCATTGAAATTGTGAATGTAAAATATGTGGAAGAAAATTTACTTCTGCTGGTTCAGCTATTAGACAAGGTCTTGTTCAAAGTTGTGGATGCGTTCATTCATTAAACGAGCAATTAATAACAAAAATGTTATTAGAAAATAATATAGATTTTGCTAGAGAATATACTTTTGGAGATTTAAAAGGAGTTAATGGTGGGGCATTAAGATTTGATTTTGCGATATTTAAAGATAAAAAATTATCTCATTTAATTGAATTTAATGGAAAACAACATTACGAAAAATCAAAAGGTAGTTGAGAAAAAGAATTTGACACATTACAAAAAAATGATAAAATAAAAAAAGAATATTGTGAAAAAAATAATATTAAATTAATTATCATAAAATATGACCAACAATATTCTTTAAAAGATTTATTATAATTATAAACCTGTAGAGACTATCCCGGGTGAGACTGGGAGTACGGCTTCTATTGATACGAAGTTGGAAATGGTATTCTCTTTAAATAAAGAGTAAAAGATAGTCCAATCTATTATGAAAATAATAGATAATTGGGAAAGAATTTGATACCTATAAAATCGGTACAACATCCAATAGCCAAAGTACGATGCATAAGATGGCGGCTAAACCAATTACATTAGATTGCTTTGAGATTGGTGATTATGAAAAAGATTTAGTTTTTGAAGAAAGCACAGCAGGTGAGCATTCTTGGGATTATCAGTGTAAAGTGGACCACGTTATAGGTGGAGAAAGCGAAGGCACTTATTATTGGGATAAATGCTACATTAAATTCTTGGAAATGTTGCGTTTAAAATATCTTGAAACAAAAGATATGCGCTACTGGAAAGAGTTAATTAGATGGCTTCCAGAAAGCTGGTTACAGACAAGAACAATTACTTTAGATTATGAAGTATTGAGTAGAATGTACCAACAGAGAAAAGACCATAAATTAAGTGAGTGGCATTGGTTCTGTGACCGGATTGCTGATATGCCATATGCAAAAGACTTGATTTTATAAAAAAAATATGATATAATTATTATAGTATAGGGGGAATTTATATAGGAAATGAAAAAGGATTTTTTAGAATTTTTAGACAACCTGATGGCAGCTGCGCCAGAACAGACAGCGAAGTACATGACGGATAATGCAAAAACTTATGTAGAAGCTTTGCGTATGGCGTCAGAGGAGGAAAAGGAGAAGCCAGAAATGACTGATAACGGTAAGTTAATTCTTGGCTACATGCAGACGTCTAATATTAATGCTCTTACGGCAAAAAGAATTTCCGAAGGAATTTTGGTTAGTTCAAGAGGAGTTTCTGGGGCAATGAGAAAATTAGTAACAGATGGCTACTGTGAAAAAGTGGGCACCAGCCCGTCCGTTTATATTTTGACAGAAAAAGGAAAAAATTATAAAATTAATTAAGTATTAAGAAAGAGGAATTTAGTAAAAATGAAGAAAATGATTAATGCAACACACGTGGAAGGTTTGTTATACGACCACGCTTTAGAGGAAAAGGTGTCAGGTGCAAATTCTAAAAATCCCGGAACAAAATTTATCGCAGGAACTGTTGATGTAGCAACAGATAATGACGGTATTAATATTGTTTCAGTACATTATACCTATGTAACTCCAGTAACAGCAACAGGAAAAGAAAATGCAACCTATACAACTTTGTTAAACATTATTAATGGAACCTATAAGACTGTTGTTAGAGACGGTTCTGATAATGCAACAAAGATTAGAATTGATTCTGCTATTGGTCTGAATGAATTTTATTCAGATAGAGATGGCACAGAAACACTTGTAAGTGTAAAGAGAAATGAGGGTGGATTTGTCCATACTAATGGAAACTTTACAGACGATGAAACATTAAGAAATACATTTGATGTTGATATTGTTATTACAGGTGTACGTCATGTTGATGGAGATGCTGATAAGGGAACTGATGATAAGAGTATTGTTAAGGGAGCAATTTTTGATTTCAGAAACAGTTTATTACCAGTTGAATTTTCAGTAACAAATCCAGCAGCGATGAACTATTTTGAAGGATTAGATGCATCAAATAAAAATCCGATTTTCACAAGAGTAAGAGGTCGTCAGGTTTCTGAAACTATTACTCGTCAGATTACAGAAGAAGGTGCGTTTGGTGAACCGAGTGTAAGAGAAGTAAAAACCACTAGAAAAGATTTCGTTATTACTTGGGCGAAAGCTGAACCATATCTCTTTGATGATGAATCAACTTTAACAGCAGAGGAATTTAAGAAAGCGATCGCCGATAGAGAAATGGCGTTAGCTGAACTTAAGAGGAGAAACGACGAATACAAAGCAAATAGAAAAGCAGGTAATGGTATGCCATTTGGTGATACAAGTTCTACTACCACCAATGTTGCCGCGCCAGCAATGGGCTCATTTGATTTTTAGGAGGTAAATTAAATGTTAGATATTTTAAATTTACAACCTAATAAAGTTAGTCGTGATATGCGTGGATATTCGGTGTTGATGTATGGTACGCCAAAATCTGGTAAAACCACTACAGCATCTAAGTTTCCAAATGCATTACTTGTAGCTTTTGAAAAGGGCTATTCTGCTATTCCTAATGTATTAGCAGCGCCTGTTAACAGCTGGAATGAATTTAGACAGTTGCTTAAACAGTTAGAAAAACCAGAAGCAAAAGCAAAGTATTCTACTATTGTTGTAGATACAGCTGATATTGCTTATGATTATTGTGTTAAATATATTTGCGCCAAAGCAAGTGACGCAAAAAATGATTATGAAAATATTGGAGATATCCCCTATGGTAAGGGATATAAAATGGCTGAAACCGAATTTGATGAGTGCTTAAGAAAGATTCTTCAGATGGATTATGGTCTTGTGCTGATTAGTCATGCTACCGATAAAACTTTCACAGATACAAATGGTAATGAATATAACCAGATCGTGCCTACTCTTGACAATAGAGCAAGAAAGATTTGTGAAAGAACATGCGATATTATTGGTTATACCCATAGCGAGTACAATGCAGAGGGAGGCACTACCACTTATATGGAAATGCGTGGTACCCCAAGATATGTTGCCGGCTCAAGATTTAAATATACGCCAGATAGAATTGAATTAAGTTATGAAAATTTGTTAAATGCTATTAATCATTCAATTGATGAAGAAGCAAAGAATTTAGGTGATCAAGTTTTAACAAATGAAAAATCAAATGTTCATCAGCAAGTTGAAAAAGAATATGACTTTGATGCTATGATGGCAGAATTCCAAAACATTGTTGGTGCTTTAATGTCAAAGAACCAGAACAATGCGAAGAAGATTACTGCTATTGCTGATAAGTATCTTGGCAAGGGCAAGAAGGTTGGAGATTGCACTCCTACAAATGCCCCACAGCTTGACTTAATTCTTATGGAATTAAGAGAATTAGTATAAAACAGTCAACCCTGAGGAAACTTGGGGTTGATTTTTTTTATATTTTATGGTATAATATAGGTGTAAATGGCTAAGTTAATGGTTAAATGCCCCGTTTGTGGGAAAAGTTTTGATAGAAATAGTACGCCATATCATCAAGAGGGTAGAAGATATTTACACATGGAGTGTTGGGCAAGAAGAGAAGCCTCAAAAACTCAAGATGATAAGGATAGAGAGGCCCTTGAAGAATATATCAAGGAACTTTTTAAATTAACGGTCATTCCGATTAAAATTGAAAAACAAATAAATAGTTTTCATAACGAATATGGTTATACTTATACCGGGATTAAAAAAGCATTAGTATATCAATTTGAAGTTAAAAAAGGTGATATTAAACAAGCAAATGGTGGTATAGGTATTGTGCCATATGTTTATGAACAAGCAAGAAATTATTATTATCAAATATGGGTAGCTCAACAACAAAATAATGATAAAATAATTAATGACTATATTCCTAGTGAGGTAAAAATAAAAATTAAAAATCCTCAAAAACAACCGAAAAGAAGAAAATTGTTTGAATTTTTAGATAAGGAGGGAGAATAATGGCAACAAGTAAATATGTTGATCCGACCGCAATAATGCAAGTAGTTGGATGTGTGTATAATAATCCCTCTTTATTAGATGCAACAGATAAATACACAATAACAGCTGACGATTTTGCAGATGAATTTCATAGAATTGCTTTTGGCTCAATTTATAAAATTCATGAATTAGGCGCAAAGAAAATTACATTAGAAAATATTATGGATTTCTTATCAAGTCGTCCCAAGAGTGAAGCTATCTTCAAACAACAAAAAGGTGAAGAATGGTTATTAAAAGTGGCTGAAAACGCAATCCCGGCTTCATTTGATTATTATTATAATAGATTAAAAAAGTTTAGTTTATTAAGAGCTTATGATAACTATGGAATTGATGTAAAATTCATTTATGACCCAGATAATATTCTTGATACAAAGAAAAAAGAATTACAAGAAGAGCAACTCGATAATTCAACATTGAACCAACTCGCTCAAAAAGTTGATGATATGATTGAGGGTATCCGGGCACAATATGTTGATGATGTATATCAAGAAGCAGTTCAAGCAAGCGATGGGCTTGAGGATTTGATTAAAAGTTTTAAAGAACGTCCAGAAGTCGGTGTACCAATGTATGGCCAATTAATCAATACAGTAACACGTGGCGCAAGGTTAGGAAAATTCTATTTACGTTCTGCGCCTACTGGTGTTGGTAAATCAAGAACGATGATAGCAGATGCTTGTTATATTGCTTGTAATGAGATTTATAATGATACTATTGGAATGTGGGTTAAAAATGGAATTGTTCAACCGACTGTTTATATAACAACAGAACAAGATAAAAGTGAAATTCAAACCATGATGCTTGCATTCTTAGCAAGCGTAAATGAAGAGCATATTTTAAACGGGAGATATGAAGGAGATGAAGAAGAAAGAATTTATTATGCTTTAAAGGTATTACAAAATTCTCCTTTATATATAGTTGAACTACCAGATTTTTCTTTACAAGATATTGAAGATATAATTAAAAAGAATATAAGAGAACATGATGTTAAATTTGTGTTTCATGATTATATTCATACAAGTATTAAAATTTTAGAAGAAATTACTCGTCGTTCTGGTGGAGTAAAATTAAGAGAAGATAATATCTTATTTATGTTATCAACAAGATTAAAAGATATTTGTAATCAGTATGGAGTATTTATTTTATCAAGTACCCAGCTAAATGCGGATTATCAAGTGTCTGAAACGCCGGATCAAAATTTATTAAGAGGAGCAAAAGCGATTGCTGATAAAATAGATTTTGGGTGTATATTGTTACCAGTTAAACAAGAAGATATTGAATCATTAGCAAAAGTTTTACAAAGAAGTAATTTTGAAAAACCAACTCATAAATTATCAATTTATAAAAACCGAAGAGGTAGGTATAATGGAATATATTTATGGTGTAAAGGTGATTTGGGCACTTGTAGAGTTAATCCAATTTTTGCAACAAATTGGAGTTATGAGTTAATACAAATGGAAGATTTTCAAATTGAAGTAGAAAGTGATGGTGCGTTTTAATGGAAAATAAGATATGGATTGAAATTAATGTGTCTATTGCTGGTAACGGCGTTAGTGATGAGTATATGTTAAATAATATGGAAGATTATGGTTTGTATGATAATATTGATGACGCTATTGGCGCATTAATAGATATACAAAATATTATGGAGGAAGAAAATGAAATATAAAATTTTACAACTTGACGCAAACGGAAGAATTAGCTTCACTAAAGAAGAATTAGAGAAGTTACTTGATGAAGTTTATAACAATGGATATGAAGATGGTAGAAAAACTTGCCAATATACGTATCCATATTGGTATTGGAAATCATATCTTACTACAACCCCAAATATTGTTTATACAGATAAAACAACAAATCCAACACTTCCAAATGACTATATTTATGTTGGTGATGATCCAAATACGCTGGGAACAGTAACGACTGGAACGCCATTGAAAAATAATGGAAATACTGTCTGCACTGATATTCCAGATGATTCATCTCATTTTACACATGCAACTACAACAAACACAACCACAACCGCAAATACCGATTTTGCACCGCACTGGACAGCTGAAAGAGTTGTATACGGAACTAAAAATACATCAACAGATAAAAAGTATACAGGATAAAATATGGCAGGATATGATAAATTAGAAGTAAGAGAAAAATTAGAAATAGAAGATATTTATAGTTTACTTCTTGAGTTTGGAGGTGAACCAGAATATTCTTCTTTTGGCATTATTTCAAGAACGATTTGTCATAATCCTGCGCATGAAGGAAGTCGCAAATTATACTATTATGAAAATAGTGATTTGTTTAGGTGTTATACTGATTGTGGCGATTCGTTTGACATATTTGAATTAGTCCAAAAGGTTAGTAGAATCCAATGGCATAAAGAAACAGATTTAAATGGGGCAATATATTATGTTGCGGTTAAATTTGGAATTGCGCCGAATTTTGGAACTGATGATGATAACGTAGTTAATGCCGAAGATTGGGAAGCATTTGAAAAATATTCTCATATTAAAGATATTGAAATAAAAGATTTAAAAGTAACTCTTGAAGAATATGATGATAGTATTTTAGATAAATTGAGATATGATTTAAAATTAACCCCATGGTTAAAAGAGCATATGACGCAAGAGGTTCTTGACAGCGCAAGGATTGGCTATTGGCTCGGTGGAGACCAGATAACAATTCCACATTATGATAAAGATGGTAGATTTGTTGGATTGCGTGGTAGAACCATGTGTAAAGATGAAGCCATGGCTTATGGAAAATATCGTCCTATAAAAATTATGGACACTCAATATAATCATGCATTAAGTATGAATTTATATAATCTTAATTTTAGTAAAGATAATATAAAGAAAATGGGAAAAGCAATTATCTTTGAAAGTGAGAAAAGTTGTCTTATTTATAGAAGTTATTTTGGAAAAGATGCTGATATAAGTGTAGCGTGTTGTGGTAGTAATATCTCAGCATATCAAATTCAAATGCTTTTGGATGCTGGCGCAAAAGAAATTATAGTTGCATTTGATCGTGATTTTGAGGTCAAAGGCGATAAAACATATATGGCTCAAATTAATAAATATAAGAGGATATATAATAAATATCATATTTATTGCAATATTTCATTTATTTTTGATAAAAATAATTTATTACCAATAAAAGCGAGTCCAATAGATAATGGTAAAGAAATATTTTTACAATTATTTAATGAAAGAATCTTTTTATAGGAGGTATCTTAGTGCCAAAATTAATTGATTTGACCGGGAAAAAATTTGGAAAACTTATTGTAAAAGAAAGAGCACCAAATAAAAATAACCAAGTATGTTGATTATGTAAATGTGATTGCGGGAATGAAGTAATTGTCACAAGAAGAGAATTATTAACTGGACATACTAAATCGTGTGGGTGTTATCGTAAAGAGATTACCGCAAAAAGAAATAAAGAAATAAAACCTAAAAAATTAGATGGGTTAAGATTTGGCAAATTAACTGTTTTAAAGCCAACTGAATTACGAGATACAAATGGCGCAATAATTTGAGAGTGTGTTTGTGATTGTGGAACACATACAATGGTTCGTGGAAATTTATTAGTTAATGGAATGATACAGAGTTGTGGATGTGTAAAATCACAAGGAGAACAAAAAATTATTGACATTTTAAAAAAATATGATATAATTTATGAAAAAGAAAAAACTTTTGAAACATGCCGTTATCCAGAAACAAATTTCTTATGTCGTTTTGATTTTTATGTTAATAATAAATATTTAATAGAATTTGATGGTGAACAACATTTTAAAAAAAGTAAATATAATAATAGTTGAAATACAGAACAACATTTAAAAGAAACTAAAATGCATGATGAATATAAAAATAATTGGTGTAAAGAAAATAATATCCCATTAATTAGAATTCCTTACAACCATTTAAATGAATTAAAAATAGAAGATTTAATGTTAGAAACAAGTAAATTTGTTATTTAATGAAAGGGTGGTGTTATAATGAAATATATAATGCGTGGAGATTGAAATGAAAATAATAAAACTGCGCTTGTACGGGTTTTATTGAATAGGGGAATGAAAGAAGAAGATATTGAGCATTATTTAAATACAACAGACGATGATTTAATTGACCCATCCTTAATTGAAAATATACAAGAAGGCACTCAAATGCTTTTAAAACATATTAATGCCAACAATGATATTTATATTCAAGTAGATTCAGACGTTGATGGTTATACAAGTTCAGCCATTTTAATTAATTACTTGTATAAAGCATATCCAGATTTTGCTAAAACGCATATTACCTATGGTCTTCATGAAAATAAAGAACATGGTATTGATATGGATGCTATTAAAGATAATATTAAATTAGTTGTTGTCCCAGATGCTGGATCAAACGAATTTGATTTACATGCTGAACTTAAATATAATGGGATTGATGTATTAATTATAGACCACCATAACGCAGAGGGCTATTCTGATTATGCGTGCGTAATTAATAATCAAATTGGTAACTACCCGAATAAAGATTTATCTGGGGCTGGCATGGTTTATAAATTTTGTTGCTATCTTGATAAATATTTAGGTTTTGATTTTGCAGATGATTTTATTGATTTGGCGGTGTTTGGGATAATCGCTGATGTAATGCCACTTACCAATTTTGAAACAAGAAGAATGATTGTTAAAGCAATAGATAATTTTAGAAGTCCATTTTTAAATGTTCTTGCTTCAGCTAATAGCTTTCAAAGTGGAGTTCAAATAGTTCCAAAGACATTCTCTTGGACTATGGCGCCAGCAATAAATGCTATTTGTAGAATGGGTAATTTAGAAGATAAAAAAATTGTATTTGAAGCAATGCTTGAAAAAAATAGCGAATTAGAAGTTCCATCAACCAAAAGAGGGCACAAAGGTGAAACAGAGTTATTAATTGAGCAGGCGGCAAGAGTTGCTAAAAATGTTAAAGCTGGACAAGACAGAGCAAGAGATAAATTATGTGAACAGTTTGAGCAATTAATTAATGATAAAAATTTACTTGAAAATCAAATCTTGGCTCTTAAAATGCCAGATTCAACCCAAGAGGATAGAAATATAACTGGGCTTGTTGCTAATAAATTAATGAGTAAATATCAAAGACCAGTTCTTGTACTGAGTAAAAAAGTATTAGAAGATGGCTCGGTTCATTGGGCCGGCTCTGGCAGAAATGGCGGAGATGGGTTAATTAGTTTTCAAAAATTCTTAATAGATTCAAATTTAGTAGATTGGGCACAGGGGCACGACAATGCATTTGGCGTTTCTATTCCCGATGAAAATTTCTCTGCTTTGATACAATATGGGAATAAAGAATTGGCTAACTTTGATTTTACTCCAAAATATAAAATAGATATAGTATATTATGGGACAAATATCGATATTGGTGATATTGCTTCTATTGCTGATAATAATGATTTATGGGGAGAGGGTCTTGAAGAACCGAAGATTCTTATAAAAGATTTACCCATCAATTCAGCGCTTGCTGATATATCACCGAGAGGTTATTTTAAAATATCACTTGGATCTGAGTTAGATATTGTTAAAATGCGAATGGATTTTGATGAGTTTGATAAAATTATAAAAGGACCAAATAGTAAATTAGATATTATTGGAACTTGTTTCCGTAATGTTGGGTTTGGCGATGGTTTACAAATTAGAATTGAAGATTATGAATTAAAAACACAGCAATGGTATTTTTAAACCGTCGGCTATGTCTATTGGACATAACCAGTTGATTTACATTTATGTTTTTTATATAATATATAAAGGAGAAAGATATATATGATTATAAAATGTAAATGTACTGTTTGCGGGAAAGAATTTGACGCATTAAAAAGTACTGCAAAATATTGTAGTAAAGAGTGTATGAATAAAGCGCGCAGAATTAGGGTGGCAGAAGAAAAAAATAATCCTAAAAAAAGAAATGAAAACGGGATGACAGAAAAAACATGCTTGCTTTGTGGGAAACCGTTTTCTCCTAAAACCGCTGCGGCGAATAATAGAAGCTGTTGCTATGAATGTATGCCAGATGGAGTTCAATTGAGACGTGGAGATTTTTTAGCAAAAATTAAAAAAATACGCGGAGGGCAATGTGAGCGATGCGGTTATCATACTTCTATAAAAGCGCTTGAATTTCACCATTTAGATCCAAACAAAAAAGATTTTACTATTAGTAATGATCATTTTAAATTAGAAGAGGCTTTAGAAGAAAGTAAAAAATGCGTATTGTTATGCGCAAATTGCCATAGAGAACTTCATGATGATGTTTGGAAAATTGAAGAATTAGGATATAAATAAGAAAGGGGGCGATATAATGGAACTTACAGTAAAACAACAGGAAGCTCTTACGCTTGCTGTTTCTCGCTATGTCAATGGAGAAGCATACACATGTATTAGCGGGTATGCTGGAGTTGGTTAGGTAAAACAACATTGATTAGTTTCATTATTTCCGCTCTTGGATTACAACCATGGGAAGTTTGCTATATTGCCTATACCGGTAAGGCAGCGCTGGTATTAAAAAGCAAGGGATGCGAAAATGCCATGACAGCACATAGATTGTTATATATTTCTCATCCAAAAGCAGATGGAACTTTCTTTCATATGCCACGAAGACCTTTACCACCTTATAAAATAATTGTATGTGATGAGATATCAATGTTACCAAAAGATATGTGGGAGCTTCTTTTATCTCATCATATTCATGTTATTGCGCTTGGAGATCCGGCCCAATTACCTCCTATCACAGAAGATAATGGGGTATTGGCAAATCCGCATATATTTTTGGATGAAATCGTACGTCAAGCCCAAGATAATGAAATCATTAAATTGAGCATGGATATTCGTGAAGGAAAACCTTTACAATTATTCAATGGTAACCAAGTTAAAGTAATTGATAAAAAAGATTTAAAATCGGGAATGTATACTTGGGCTGATCAAATTATTTGTGCTAAAAATGAAACACGACGCCAAATAAATGAGTATATGCGTGAAATGACATTGGGTATGAAAACACCCGACCCAGTGGAAGGTGATAAAGTCATCTGTTTAAAAAACGATTGGGATAGTATGAACGCTTATGGAGATATGTTAGTTAATGGCACCATTGGAACTATTTCTTATATTCGATATGATGATAATAATAAATATTTAAAACCCCATGTTGAATGGGATTTATTACCAGATGGTTATATCCCATCTGAGTGTGCTGAAGATCCATATTTTAGAGATTTGAATATTGACTATAAATTATTAACAACTGGTGAACCAACAGTTACACAAAAAAATTTTAGAAAATTTCCTCAAATTTGGAAACCAAAAGAATTTGATTATGGTTATTGTATTACCTGTTGGAAAGCGCAGGGTGATCAGTATAATAAAGTATTATTATTTGAAGAGGGATTCCCTTTTGAGCCAGAAGAGCATAGAAGATATCTCTATACTGGTATTACAAGAGCAGTTGAAAAATTGGTAGTCGTAAGGAAATAACTTTGGGCATTTTAAGATTGACTATTTTATAAAAAAATGGTATAATAAATAGAGTAAGAAAGAGTAGAAAAACATATGAAAAATGAATATGGTTATCTTCCAAATGAGACGCCATCGTTAGGTAAATTACTTTTATATGCTTTACAGCAGGTAATTGTAATGTTTCCAGCGACAGTTACCGTAGCATTGATTACTGGTTTCCAAGTATCAACAACGATATTCGCGTCAGGTTTGGCGACTTTGTGTTTTATTTTAATTACACAAAAGAAAATTCCTTTGTACTACGGCTCAAGTTTTGCTTATTTATCTGCTGTTAGCGCAATGGTTATGGCAGAAGGAACTGCTGATCAAATTGCAAGTTGGCAGGCAACAGGAATTTTACCGACTGAATTAATTTCAAAAGCACAATTTGGAATTATTATGTCTGGATTTGTATCAATTGCGGCTGGATTGCTTGTAAAGAAATTTGGTAAAGACTCTGTTGAAAAAGTTCTCCCGGCTTCAATTACTGGTCCAGTATCTATGGTCATTGGTCTTACGTTAGCTGGAAACGCTTTAAGTGATGCTATTTCAGCTGGTAATACCGCATGGTGCATTGTCGCATTAATTACTTTAATTTCTACTATGATTTATTCAAGATATTTAAAAGGATTATTGGGACAATTACCATTATTATTGGGTGCAGTTACTGGTTGTATTGTAGCTGGATTATTCGCATTATTTGGAATTAATTTATTTAGAAGTATTCCAACAGAAGCACTTAATTCACTTTGGTCTTTTGGCCCATTTGCAATTCCAGCTTTCAGTTTACCGAAATATAGTTGGGCGGCTTTAATTGGAATTATGCCAATTGCTATTGCCACTATTCCAGAGTCAACTGCGCATGTTTATCAGTTAGATCTTTATGTGCAAGATATTGCAAAAAAGAAAGGTGTTGAAGCTGATAGAATTGAAAATCTATTAGATAAAAATTTAATTGGAGATGGTTTGTGCGACATGATTTCTGGACTTATCGGTGGTCCAGCTGGAACAAATTATGGCGAAAATATTTCCACAATGGCGATTACGAGAGTATTTAGTATTCCTGTGTTAATTGCCGCTAGTATTATTGCAATGATAATTTCTTGTTTTACGCCTTTAATTCAAGGAATTTATGCTATTCCGTTAGCTGTAATTGGTGGTTTAGAGATTTATCTCTTTGGAGCAATCGCAGCGCAAGGTATGGCAATTATGATAGATAAAAAAGTAGATATGTTTGATAGTAAAAATATTGCTGTTATTGCCACAATTGTTATTGTTGGTATTGGTGGACAATATGCATTTGGTGGAAATATTCCATTGTTTGGAATGAATATTCCTTGCGTTGCTGGGGCAGCGATTGCTGGTATTCTAATTAATGCTTTATTATCGATAAAGAAAAAAGGAGTAATGAATGAATAATCTTTTAGAGAAATGGTTTCATTTGAAAGAGAATGGCACTACATTAACAACCGAGTTAATTGCTGGTCTCACTACTTTTGCGGCAATGGCATATATTATTGTCGTAAATCCTGCTACATTGGCTGGGTTTGGAGAACCCGGAGCGATGTTTATTGCTACAATCTTTGCATCTGCGCTTAGTACGGCTCTGCTTGGTTTAATCGCTAATATCCCATACGCCGCGGCGCCGGGACTTGGGTTAAACAACACCGCCGCCAACATCCTTGCTGGCTATACAGCTTACCTCGTAGGACTTAGCCCAGAAGGCATTATCGCAGTTGTCTTGCTCTCTGGTTTAATTAATGTATTAATTACAGTTACAAATATTCGTAAGCATATTATTAAAGCAATTCCAGAGTCATTACAGAATGCAATTAGTGCGGGTATTGGTATGTTTATTATCTATATCGCATTATGCAATGTTGGTTTGGTTCATTTCACTTTCGGTATTCCTGCTATTAGCACGACAATTGATTTTAAAGTATTATTAGTATTCATTGTTGGCTTATGTTTAACGGTTTATCTCTTATTAAAAAATGTCAATGGCGCAATCTTAATCGGTATTGTTGTTGCTACTCTCTTAGGTATTCCTCTTGGAGTAACTAATTTCAGCACTGGTTATAGTATTGGTGAAGCATTTACTGCTTATGGCCATTGGTTTGGAACTCCTATTACAAAGGGTCTGCCAGAATTATTTAGTGATTTAAGAAATATCATTCCTATCTTGATTGGTATTTTATCCTTCTCGTTGTCTGATATTTTTGATACAATTGGTACATTCATTGGTACTGGTAAAGTTAGTGGTATCTTTAATGACGCTGATTTAGAAGATATGGAAAGCGGTTCTGGTTTTGATTCAAAAATGGATAAAGCATTATTCGCAGATGCAATTGCTACTCCTATTGGTGCTTTACTCGGCACATCTTCAACTACTACTTATGTTGAATCTGCGGCTGGTATCGGCGCTGGCGGTCGTACAGGATTAACCTCTATCGTTGTAGCATTATGCTTCTTATTATCATTACCATTCGCTGGTTTCGTTAGTGGTATCCCATCAGCGGCAACAGCTCCTGCATTAATCGTAGTTGGTGTTATGATGATGGCATCATTAAGAGAGATTAATTGGAATGATTTAGAAGAAGCAATCCCTGCAATGTGTGCAAGCGTGCCTATGGCATTAACCTATGGTATTACAAATGGTATTATGTTAGGTTTCTGGGCATACACGTTTGTAAAACTTTGTAAAGGAAAGATAAAAGAAGTCCATCCAATCATTTTGGTAAGTGATATCTTGTTTATCTTAAACTACCTAATGTAAAAAGAATGGGTGGGGCTTAGGGCTCCACCCATTGATTTTTTTTATAAAATATGATATAATATAAATGTAAAAATAGGAAGAAAGTGAGGTGATATAGAATAATGAGAACATATTTTGGAGCACATAACCATACTCATTATTCCTAGGTAAGTCCAATTTGCGACTAATTGATTGTATCAATAAACCAAAGGATTTAATTAATAAAGCAATAGAGTTGGGGTTATCTGGTATCGCTATAACTGATCATGAAAGTTTATCCGCAGGGATGGAAGTTAATCAATATGCAAAAAAGATTCACGAAAAAAATCCTAATTTTGTTATTGCATTAGGTAATGAAATTTATTTAACAGATGATAGAAGTAGTGGGCAGAAATATTATCATTTTATTATAACAGCAAAAAATAAAAGAGGTTATAGAGCATTAAAAGAATTAAGTTCAATCGCTTGGTATAATATGTATAGTGATAGAGGTATGGAAAGAGTTCCAACTTTAAAAAGCGAATTGAAAGAGGTAATGAAAAATTATAAAGGTGATGTAATAGCACAAACTGCTTGTATTGGTGGTGAATTATCTCAATTAATTCTTGAAATGGAACATGCGAGAGAAATTAATGATAAAGAGAATGCGAATACATCTTATTTAAAGATTAGAGAATTTATTGATTTTTGTATTGATGTATTCGGCAAAGATGATTTTTTTATTGAGTGTGCGCCAGCGAATAATCCCGACCAGATTAAAGTAAACAAGAAATTAATTCAAATAGCGAAAGTTTATGGATTAAGAATGATATTTGCGACAGACGCACATTATTTAAGACCAGAAGATAGAAGTGTTCATAAAGCATTTTTAAATTCAAAAGATGGCGAAAGAGAAGTTGATGAATTTTATCAATATTCATATTTAATGAATAGTGATGAAGTTGAGGAATTATTAAGTTATAGTTTTGAAAAGAAAGATATAGATTGGTTATTTGAAAATACTTTATATTTACAAAATAAGATAGAAAATTATAGTTTAGAAAAACATCAAGATATTCCAGAAGTAAAAGTTAAAGATTATCCAAAAGTAAACAAGAAAGAAGAATATGCGGTTTTATCAAGTTTATATAACTCTGATAATATTCAAGAAAGATATTGGATTAATCAATGTGAAGAAGCATTAATTCAAAAAGGTTTAGATAAAGATAAAAGGTATTGGGATAGATTAGAAGAAGAAGCAACAACAAAAAGAATTGTTGGTGAGAAACTTCAAACTTGTATGTTTAGTTATCCAAATACTTTACAACACTATATTGATTTGTTTTGGCGTTGTGGTTCAACGGTTGGCGCAGGAAGAGGTTCTGCGTGTAGTGGATTAAATCATTATCTGTTGGGTATAACTCAGTTGGATCCGATTAAATGGAATTTGCCGTTTTGGAGATATTTGAATCCAGAACGAGTTGAATTAGGTGATATTGATTTGGATTTGGCGCCAAGTAGATTACAAACAATATTTGAAGAAATTAGAAAAGAAAGGGGAGAACTTGGTTTAGTTCAAGTTTGTACTTTTGGAACAGAAGGTACAAAATCAGCAATTCAAACAGCTTGTAGAGGTTATAGAAGTGTTGATTATCCCGATGGTATAGATGTAGATGAAGCACAATATTTATCATCGTTAATTCCAGTAGAAAGAGGATTTCAGTGGAGTATTAATGATGTTATAAATGGAGATGCGGAAAAAGGCAGAGTGCCTGTAACTCAATTTATAAATGAGATTGAACAGTATCCGGGATTATTAGATATTGTCAAAGGCATTGAAGGATTAGTAAGTAGAAGAGGAAGTCATGCGTCGGGTGTAATTTTATTTGATGAAAATATTTATGATGATGCAGCGATTATGAGGACTCCATCTGGGGCGATTGTAACTCAGTGGGATTTACATATGCAAGAAGCCGCAGGTTCAGTTAAATATGATTTCTTATTAACATCAGTTCAAGATATTATTATTGAAACGATTAATCTTTTACAGAAAGATGGTAAGATTGAAAAAGATTTAACTTTAAGAGAAATATATAATAAGTATTTACATCCAGAAGTATTACCGCAAGATGATAATAAAATGTGGGATGCATTAGCAAATGGAACTGTTATAAATTGTTTCCAATTTGATAGTGCAGTTGGTTCTCAGGCAGCGAAAAAGATTAGACCTCATACGCCAATGGAAATGGCGGATGCTAATGGTTTAATGAGATTAATGGCAGCCGAGAAAGGCGCAGAAACTCCATTAGATAAATATGTAAGATTTAAAAATAATATTAATTTATGGTATCAAGAGATGAAGAAATGGGGATTAACCGAAGAAGAAATGAAAACGGTTGAACCATATTTTAAATCATCTTATGGGGTACCACCATCACAAGAACAATTGATGATGATGTTAATGGATAAAAATATTTGCGGATTTGATTTAAAAGAAGCAAACGCGGCGAGAAAAATCGTTGGTAAAAAACAGATGGATAAGATTCCAGAGCTTCATCAAAAAGTATTAGACCAAGCCAAGAGTAAAGCGTTAGGTAAATATATTTGGGCACAAGGTGTTGGCCCGCAGATGGGTTATTCATTTAGTATTATTCATGCATTAGCATATTCATTTGTTGGTATGCAAACTTTATATTTAGCGACTCATTTTAATCCAATTTATTGGAATACGGCGTGTTTGATTGTTGACAGTGGGTCGTTAGAAGAAAGTAGTGATAGCACAAATTATAGAAAGATAGCGATAGCGATTGGTAAAATGAGAAAAGCTGGTATTAATATTAGTTTAGTTGATATTAATAAGTCAGGTTTTGGATTTGAACCAGATGCAGAAAATAATAGAGTGTTATTTGGATTAAAAGCGGTAATGGGTGTTGGCGATGAAGTCACGAATAAAATTATTGAGAATAGACCTTATAGTTCAGTAAATGATTTTATTGAAAAAGTTAATCCAAATAGGACAGCGATGGTTGCATTAATAAAAGGTGGAGCGTTTGATGTATTAGAGCCAGATAGAATCAAATGTATGAAAGATTATATTTGGGAAACTTGTGATAAGAAAAAGAGATTAACGATGCAGAATTTAGCGGCGTTAATGAAATATAATTTGTTCCCAAAGAATAAATATAAACAAGAAAAAAGAGTTTATGAATTTACAAGATATTTAAAAGCAATGTGTAAGTTAGATAAAGAAACTTACAAACTTGATGACAGATGTATTAAATTCTTAACTGAAATTGAAAGTGATGATTTAATAGAACAGAATGATAAGAATGAGTTTATATTAAAAGCGAAAGATTGGGATAAGGTTTATCAATTTAATATAGATAGTTTTAGAGATTATATTAATAGCCATAAAGATGAATTATTAGATAAGTTAAATAATATTATCTTCAATGAAGATATGGAAAAATATGCGAAAGGAAATATTTCATCTTGGGAAATGGAAACATTATGTTTCTATTATCACGATCATGAATTAATAAATGTTAATAATGATAAATATGGTTTAGTTGATTTCTTTGATTTAGATACAGAACCAGAAGTGGAAAGAACTTATACAACAAAAACTGGGCATAAAGGAAATATATTTAAGTTATCAAAGATTGCGGGAACCTGTATCGCGAAAGATAAAATAAGGTCAACTGTATCATTATTAACGGTTAATGGTGTTGTTGATGTTAAATTTAGAAAAGAATATTTTAGTTTATTTGACAAACAAATATCTGAAAGAATGCCAGATGGGACGAAACATGTGGTTGAAAAATCTTGGTTTAATAGAGGCCAGATGATTATAGTTCAAGGATTTAGAAGTGAAGATAATTTTATTCCAAGAAAATATGGAAATCAAGGTCATCAGTTATACAGAATAACAAATATTGATAAAGATAATAATTTAATGATTCAAACAGAAAGATATAATGGCGGTTTTGATGAAGAAAATTAAAGGACATTTTAAGATAAAGTATTTTAAAGATTTCTTAATTAATTATGAAACCTAGAAATAATTTAACTACTTAGGAGGAATAATGATGAAATATGTGATTAAACGAGATGGGCGAAGAAAGGATTTCAATGAGGCAAAAATTGAAGCGGCTATTTTAAAAGCATTTATTGCGGTTGACGGTGAAGCAACAGATTACGCAAAAGAGAAAGCAAAAAATATAGCTGATTATATTAATAATTTAGAACAAGAAGAATTAACAGTTGAGGAAATCCAAGATTTAGTAGAAAAAGGATTAATGAGCTGTAAAAGAAAAGATGTTGCAAAAGCCTATATTCTTTATAGAGAAGAAAGAAGCAAAGAAAGACAAAGAAAAACAAGATTAATGGGCGTTATTAAAGAAAAATTAGATGCCTCTAATGTTGTTAATCAAAATGCTAATGTAGATGAGCACTCTTTCGGCGGAAGAAAAGGTGAAGCAACAAACGAACTGATGAAGCAGTACGCCCTTGATTATTGCGTATCTGAATTATCAAGAAATAATCATTTAAATAATGAAATCTATATTCATGATTTAGATAGTTATGCTGTTGGTATGCATAATTGTCTTACAATCCCATTTGATAAATTATTAGCAGAAGGATTTAATACAAGACAAACTGATGTGCGCCCTGCTAGCAGCGTAAATACTGCGTTTCAATTGGTAGCTGTAATTTTTCAATTACAATCATTACAACAATTTGGCGGTGTTAGTGCTAGTCATTTAGATTGGACTATGGTTCCATATGTCAGAAAGAGTTTCTTTAAACATTGGCGAGATGGGCATAAATTTTTATTAAATGATAATGATGCAGATAACTTAATATTTTTTGCAGATAAGTCAATTGATGATGAATATTATAAAGATGGTGCTTATGAATATGCTATGGCTATGACACAAAGAGAGTTAGACCAAGCTGTTGAAGGCATGTATCATAATCTTAATACCCTTCAATCAAGAAGTGGTAATCAATTACCTTTTACCTCAATTAACTATGGTACTTGCACATTGCCAGAAGGAAGAATGGTTATTAAATCATTATTAGATAAATCTATTGAAGGCGTTGGCAAAGTTAGAAAAACTCCAATTTTCCCTTGTGGAATTTTCCAATGCATGAAAGGCGTTAATAGGAAACCGGGAGATCCTAACTACGATTTATTCCAGTTAGCCTTAAAATCAACTGCTAAGAGATTATATCCAAATTATGCCAATATTGATTGGAGCAATAACGCTGGATATGATATAAATGATCCAAAAACTTATTTTAGCACGATGGGTAAGCGAAACTTAGCTCATCTAAAATCTTTTGAACCACGCTCGTGGGTGTTCGCTTAAAGCGAGCTAACGGTTAGGCCCCTCTGGGGTGAGACCGTGCTAAGATTTATCATAATACTCATATTGGAGAAAATATGTGAGTATATAAAATTACAAATATTCAAAATAATAAAGTTTATATTGGTCAAACAATAAGACCAATAGAGCAAAGATTTAATCGTCATATAAATGATGCATTAAACAATATATTAGATACTCATTTTGCAAGAGCGATTAGAAAATATGGCAAAAACAATTTCAAAATTGAAATTATTGACATGGCTCAAACGCAAGATGAATTAAATAAAAAAGAACAATATTGAATTAAATATTATAATTCTACTATTGATGGTTATAATGAAACGGATGCTATTTCTAAATGCGGTGGTAATACTTATAAAAGTAAAACTTTAAAAGAAATGGCAGATATAGAAGAAAAAATACGAAAAACAAAAATAGGAAAATTAAATCCTATGGCTCGTAAAATTAAAAGAATAGATGTTAATACCAATGAATTTGAAATTTATGATACGATAATTGCTTGTGCAAAAGCTTGTGGTATAAAAAATGGGAAAACATCTATTTCGCAAAGATTAAATGGGAATATAAAAACACCCTATAAAGATAAATGAATATTTGAGTATTATGATAAATAAAGTGTACAGACTATCCCTGATGAATGTAAGGGAGTAGGGGTGGAGATAAGCACCACTCCGAAGCGGAAGACTACTTAATAGTAGAAGATATAGTCGGTACCAATGGTAACATTGGAAAAATACGTGCAGAACGGCAAATGGCGCTGATATTAATGCAGAACCGGGCACAAACCCACAAACAAAAGATGGTAGGGGAAATATATGCCCTGTTACCATTATTTTACCAACATTAGCAATGGAAGCAAAAGAAATTTCCGGAGATACTGTTGATAATTTCTTTGATATTTTAGAAAGAAAACTTGTTGAAGCAAAAGATATGCTTATCGAAAGGTATGAATATATCTGTTCTCAAAGTCCAGAAAGTGCAAAGTTTATGTATGAAAATGGTACAATGTTAGGATACCACCCAGAAGAAGGAATTCGAAGTGCATTAAAGCACGGTACTCTTGCTCTTGGTCAATTGGGCTTGGCTGAAACTTTACAAATTTTAATTGGTAAAGATCATACAACAAAAGAAGGCATGGATTTAGCAAAAGAAATTGAGGAATTGTTCCAAAAGAGATGTGCAGAATTTAAACAAAAATATCATTTAAATATTGGTGTTTATTATACTCCTGCTGAAAACTTATGCTATACAGCAATGAAAAAGTTTAAAGCAAAATATGGGGAGATTCCAAATGTAAGTGATAGGGAATATTTTACAAATTCAATTCATGTTCCTGTTTGGGTAAAGATTGACCCATTTACTAAAATTGATATTGAAAGTCAATTAACTGGCTATTCAAATGCTGGTTGTATCACTTATGTTGAATTAGAAGGCACGGCTGGTAATAACCTTGACGCATTAGAACAGTTAGTTAATTATGCCATGGATAAAGATATCCCTTATTTCGCAATCAATGTTCCAAATGATACTTGTCTTGACTGTGGTTATACCGGCGAATTTAATGATAAGTGTCCTGTTTGCGGAAGCACCCATATCCAACAGTTAAGAAGGGTTACAGGGTACTTAACTGGTAATTATACAACGGCATTTAATCTTGGAAAACAAGCCGAGGTTCATGATAGAGTAAAACACTCAGAGCAACTCTCAGATTGGAGACGATAATGAGAATTGCGGGGTTAATGAAAAATGATATGGTTGATGGGCAAGGCTTCTGCGTTTCTTTATGGATGCAGGGATGTCCCCACCATTGTAAAGGTTGCCAAAATCCCGAAACGTGGGATTTTAATGGCGGTACTGAAATTGGACTTATCCCCCTTTGAGATGAAATAGACAATGCGCTTAACGCTAACAACGTTAAGCGCAATTTCTCTATTTTAGGGGGTGAGCCACTGTGCCCAGAGAATATATTAAATACAAACCCAATTGGTTTGTATGTAAAAAATAATTATCCAGATAGAAAAATATTTTTATGGACTGGATATACAATTGAAGAAATAATAAAAATGGGAGAACCATATAACCATTGTTTTGTATGGGCCGATGTAATTATAGATGGTAAATATATAGAAGAACAAAGAGATATAACTTTAAAATTAAGGGGAAGTAAAAATCAAAGAATTATAACAATAGACCATTATGAAAATGGGCAGAATGTTTTAATGAATAAAGGAGATATAATTTATGTTTATGATCCTAACTAACATCTTAAAAATAATCCTTACATTTTTATCATTATATTTAAGTAATTTACAATTTAAAAATGATAATAATAGAATGGGCGTATACTGAATCCTCGTGTCTTTTTATTGGCTTTTTAACTTTCTTTCTAGTTTGAATTTATAATAAAAATATGGTATAATATTAATATGATAAAAGTAAAAGATTTAAAAACATTATTGGCTTTGCCAAATCATTCACCAGAAGAATTAGCATTAGTAGAAGATGAAAATAAAGTTTATGTCTATAAAGATGAGTGGGTTGAATATAACCCAGAAGACGGAGGACTAACTTTAACTTTATATGATGTAAATAAATTAACTATGCCAAATCTTCCAGATTTAACCGATGAGCAAATTAAGGATGCGAAAAAGAAAATTGCTCAATTTATTCCTTCCAAGAGCAGATATTGGATGTTATTAAATAATGAAAAGAGATATTATACAGTATTTCATCTGGTTGACAATAAATCAATTTGTCTTGTTCCTAAAATTGAAGATGAAATTATTGAATGTTTAAAGGAACTTGGGACTATCAAAAGTATTGAAAAAGTTGATGACGATGCAATTGAAGCTTGGGTAATTGACAAAAACGATGAAACTCCTTATGTATATTATCTATTTAATTATGATAAGGGGGTAATAGAATGCAAGTAATTTATTGTAATATTAATATTTTTGATTATGAACAACAAGTTTATCTTGTTCGTGAAGGAGATTCAAAATTAATCGCTAAAATTCCTTTTGTTGAATTAGGAAAAGCTATGCCAGAGCTTTGTAATCAAAAAGAAATTTATACAGTTCATTTGTTCTGTAATGTGCCGGGTATGGCCGAACAGGCAGCCGACGCAATTGTTGAACAAGAAATAAAGAAATATGGAAAGTCTAAAATTGAGGTTAAAGTAAATTAAAATGAAATATTTATTAAAGACAACGGATACTTACAGAGTTGATACCCTTGAAGAGGTTGAAAGATTAAGAGACGAAATGGAGCAGAGCGCTTGGTTTAATGTTAGCTCATTCTCCTATACTTATAAGTATAAGCCAAAACTTGATGAAGAATATTATGTAGTAACGGTAAAGAAAAATATTACCGCAGAAGATATGCCAGATAGACAAGTTAAGGTTTCTTATGAGGTAGATGTATAATGATTAAATTTGAAAAAGTCTCTAGGCTAGCTGATGTAGATTTTAATTTACCAGTTAGGAAAACAGCCAACAGCGCAGGATATGATTTTGAAGTCGCTGAAGATATTGTTATACCGCCGTATATGGAATTAATGAAATTTTTGGCAGAAAGAATTGCACAGATTGCAATGCTTGATAAAGAAAATCAAATCAAAGACGAAGAAGGCAATGTGACTTCAGTAAGAGTAACGCCGATGGATTTAAAAGAGCTTGGCGATATTGTAAAAACATATAACGTAAAACCAACTCTTGTCTCTACTGGGGTTAAGTGCTATCTTGATCCCGGAACTTGTCTTGAATTATCTGTAAGAAGTTCTACCCCATTAAAATACTGGTTAGTTCTTGCCAATAGTGTAGGAATTATTGATGCTGATTATGCCGATAATCCTGATAATGAAGGCGAGATTTTCTTGCAATTAATTAACTTTGGGCCAGCGCCGATTTATCTTCACAAAGGAGATGTTATTGGTCAAGGAATTATTAAAAAATTTGAAATAACTGATGATGACACTGCCAAAGGTGAAAGACTTGGTGGCTTTGGATCAACGACGAAAGAATAAACTAGACAATTTGCTTGTCTAGTTTTTTTTATGTAAAATTTAATATAAGGAGATTATAATATGGAAAAATTATTAGCATTGGATCAAGCTTCAGTTATTACTGGCTATGCTATTTTTGAAAATGATAAATTAGTCACCTATGGAAAAATTAAATTAGAAGATGAAGAAATTGGTCCAAGATTAGTTACTTTAAGAAATGAAATAAAAAAATTAATAAATGAAAATAATATAACAACAATTGCATTTGAAGATATTCAAATGCAAGCCTCTGTTGGCAATAATGTTAAAACTTTTAAGGTTTTAGCTAATGTTTATGGAGTTATATTAGAATTATGTGAAGAATTACAGTTAAAATATAAAATTGTATCTTCTAACACTTGAAAATCTACTTTAAAAATAAAAGGAAAAAGTAGATCAGAACAAAAAAAGAATGCACAAAACTATGTCCAAGAGACATATGGCGTTAATTGCACGCAAGATGAGGCCGACGCTATTTGCATTGGATCCCATATGTGTATTGCGGAAGCCGGTATAAGTTGGGCAGATTAGTTAGAATAATACTCCTCGTTTTTTAATAATAATGATAGGCAAAAGGGGAGGAATAAACCAATGAATATTAATGCAGATGCAATGTTATCATATATTTTGGTTGCTGTTGGGGGATTTTTAATTAAATATCTTTGAGATAAAATGGTTGAAAATGGCAAAGAAAAATCAGAAAAAGCTGAAGCGTATGATAAAAAAGTTTTAAGAGAGGTTGTAGAAGACATTGTAAAAGAGTCTTGTATGCAATTTAAAGGCGGATTAGAAGAATCAATTAATGAATTTAAAGCTCATGCCGAAAATGAATTTAAAAGATATAGCGAAATGTATTGGAAAGCTGTTGGTAATTTAGAAGATGTTGAAAAGAACTTCAAACATTTAAGAGAACAAGATTTAGCATTTTATAAATACCAATTAATTAATAGCTGTAAAAAATATATTTCACAAGGTTTTATTACACAATATCAATTTGATAGATTAAGTGAATTACATAAGATTTATCATGATTTAGGCGGTAATAGCCAAGGTGATATGTATTATGAAAAAGCAACTCAATTAAAAATTATTAGCGATAATTCTTATAAAGCAATTGATCAAATGGATGATGAATTATATGTTACGGAGGCCGATATGAAAGACCTGCACGTAAAAAAAGAGGAAGAACAATAAAGTTCTTCCTCTTTTTTTATTTATCTGGACCTTCTACATAGGCAGCCAGTTAGCCTCATGTTTATGGCAGGGGGCGAAGGACTCGAACCCTCATAGCCGAGGTTGGAGCTCGGTTCGCGGTTTTGCGTACCACTGCAATTTTCATTGCCCTTGCGGTTTGTGGTCTGGACTATATCTTCACCATATATCTCTACTTAGGTGGCTGATTATCTAGTCTCTACGGGCCAAATTACTCTGTTCCCTCGGTGTTACCAGTTAAGGATTCACCGATATCATCAGCTCCACTATTACTGTTTCCAGTAATAGGCTCCAATTGAGTAAAATTACTCTTTTTAAAGACCGATTCCGTTCCCAACGGTGAAAACCCCCTATTTATTCTCCTAATGCATCTTCATCAGTAACTAACATCCATTTATTACGAAATAAAATCGTTTTATATGGATATAAAGTTTCTGTTTCTTTTATATAAATATATAATTTTATTTCTTCTGGAAATTCTTGCCCAAAAAGCCAAGTTTCTACTTTCTGGAATTGTTCCATGTTATCAACAGTTAATATCATATTCTTATTCCTTTTCTATTTATATTATACTATATTTTTTTTATTTTTACCAATAAAAAAATGGGGAGCAAACGCTCCCCTTATTTTTTTTACTCTTCAATTGTAGACAATTCCGGTGCTACTTCAGGTGTAGGGACAATAACCGGAATGTATTTGTTTGCATTAACAGCAGCCTCAATTTGTTGCTTAATATATAACTCTAAATCACCAACAATATTAGTAAGATAAACCTGCGCCTCATCTGTTAAAATCGCTAATACGGCATCATATGTCTTTTTAAAAGCTTCTTTTTGCGCTTCGGCATCAAAAGCATTTTTATCTTTTAAAGCATCGACATAAGTTTGATTTGTAGCAATAACACAAGTTTCAATGGTATTCATTAACAAATCCATATATTTTCTTGCTAATTCATTATCTGTAGAAGCAGCGGCCTCTGCCTTTTTAATCTTTAAATATTCAATTAAAAAATTACAGAGAATACCCAAAAGTGGAATAATGCAAACCTGAAAAATCTTTTCTAATAATTCTACGTAGTTCATTATAAAAATCCTCCTTATATACTATATTATATAAAAAAAATATAGATAAAACATATTGATTTTGCTTATTTTTTATGATATAATATAAATATAAAAGGAGAAAAAATATTTATGAAATTTATAAACGATTTAAAAGAAAAAGGTTATTTATGGATTATTATGCCGAAAAGAAACAGAAAAAGATTTTATGCAACAAAAGAAGATATTGGCCCAGATGGAAAATTTAAAGACGATGATAAATTTGATGAGTATTCTTTAGAAAAAGACGAAATTTGGGATTTAGAAAAAGGCCAATGGTTCAGAATATAAAAAAATAGGGAGAACATAAAGTTCTCCCCTTTTTTATTATAAAATCGTTCAATATAATTTTAATTCATGGTTTTCATCTTCAATAATACGTCTTAATTCTGTAAAAATTTCTTCCCATACAGATGGGGCAGCAATTTCTTCAAGAGGATTTTCCGCATCATTAAGATATGTATCGCCCATGCCTTTTAAAATTTTACTTTGAGCTACTTGGGTATTGATGATATAATCAAAATCATATTCATTTTCCCCATTTAATCTTTCAGTTTTATTTAAATGATAAAAACGAACGGCATATTTAATATTGCCAGCGGCGGCAGTCGCATTTCCTTGAATAACCCAAGGAATAAGCATTTTGCCCTCGCTCGCATATGTTTCTAAATCATAAACAGGAACAAGATATATATACGGTTCATCTTTTGCATTAATAAACTCAATAATGCAAGTAGATTGGGCCAAATCATACGTTTCATAATATCTATCCACAATAAAGAATACTGTTTCAGCGGTATGATCGGTTTCTGTGCTTAAATATACTGGAGCATCAACGGTTCTTGAATTAAGATCAATCGCATATATTAATTCATCAGATGGTATATTTAATGCCTCCGTGCGCAAATGCTCGTTTCTAATTTCCTGTAAATGGCTTAAATATTCTTGTGCGGATGTAATCATAACGATTTACCTCCTTATATTATAAAGCAAATTTAATGACGTTAGAAGGCTTTGAATCCTCAGTATTTTCTACTTTATTAATAGCTTTGAAATAGAAATAACCATCATCATCTGGCACATAAACATCTGAATTTGCTCCTTCAATTAACAAGTCGTCGCTGGCTTCTGCCGGATTTGGGTCCTGCTCATCAACAACTTTATACCATTGAATTTGTAATTCATCGCTTAAACCATTAATAACAATATTTGCTTTAATCTTATTTTCTCTTGCGACAGAACCATCTTCAGCATCTAAAGGTTGGTTATCAGCTGTTAATAATGTCGCATTAACTTCATCAACTTTTGCTGGCTTAACAACTCTACAAATAACACTAGAAAGTGTATCTTCATGGTCACCATTTAATTTATTAATAATAGTAATCTTATAATATCCTTCTTCTGCTTTATGCATATCAATGCTAATTGTATTCTCATTAACATCAAAGCTAATAGGTGGCTCATATCCTTCAACTGCTTCAACAGCAGGAACTTTAATATCGCCCTCAACAAAAGCAGGCTCTTCTCCAGCAGCAGTAGCTCTTTCAAGTTCAGCGGCTGCTTCTTCAGCAGTATAAAGAACTGCCTCTTGTGCTTCAACACCTTCAACAGGAACTAAGTCAACAGCTACAAATTCAGCTGAATCTAAATCTAAATCCTTTTCAGCGCTACTGGTCTTTTCAATTATTAAATCAATATCACCAACAATAGCATCATTAATCTTTTGTCTATTTACAACAATAACAAGATTAGCGCCATCTTCAATAACCAATTTTTCTGCCATATCTTCAGTAATTTCAAGTTTAATTGGAGCAGGAATTTCACAAACCGTACTCTTTGAACTTGCAACAGAAGTATGATATTTAAATTTTACTGGTTCTTCGCTTACATTTTCGCCATCAAAAATGTACTCTTCATTATCAACAATTTCCTTCATGCCAAATACGACAACATAATATTGGCCAGAAGAGGTAACTGTCAATGCCGGAGAATATTCGCCATCAATCTGCGCGAAATCTGGGTCATTGGCACCTTTCTTGTACCACTTATAAGCCATTGCGTCATAAGAATCGCCCTCTGGCGCAGCCGCATTAACAGATAAAATTGCAGATGCTGGTGTGCCTTCTGGAGCGCCAGCCGGAACTTCTAAATCAATAACGTATGCAGGTAAGTCACCATCTTCTGCAAAAACAGGGCAATAAGCAATTTGTCCGCCCATTAATCTGCTAGCGATTTTATCTGCAACATTTTCAAATTCAACATTTTCATCAGTTAAATCAAAGTCTAAACTTGCTTTGACAGCAACAGCGGCAGCCTGAGTAGCAAAGCTATACGCAATCTTGCCACCTTCATCATATTGCATAATACGAACTGCAAATCTAATATTACCGGCTTTTGCTGTTAAATGATCGGCGGTTAATGCCCAACCAAAATAAATATATTCTGGGTCTGTATCAGCGTCAATAGCGTAAGCCCAAGAAGCGCCCTTAGCGCCATCTGGTGCTTCCCATTGAATTAAGATATGTAAATTACCATCTTTTAATTCTTCACCGACAACACCAGCTGCCTTACCGAAATCCTTAATATCAAAGTAACGGTTAATTCTGAACCAAACTGTTTCTGCTAATTCATCACTAACAACGCCAACGCCATTTTTACTGAAAGAAGATGGAATTTTAATAGTTCTTTCATTCGCATCAATTAAAAAGATTTCTTCGTCTTCATGGCCTTCTTCATATAAAGGTAAGCGTACATACTTAGGACTAATAGCTTTTAATTGCGCGAGACTATTTAAATATTGATCAATATCTAAACTTTCTACGCCTAAATCGGCCGCAGCCAATTCAAAAAGTTTAGCTTCCTTACTATTTACATAAGTAATCACTCTTATTTCCTCCCTTTTTCATTAATATAGGTTGGTTAGAGAGCTTTCGCTCTCTAACCGTATTTTTTATCTATTATATTTTAGTTTTTCAAGGTGCTAATTAGATGGATTTGCCCTTGACTTCCTTCCACTTAGATGCTTCTTCTTCGTCAGCGACTCTAACGGAATTAACAAAGGTTTTATTATCTTTTGTTAAGACTTTTCCTTCATCAGCAACTAAACTAATGGTTTTTACTGAATAAATTCCTTCAAGATGGACAGGAGAATCAATAACTCCATTAGTTCCTAAATAACGATACATTATAGTTTGTCTCATTTTGTTTTTAATCCTCCTTTATGGTTCACACCAAGTTATTTGGTTATCCCCAACTATTTCTATAAATCTTGCTCATGGAGCATCTTCTTTGCCCTTATTTGTATAAATTATATAAGAATAAGGAACAGACGTTGTACGGAATGGATTACCGCTACCATCTGGCAAAGTGGCTAAATTACTAGGATCATTAATATCACCAATTTGGAATGTTGTAATTGCGGTAGCACCACCAACAGTGTCATTATAGCTAAAGCTATTTGTGCCCAAGGCTTTTACACAACCCGGAATTATAAAGGTTGTATTAGTTGTAGGCTTTAAAGCGTGGTTAAATGCATTAGCGTCAATTGATATTAAATGAATACATTGAGCCAACGATCTATTTTCCAAACTTTCACATCTTCTAAATGCATTTTCTCTAATAACAGAAAGAGATGCCGGGAATTCTACATAAGCAAGGCTTGTGCAGTTTGCTAAACAATATTTGTCATAAACCTCAGGAACAGCTCCAGTTTCCCAGAAGATATGAGTAATTTCTGTATTGTGGGAGAATCCGTTTAATGATTCATTTGAAGAGCTTATTGATAATCCACCAACTTTTACTCCACCAACTGTCTTCGGTAAAGTGACTTTTCCTCTTACGCTATAACCTTCTTTTAATTTGATATAAACGCAAGGTTCACCTAAAGAGTAAGCGCCTCTAACATCATTGGTATAAGTATAGTCTTCTGTTTCAAAGAATTCTTCGCTTATTGGATTATTGTGAACATCGCCAATTTCAAAAATTGGATAGTATGATAAATTAGAAGTAACTTTCTTTTGAGCGATATTTGCAAGATCTCCGTCTGGAGTTGTGGACCAGCCTCGTAAGATATAAGTATCTTCTAATGGTAAACTAAGGTCATTCTTATAAGGAGTTCTCTTTGGCGTTGGCACATATTGTCCATAAGGTACGAGGACAGTAACTTGTTCTTGCTGATTAAGGCCAGTAATCAAATAAACAGGATTATTAGCATCTTCAACAAGTAAATTTCCATCACCATCATAGAACTTAATACCAAATTTTTGTAATTCAAAAATTGCGTATAAAGTAATGACACTATTTGTTTCGCTAAATTTACATTCATCAGTAGAAAGGGCTTGACCATCTGTAAATGTTTGGGTAAGAAGATCATAATTCCAAACCATCTTATTTCCTTCTGGATCTAATGCCCATCCTTTAAATGTATAATTAGTTTTTGAAGGGATCTTTGTTGTTCTCGTCGGATTTTGATTTTCATACTGACTTGGCGCAAAACGAATTACATCAATTTCGTTTTCTTTACCACTATCAATAATTTGTACATACTTAGCAATGTATGATTCACTAATATTTTCAGCTCTAATTATTAAATTAGGCCAGTATTTACCGTATTTATTAGTTAATTCATCTTCTGCAATAGCAGTACCATCTGCGTTAGCAACAAATAAGCTACCGGTAATTGTTGGAACAGTAGCCCTACTTGCCATTGAATCATTGTTATTTGTAAATTGATTAATAGCACCTCTACTAAGGCCATCTTCATAATCATCAATAAATTTATCTAATAATTCAAGACTTGTAATTGTTGATTTCGGTGCGCTTTCATCAAAGGTATAAACTCTACCATTTAAGGTATCGTTTTCCCAAGTTGTTCTTGTGTATGGTTCATAAGTGCTATGGTCAGTTACATAATAGTAATTAACTCCGTCTTGTTTTGTTTCACCATACTCAACTTGCGTATATGGAGACCAATCAATTTCATCCATTCTGATCTTCAAACGACCACCAGCATTTTCTTTGATTTCAACGGCATTTCTTAATATTGTATAAGAATCATAACCAAGAGCATCGCCTTCAAATTCAATTATACCCAAATCACTAGCTACGATAGGAGCACCACTGACATAATCGGTTAATCCTTCGACATATAAACCAGCATATTCTGATTCTGGTCTATAAACTAATTTATTATCAACCACATCGGCAACAACTGGTGCAGTTTTTAAAATTCTTGTTAAATTCTTATTTTGAATAAATTTTAATATTGTAACAGTTGATGGTAAATGTACAATTGTTAATGGAGCACCATCAGCAAATAACGCATATTTTAATTTAGTATCTAATGCTCTAAATTCACGCAACTTCTTTGGATTTGTTATATCAAGGAATGTATCAAAGTTACGTAAGTGCGTTAAATTAATTTTTTGTAATAATGGTTTTTCATTGCTATTTGCACCAGTACCTAAGTCAAAGTTAGCAACCTTTAATTTATTGTTGTAATAATTAGGAGCATCACTACCAAGTGTAATATCTAATAACTTAGCGCCTTGCGGCCAAGCAACTTCGGTAGCATACTTTGTACTTAAGTCACCGAAACTTGAAATATAATCAGCACCAGAGAAGTAGTTTAACTGCTCATCAACGGTGCCGGACTTAAAGCTCTCTAAAACACCAGTAGAAACGATTGTATCCATTCCATCTGGGTATTTAATTGCGCTATAAGCTTCAGAGTTAGCAAATGTATTTTCATCTGTAAACCAAGTAATATAGAAGTTCAAGTATGGAGTAATCTTATATACCGGATTTGCATCATAGAATGGTACTGGATAAGTTGCTTGAATTTGATTTTCAGCGTGATTAACGTTATCCAAGTATTTATCTGAGGTATTGGCAGGGTCATTACCAGAAACACGGAATGCAACCGCATTCATTGTTTGTTGGACTGTAAATGAGCCACTATGCCATTTTGAATCCATGTATAACAGACGGTTATTGATTAATAATTCTCTTGAAAGAATTCTATCACCTTGGCAAGCATATAAGTAATTAGCTGTACCATAAGTACCATCTTGCATCTTCCATTTTTCAGTAACAGGTAATACGTATTTATAATATTCATCTAATCCAATAGCAACGATTGGTCTAACACCTCTCATAGCATATGAATTTGTGAATACATCTGGATTAAATGTATAAGCACCTTCAATTGTATTGTAAGTGATTTTTGTATTTCTTAATGCTTTATAAGTAGCAATAATTTCACTTTGGAACATATCATAGAAATTAGTCCATAAAACACTATCGCCAGTTGAGAATGTCTTATTTTCAGTTGAATCTTCATCATAATCCCATAATAAAGCACCAACGTTATTTAAACCTAACTGAGTATCAATATCATAGAAAATTGGATACCAAATGTAATCTCCACCTTGCTCATGTGGACCGAACGATGCAATCATCATATTTTTACCACGTGAGTCGTAGCAGAGTAATAATTCAGTCATGATGAAGTAAATAGTGCAGTAATGCCTATCTAAGTGCTTATTAAATTCATTTCTGAATTTTTGTCTTCTATATTCAACGGTATCATTGTGGAATGTACCGAATAATTTTTCTGAACCGCCAACCATTTCTGTCGTATAAGTAACAGTTGGATCATCAGAACGAGCAGTAACGCTCATCTTAATTGGCGTATCAAATACGAAATCTGGGCGAGCATGGGTTGTATCTGTGCTGTCTAACCAGTCAAATAAAACTTTAAGGTTGGCCATCTTTCTATTCATATAAGCACAAATATCTGCGTTAGATGTACCACCAATAACTTCAGACCAGTCATCGCCACCATCATCAATTGTTTTATAGCTCTGCGCAGTTTTGAATGCGTCTGCTTCGGCGTTATATCTTGCTTCAAAGTGTTGAGCGACTTCAATCTTTGGATTTTCATTCGTTGAGTCAGCGGTTGGAGTCATAAAGCCTAATTCTCTCGCCGCGTCGTTTGGATAACGGAATGAACACCAAGTACCTTGGTTATCTCTTAATTCCCAGCATTCTGAAATATCAGCTACTGTTTCGCCATTCATGTATGGCTGTTCATAATCTTCTTTAAAGCCATAATATTCATTAGAACCCTTGTCTAAGTTCCAATTATAACGGCCAATATAGGTAATAGAACCATCAGCACGTTTGTGGAAACACAAGTATGGGAAACCATAAACAGAAGTTCTATAATTCTTTTGAGAAGCATCAAAGCCGATATCGTCCAATGGGTGTTTATTGTAAATACCACTACCCATTAAATTAGCAAAACCAGAGTTATATGAGCCAGAAGATTCCATATAGTCAATCTTCCAAGTAAATACGTTTGTTGCTAAATCGACATTATCCATATGCCAATTTTTAGCTAATTTATTACCATCAGCGAGGGTAAAATCTTTATATTTAATTTTGCCATCTGGTTGTTCTTGCGGAACACCCATAACTGATTGACCAGCCAATTCACCTTTTGTATAATTCCAATTTTTAGCTTTTTTGAACTTAGTTTTGAAATTACGTCTTGGGTATTTCTGTGAAGAAGTACCTTGAACATTGATATCTACATTGTCAGCCGTAAAGCTTGGGCAATGAGTATAATACTCATAATCACTAATTAAGCCATCTTCTAATAATTTATCAGCAGTTGGGTTAACAAATGTAATTGAAACTTTTTTATTACCGCCTTTAAAGTGAGGTAATTCATCATCATTCGGTGTGCCAGAAGAGTCAATCAATACATAAGGCATTGTTAAGTTATCTGGGTGGTCAATGTTATGTTGAACCAATTTAGCATATGATAATTTTGTTGCGTCATTAACATCTGTTAACTGGTTTTCATCATATAAATTAATATCTTTAATATCTGCGAGATAGTTATGAATAACTTCTGGCATTGTTAAAGCGATTGTGTAAATTCTAAATTTGTATAAATCAAAATCACAATAATTGGAATTAATCTTAAATGGAATATTTTCCATCGTGATCGCAGCGATACCAGTTAAATTAACTGCGCCAGATAAGATACCATTTAAGTAAATTGATAATGTGTCTTTTGCTTTATCAACAACAAAAGTAATATTGATAATTTCGCCTTCTTTATATCTAACATTAACTGTTTTACCAGCAGTGTTAAAGTAAGCTTCTTGAGTACCAATACAGAAACCTTCATTGTTGGAATTTAAATATTTAAATACAACATTGTTTTCAGTTTCAACAATTTTACGAGTTGTATTAGACTCTTCCATTTCCATGTTACCATCGCTATCAAGTTTTACTTCATAACCATTTTGTCTAATCCAATCAATTGTTTGTTCTTCACCAATATTGTTTAATGTACCGGCAATTGCTCTACCATTTGCGTCCCTTTCGGTAACAGAAGTCCAATATTTATATAATGGAATTTCAGTAACCAACGTAGCATATTTTTGAGCATTTTTAATTCTAAAACGAATTTCAAAAGTATACTGGGTTGAACCGGTATTCATTGTAATTGTCTTATATGGAATTTGAACACTCGCGCCATTCGCAATAGACAAATATGAACCTAAGCCATCTTTATCATCTTTCCAACCGTTATTATACCAATTGAAATTATTAAGAACAGCAGAGTAATCTTTTACTTTTGATTTCCAAATGCCTCTAGTCGCAGCGATTTCTGTGCTAGAACGACCCATAGAATCAAAGTTAATATCTAATGCAGACTGGTTGACTAAAGACAAGTCTCTCGAACCTTCTGTCGTTACAGAGAAATTAATTCTTTTGCTTGTTGCGCCAGAACTAATCATAAATTCATTTTCACCAACGTCATACAAGGTCGTAACATCCCAGTATAACCAACCATCCGCAGAATATCTAACCAATTCTGAACTAACCTGACTTCCATTTTTATAAAAATCAACGGTTGTAGGAGCGCCATTTCTTTCATTTACGGAGTCATAGACCATATAAGGAATAATAGCAGATTCATATTGAATTACTACTGGAGTAATATCACCAACCCAAATTAAAGGTGTATCTTCTTCATCATCAGCCCAAGAGGCTTCAAAAGAAATTGGGTCAGATGATAATGTTACTCTATTAACATCTGCGCTTAACCATAAATCAATGGTATGTTGACCATGAGATTGTCGAGGAATAGCCACGGTTTGCGCATTTTCCATATTATCATCAATTAATTTGACATTGTTATCAAACTCTTCTCCGTCAACTGCTGTATGAAGTTTTACATTTAAGCCTTTGCCATAAGGAATATAACGGAGTTGTAAATCTCCACTTTGAACAGCAATATAATTTGTACCAGATTGCTTATCAATATGCATGTCTACAACTTTAATATTTCTTTTCCTTGTGGAAGGTAAAACGGCCATACCGGCGTTATCAGAATCGACACTTACTGTCATTGTAATATTTGAATTAATAGGTAAGAAATTTAAATTTAATTTATAAGGTTCACCAGAACGAATACCACTTTGAGTAAAAGCTTCTGAATAACCATCGTTTCCTGTAAATTCAAAGTTTAAAGAAACATATCTATCGGTATTTCCATTAATTGCTTCACCAGTTACGGAAACATAATAATTTTGTCCTTGTACTAATGTAGCATTTGAATCAAGCGTTGATGAATCAATGGTAACTTTTAATGTCGGTTCAACGATGCCTCCACCGCCTCCTCCGCCACCACCAGAACCACTGATGGCCATACGAGTACAGAAGTAATTTCCTTCTGCGTTAACCTTTACAAAGCGATAAAAAGCTCCATCTGTGCCAATAATTAAATCATCAACTTTAATTTCAGCTTCGCCTGTATCAACGTAAGCCGAATCAAGTACATAATAATTAGTACCATCATCGTCATCCATCGTACCAATCGGCATTTCTTCGCTTGTTGGTTGTGAGCTATAAAATAAGGAAGCTCCCGCGCTTGAACTACCAACTTTAACTCTTTCGTCTTTTGTATCTAAAAAGATTTCTCCAGAGTCCGTCGAAAAATAAATAAATCCCGGCGATATATTGGTTTGATCAATTTTTTGCCTTGTACCATACGCAGGTTTAAAAGCTATTTTCTGTTCGCTCATTATTATCTCCTTTCCTCTATCAAAAAAAAGAGGAAGAAAGTTTATAAAAAAGCTTTCTTCCTCAAAGTTTTTATTATTTCTTTCTAATACATATTAAAAAGATAAAAGATTGATTAATAGGGTTTGCCCGTTAATTAAAATTGACCCCAAACGATATCAATTGTTGTGGTATCGCCAGAACCAGAAATTGCAATGCTACCAGTAGAAGCTAACTTCAAACTGATCGTGCCTAAATCTCCATCATTGGTATGAGTAATTGTAGCAACATTGTTTGCAACAGATGAAGTTGTCGTCCAAGCACCAGCATCAAGCTGTGTATCAACAACAGTAACTGTCTTAGTAGCAACAGCAGTAACATGCCCTTGTGCATTAGTGGTAACACCAGTAACAACATCAAAGACTAAGTTAGTACTAGGAGACTGAGTTTCAGCACCCTTTGTTGGATCAGTACGAGTAACATTAGCATGCTTAACTTCAATACTATTACCATTAGTTGATGTAGTATCTGTTAATTCAATACTCGTTCCAGCAGTAAGAGCGATCTGTGCAACAGGATCATCATCACTATTGTTAATTACAATACCATGAGTAGTTGCGCTTCCAGCATAAGTGGTATCAGTATCATTGCCCTTAACTACATCAAAAGTTGCACTAGCAGAAGGAATTACACCATCTGTTTCAGTGCCCTGAACAATGACTAAATAACCCGGCTTAACTGCTTTTCCACCAATTGTGAATTCTTGATCAGCTAACCATACATCACCATTGTGAAGTGTAGAACCAGTGATCGTAGCAGCGGAAGAAGCAACGCCTCTATAAGTCATTGCATTGATTGTCTTTTCAAGATTATCAATAGCATTAGTTAATTCAGCACTTGTCGGTACACTTAAAGTAGCAACGCCATTTACAAAATGAACTGTCTGATTTGCGCTATTACCATAGACAATAGTTGGATCTAATGTTACTGGGAAGTCAGTTCCACCACCAGTGCTAATTTCCCATTTAAAGCCAGTAGCTTCGTTTGAAGCAGTAAAATCATCAATACCACTAACGCCATCTTCCTTAACTTGGAACTTAATGCTACCATCTGCTTCACGAGAAACGTTAATACTAGTACTATCAACTAATTTAACAAAGCTATCGCCACTAGCAAGAGCAGTACCATTCTGAGAAGGTGTTAAATTAATTCTAACATCATTATTATCCGCAGCTGTACTAACAGCATAAGTTGTATCAGGAGCAACGCCAATAGTTAACTCGCCATTTGCGCCCTGACCAATCGTTACATTGTTTGTCGCAGCGGCGACAGTGAAACTACCATTGACCTCATTACCATGAGTATCTTCTGCATGGAAAGAAACTACACCATTATTTACAGATAAAGCATCATTTGCAGCTTCTAATTGAGTATCAACATTTGTTTGTAACCAAGTAGTACCATTGCTCCAAGCTAAAATATTGCCATCTGTTACATAATAGAATTCGCCCTGATGTTGAGCAGCGGCTGGTAATACACTTACGCTTGTAACAGTTGTAATACCTTCGGCAATTGGTAATAACTCGTTGCCATTACCCAAGAATAAACGCTTGCTATCGGTTGTGATATATAACGCACCATCTTGAATACTACTACCAGAAGGTAAATTAGCTTGTAAGCCACGTAAAAACTTTACATTTGCCATATATTATTTTTTCCTCCGTTATTTATTATTCTTCTTCTGACCCATCGATTCTCATTCATCTTAAACGACTATCTAGGTCATCAATCTGATCTTGTAAATCAGTATCTTTTGCCTTTAAGGCATTGATTTCATCTTCTAAATTGCCAACACTTGTTTCAACAACAGTTAATCTTGAATTGATTTCTGATGCACTATCTGGGTGGTCAGCAATTCAATCTGCGATTTCTTTGAGAGTATCGAAATCTTCGCTTGCGCCAGCCACAATCTTTGCAACTTCTTCAGCGGCGACTTCTCTCATTGATAAGGCAGAGTCTTCACCCCTAATAGTATTAACATCTGTCCTCAGTTGGACAAGCTCTTGCGCCTGTATCTCTGATAACCCAGCGACCTCTGCCCAAGTGCCATCTCCACGCAAGAATTTTTCTTGATCTCCAGCGCGTGGGGCAGGAACAATACCAGCAACACCGTCAACAGTTGCAGTAGCTCCAACCATTTGGACCAAACTGCCGGTAATATCATCAAAGACTTCACTAAATGGTTTATTTACCCATTTTTGCTGTTCCCCATCATATACCAAAATAGAATTTGGTGATATATTACCACTTAACAGTATATCTTCTAAATCAGATAACGAAATATTAGAAGTTAAACTTCCGCTAATTAATTTGTCACCTAAATATAGAAGGCCAGTAATCGCATTATTTTCAGAAATAAAATACAAGCAATCAGCATCTTTTGTGGCTAATGCCTGAAACTGTGCAGGAGTGCCACGTCTAAATTTTACATAATTTGCTAATGCCAAGGTAATATTCCTCCTTCATTTTATCTCTTTCACTCTTATTTAATAAATATAAACAAAAAAATAAACTGGCTTGCCCAAAGGACAAGCCAGTTCAATATTTTTTTATTGCCATGCATTGAGTAATTCTCAATAATTACGGTCTATATTATCGGTAAAACTTCCTGTTTTTACGCCATTCTTTGTTTTGATATAAATGTAATTCTTTTCTGGTTGTGGAGCAACATAATTTGACTCACCTTGAGTTCCAGATTCTGCGACTGCGTCTGAATGACATACCCAAATCCATCCAGATTTTACATCAGGAACAGACATTTCATTACTACCTAAACCTGTTGTTAAATTCGTAGGGATATGGTCTGGATCAGAACGAATAATACCGCAATAGTTATTAATAATACCGCTTTCATTACCACTGCCTTCAATAGTCTGATTATTAATATTATTAATCTGCGCTTGAAGTTTATTCAAACCTTGCCCTAAAGTATCTGTCGCCGCGATTGGCGTATTAGATCCTCTATTGCTAGGACTATCTAAATCAGTTAATGGTCTATTGGCGATATGATCTAATTGCCATTGCAATTTAGCAATTGCTTCGGTAAGATTATCGTTGTCATCAACGTTATCGCCCATCGATTCATTAATGTCATTAATATAATAATTATCATAATCATTTAACGTTATGTTGTTAGCACCGGCGTTAATATGAGTAATTAATTTATTAAATGCATCACGCACAGTATCAGCAGAAGTAATTGAAACATTTCCAGAAGGAGAAGTTAAAGTACCAATTGTTGCACTACCATTTGTTTCTAATAAAATATCAGCAACTTTAACAGTGGTTTCTTTTTCTCCAATCACGTGTCCTGCGTTATCAATAACAGGGCTATGAAGAACTATCCTATTGCCAGTAGCATCATCTGGGACAAAACCAAATGGATCATGGGCTCTATCATTATTGGCTTCATCAGCCTCTAATGTATCTTTTAAAGCATCTACGTAACCACTTAATTCATCATTACGATCTGCGTCTTCGCTTAATGGCAAATGGGTTGAATTTTCTCCATCAAAATCATTAACATTGTCATGCACAATATCTAATATCATTTGACCAGTTTCTTCATCAAAACTAGGAGTAAGACTAACTCAAGATTCGCCATTATCATTTTCAGAATTTAAAGCGACTGGCCCAAGTTTACCATATTCATTAACTCCATATAATTGGCCCGGAATTAATGGTTGTTCAAATCCATCAATAATATCGTGCAATTGGTTAAGGCAACCCTGAACGGTATTATTATCACGAGTTCTTGTATTACCAGATTGCAAAACCTCATTTATTCTTAATAATAAGCCATGTAAAGTATTAATATTTCTAGCAAAATCATTTAATTCTTTAAAGACTTTTGAATCTTGTTTAATGCCAATCTTTAATTTTGGATTTTCTCCGCCAAAATATTTTTCGATATCAGAATCTTCTAAAATAATTTGTGTATTTAACTTTTGATATTTTGTAAAATCATCTTCTACTGATTCATCAACATCTATAATATAATACTCATTACCAGCGACATATAAATTCATTGGCAATTGCCCAGTAGAGAAATCAGGCCTATCAGCTGGCATATACTTATTACCATCTTTGTAATAAAGAGTAAATTCTGTATAATATCCATTTTTTCCTGCGGTGATATACTCATTATCTACATCAAAGTTACTCGTTAATCCGAAGCCTACAAAACTTTCATCTTCAAGTTTTCCTCAATTTGGTTGATCTTTAATTTGCCAATAAGTATATTCTTCACTAACTCCATTGAAATCTAAATCTTCTTCTCTTAAAGAAACTCTATTAAATGAAATAATTGGATTATTTTGTTCATCTATAGTACTTAAATTAAATTCTTCACTTACATCTTCACCAGCCTCAATTGCCAATGCCCTTGCTTTTAATGGATCGTCTTCAGGGTGCCTAAAGTCAGCATAATAACATCCAGTAGTTGGTAAAGTTACCTTTTTCTTTGTGGCTGTTGCATAATGACTCTCACTTGGATCATGATTATAATATAACGGCCAGCCTAATTCTATTTTTCCTTCAGTACCATAATCTTTGTAATAACTTCTATTATTAAATAATATCCTATTTAAATCAATATGGCCAAATTCAGAAGTAACGGTTTCTCCTTCTGGGGATAGCTCTGGTGCGTGTTCATAATAATAGTGGACTTGAATTGGCTCGTTTAAATTAATTTCTGAGCTATTGGTTGCATTTCGCAATGCTTCCTTAAATTCATCAGCACTCTTTATATCACCGTTGCTATATTTTACTCATAGATTATCTGTACCAATTTTAACTTCTGATAATTTTATATAGTTATTTCTATTAGGATCTGCGTTTTTATCTGCTTTAAGGACATACCAACGTTCATTGTCTAACATGTATCCACTAACTTCATGGAAATCTAATAACTCATACCATTTATCTGCTATTTGAGCCCCTTGTTTTCATTGATTTATTAAATATTCTCCATTATGTGCTTCATAAAAATGCTTTGGTGCACTTGGTTCTTGCGCGTCAGTGTAACCAGTAGGAATTTCTGTTTTTTCTAAATAATAAATTTCATTTTTATTAATTTTACTAGCACTTCCGACGTATTTTAATGTACTTGGTAATGTGTAGTATTTCCAACCTTCAGAAGCAATACCACTTCCATTAACACGTTTATAAATATTGCCGTTAATTTCATTACTATAAACATTGTCTGGCATCTTATTTGCCATAACTTCAAAGTAATTATCATTACCGGTCTCATAATTTTCTTTAAATTGTTCAGCTGTTAAAGTTTCAAGCTCAGTATAAGGTATTTCTTTAAAGCCAACACTTTTTGAAACATAGTAGTAATGACCTTGCTGAATATTTTTATCTGCTGGTTCGCCGTCTTCATTTAAAGCGTTATAATCTTTTGTTGCATAATAAATTTGCCAAGTATGCGCTTTTTGAGGATCGGCATAATCATCAGTAGTTGGAATATCCTCGTTTGTAATAATCATACCCATTAAATCATGAGCACTATTAATTGTTCCAACTAAAGAATCGCCCTCTTCTGGAACGTATTCTGTATAGTCATCTTCTCTTGTATAATGTACTAAGTGCTGTTTTTCATTATGAGCTGTTAAAATATCATTTGCATCTTCCCACGCATGAAGAGTTTTTCTTTTATTGGTTTGCTTATAAAGTCCAGATTTAAATTCTTCACCTTTATATTCAATATATTTTTCTTCATTTGGGTCAAGTTTTTCATAATAAGATTCATTCGCGTCAAAATCTTCTTCTAAAATCGGCTCATAACCACTCACGCCATAAATTATATCCCACATTTCTGCGACAGTATCGCCAAGAGCAGGCAAAATAACGCTTAAACCTTTCATATCATCATAAGGTTTGTTTTCAAAGTTTGTTGTAGAATCTTCATCTTGATTTGCATATTTTGTGCCAGATTGATAATTGTCTATTTGAATAACGTTTTTGTCTTTGCCAACTCCAGAATAAACACTATTATCTCTGCTGAAGCCTATTTTATTAAAATATATAGCTCCATTATAACTCTTTATAGTAGACTCATTTATTTTATGTTGTGTATCTAATTCAGTTCTTTTTAACTCTAATAAGCCAACATCTGTTTTTCCATCCAAATGAGGAATATCTTCTTTTAATTCATCAACATCTGCAATCATAAAACCCCAAGGAGTTTGCATATGTAAATTATAATAAACATTTGTACTATCTTTATCAAAATGCAATGTCCTTGGTACATCGCTTGGTGAATCAGAGGTTAATGCAAATGTTGGAACCACTGAATTTAATTCAGCGATATTCACATATTTTGCTTTACCGTCATTACCATAAACTTTGCGCCAAACGGTTGAATCATAGCCTCTACCTAAGCCATAAACAGCCTTATCAATAGCAAAGTTTGTTGTATAAGCATCTTCCGTTTCTACAACATTATCGCTATTCCAAGGAAGGCCAATTTCTTCGCCCTCTTTCCCATATAAGAACCATCTATTTCTTAATGCATCAATATAATGATATGGTTTTGAATAAATATCATTTTCATTAGAAGATGAATAAATATCGCTTTCTTGAACATAACAATAAACAGGTATTTCAGTAATTTCTTGGGTAATTTGATCTTTTGTATAAAGAACTATTCCTTCTTCATTTTCTCAATCAATGGTTTTTATTAAGTGATCGCCATGCTCATCAGCTTCTTTGGCTCTATAAGCAATAGTAGGGGTCATTTCATAAATAACTTTTGAATAATTACCACTTTCCCAATTAACTTCTTCTTTTATATCATTAAATTCTTCGCTTAAATATAAATAATAACAAAGATCACTTAAATTATCTCCATCATCTTTCGTTTTATAAGCACTAAGAATTTCTGCTTTTGCATAGTATTTACCATTTTTATTATAAACAGTTTTAACCGCTTCGACAGGATTTTCATTTAATGGTTGATCATATTCAACTAAAACATATCTACCACCAAAAACGCTATCAGTATTAGCGTTTTGTTCCATTATAGTTCTATTAGAATAAATTCTATCAAACTTAAAAGAATTACTTGTGGTATTCCTTATATTTCCATAGAAACCCATAAATTACTCCTCCTCTCCTTCATACACTATATCAACAATCAAAAATCCATTACCAGCTTCGCCAGCCTCTTCAATTGTTTTCATAGATTTGGCGTCAAAACGCAAAGCACTAATTGATGCCTTATCTTGTAAATCTAATTCATAAATACCAGTAGCGCCAACAATTATAGGATCAATTCCTCCATTTAAGAAAAATTTTGTTCCCGGCAAAGCTTGAATACCTAATTGATAAATTGGCGTTTTATCTGCAAATAAACTACCAGTAAAAAAGGATTCAATTGTGGCACCTTCTGGGAAAACATTAGTGCTATTGGGGTCAACATTATTTTTAACTCATCTATATTGATAAGCCTTTCTCATTCTCCATTTCCTCCTTAATATATTATTTCAGCGCTCTTAACCGCAGAAACGGACATAATTCCATTAAATGTTAATGGAATTGTAATTCTGTTAACTAAATATTCTCCATTTATCTTACTATCTTCATCATAAACCATTACTTTTGTATTTGGCTGTAAATGATAAATAGGTATTGAATTAATTGAAATTGATTCAATACAATATAAATAAAGATTGATATATTCTTCCATAACGTCATACGCGCTCTTGCCTTGCGAACTTATATTAAATACAGACGCTAATTCATCATTGTATTGCAAATAAGTATAGCCAGATTTTCTATCTACAGTTGAAATATCTGTGGTATATAAAGCCGTAGGCGTTTCTCTAAAGTATATGGCTTTAACCATATTATCATTAACAGATTTTGACCTATCTCCAATAGCAGGGACTGAATATTTAACTAAATCTGTGCTTTCATCAGCTTCTAAAAAATCAAATCAGAAATTAAGATTTTCTGGCGCATTTAAAATTTCAACATTTCAACCATCATTGGTATCTTGGTCTTCTATTCACGAATCAACCCATTTAAAAGTTTGTCAATCATCGTAACTCATATTTAATCCATAAACAATACCATTTGGATTACTAAAATATATTCCTTGCTCGCTATCTGGTTTTATCGCATCAGTAGTAAATACCCATCCACCGCTAGTATTTCTCTCTGTTCATACGCCAGAAGGATAAAGAACTTCCATTAATTGCGGCGGACAATATAATTGACGCCAAAATCCTTCCATATCAACATAATATTGTTCATATCCTGTTCTACCAGAAGGATAATACCATTGATTATTTAAATCAAGCCCATTATTTGTTCTTACTTTAAGATAAAAATCATCATCATGATTATGCTTTCTATAGTCAAGTGCCATTTGGAAAATAATTTCACGCCAATCGCATACATATATTGTATTATCTTCACTTATTTTTCCATTTTCGCCCACTTTTGGCATTCTGTCAACAAATCGATATCCTTTTTCTGCAATTAACGCATCGATTTCTTCATCGCTTAATTGTTTTTCTACTTCTTCTTCAATGTATTCTATAAAAGTTTCATCGTTTGTTTTAGTAGGGAAATTAGGAGAATAAAAATAAGCATAAGCTTCTACAACTTTTTTATTCCTATGTATTCTTTCTTCTTCTGGTTTATCCATAATAGAAAATCAATCTTCAAAATCTTCATAAGTATGTATAGAACAACCGCTGAAAGGAGCAATATATCATCTAGTAATTCCATCATCATCTTGAATATTTTTATCTTCAGTGCCATTATGTTCAACAGAAACATAAAAACTTCCATCTTCATATTTATAAGCATTAAATAATCATATATTATTAGTTGATGTAGAATTCCTTATTATTTGGCCATTAAAAAATGTAGAAAAATCCAAATTCTCAACATAGCCTTTTGGCTGTGTTACATCTCCACTCGGATTTGTAGCATACATCCGCATATGATTTATAGGATCATTGCCGGTTAAATATTTATAATAAGTATGTCAATCTCGCAAATCTCACCATCCAGCAGTTCATGAGCCATCTTTATTTTTTGTTGGTTTTTGGAGGCCATCAATCACTTTATGAGTTGGTTCAAAATTTTCTATATTTCTCTTTATTCTTTTACGAATTTTTTCACGAGCCTCGTCTTTAACCATTTCAACTAATTGATCATAGGTAACATCAACAATACCTTCGTCCTTTTTAACTCACCATTGTCCGGTTTTAGTTACCCACTCTTTTCCATCGAATGCTTTGTAATAAGTTGGTTTTTTATCCACAGCATATCTCAAGTGAACTGGGAGTTCAGACCCGGTGACAGATGCTTTTGTCCCTCATATTGAAAAATCATTTCTTACATTACTTAAAGCTGGGTTATTAGCGTAACTTGTTACTAAAAAACTATCACCAAAAGTCCATGTAATTGGGGATGAATAAAACGCGCTTTCTACATAAGTTTCATCAATTGTTGTTACATAAGAATTTTGATTCCCTGTTTTTATATTATTTCAAGTTTTATCAATAAAAGTTGGTTTTCTTTGGAAAATAAATCTTCCATCAATATCGTAAAAATATTCAAAGTTGCCTAACATGGCTACTAATTTATCTAACATTGCCGTAATAGGTTCTCCAACAGAAAGAATTAAGTCTCCGGGATATGTAATATCTGTTAAACGGTAACCACATGTTTGGCCATTTTCAACTTTTACAACAGTATAAATATAATTATAATTTATTATACTTTCTTTGTTTTCATCAATATCTGATAAGAAAAATTTAGTAGCAGTAATTGAGTGCACTCCACCCAGATCCAATTCTATTCTTGGGTCATAATTTAACACATTGCCATCTTCGTCTTTATAATTAGCAATTTCACTAATTGAAATACCATGAGTATTATCAACAGGTTCGCCATCAATTGTTTGAATATTTGCTAAAATATATTGGCCATCTTTTAATTTTGCTGGATAAACTTTCTGCTCTCCATTAAAAAAACTTTGATAACAATCTTTTGTATTATCTTCTGCATTTAGTCTAAAGAGTAAATACATTGGATCATTGCCGTTGTAATCAAGTAATTCTATTCCATAATCATCTAAATCATTAACAACAATATTTTCTCAAGGTTCATCAGCATAAGCATGCACTGCTTCTCTGATAATATTCTTAATAGGAATATAGCTAATTGTGGTTATACCGTTTTGATAATATTCTTCTTTACCAAAATCAACAGACGCAAATAAAGACCCACTTAATTCACCATTAAGTAAAGTCATTTTGTCTTTACCGGTTATATTAATTGTATAACTGCTCACAGCCTGAGAAGTCGTAAAAGCAGATATCACATAAGTTCCCATAGGAAACCAAATAATATCTTCATAGCCATACCCAACGGTATTGCGTAATCCTACATATAATTTAAATCTATTTTTTAATCCCCAATAATATTGATTAATATTTAAATCTTTTGCGACAAGACTTAATGTACAGGTACGACGGACACTAGAGGATCCATCTAAACTAACGGATCCCCCAGTCACCTGTCCTTGTATTTCTTCTATTGGGTCATTTTGCAAAGTTAAAGCAATAATCTTTGCAAATACTTCTTTTTCTCTATGACGATATAATTCTTTTAAGAACTCGTCATCTAATAATGGATTTTTATTCAATGCCACGTTCCTCCTTATATCGTTCTATTTCTTTGTCTAAAAGATCAAGATATTCTTCTTTTAAAGGATCAATTTGCTTCCTGCAAGCCTCAGAAATATCTAATCTTTGTTCATAATCTTCTTTTCATTCATCATCATAATAATCATATAACTCTTCTGCGGTATCTTTTCTTGTGTAGAAGAGTCCTGTATAATTATCGATTGCTTCTTGCAATTCTTCACGTTTACTTCGAAGATTATTATTTGTATTTTCAACACTATATTCAATTTCTCTTGCTTGATAAGAAAGATTTAATATAACACCATCACCAACATAAATATCAGTAATTTGTGGTATAAGATCAGTTTTAAATTTACCAGTATTTGCTAAATCAATGTAAGGTTGTAAGATTTCTCCATCTGGTTTATATAACTCACCATTGTGATAAACTATCCCTTCACTAACTCCGGTATTAATATAAATTCTTGAAGAATATCCATCAACAACATAATAATATCCATCTTTATAAATTAAATAATAGTCTCCATTTTCAAAAGTATAATATTTATTATATTCAACGTATGGATCAGCGGTATAATATGTCGCATCAACATAATATCCTTCATTTTTATGATATTCAACAGGAATTAAAACTCATTGACCATTTTGATAAACACTAACGATATGAGCACCCGCAGGATCTTCTCCAGAAGTATTATAATTAAATTCTTCTTTTCCATAATACTCTTCCAAAAGTAAGAAATCTTCCGGAACAAGTTTAATTTGCTTAATTTTTTGGGCAACTGCTTCATCATTTTTATAACGAACATAATTGCTAACTTGCGCCAATGTTAAATTATATTTATTTAACATTTCTATAACTTGTTTTTTCAATTCTTTTAACTCTCATGGGGATAATGTATCAATATAATTATGAGGAATATCTCCGTCTATACTGCCACCATGGTGGAAGATTGGATGAATTTTATAAATATATAAAGAATTCTCCAATGGACTAAATGTTTCTCCGGTAATATCACCATAAGAATGTCCCTTATTTTCACCCGGCATTTTTACCTTATCGAAAGAGAACCAATCATTGAATTCATCTGGAGGAATAGGGCGTTTAAGATCTGGAATTGCACCATCGTTCCAAGTATAAATATTTTCAACCTGTTTTAATTCAGCTTGAATGCTTAAAACATTAATTAATTCTGTTTTTGTATCGGTAATTTCATCTAATACATTGGATGAAATGTCTCCTCCAATAAATTGTTTGCATGGAACATCAATAAGCTTTTGTCCGACAATTAAATCAAAACTATTAGCGTACATATCTGTATATTTATAAGTAAATAAGCCATTATAATCTTCAAGAATATAATTAGATGAAGTACTTTCAATGGGTTTTATTTTTACAGAATTAATATTTTCTGGTCTTTCTAAAATAAGTTGCCCAGTATTTCCAATAATATATGGTTTATCATTAATTAATATCATATCTCCAGAATTCATATCGTCAAAATAAATTGCATAAGCATGCAATGTATTATTGCTATATGGATCTTTTAATAATTCTATATATCCATCTTCTCCAACGGGATAATCTTTATTTAATCCTGTAATAATTGGGATATAGGTTTTATCTCCTTCATGAGTTTGATATCCAAGAGGAATAGTTCTATAATATTTTCTTTGCTTCTCTTCATCGCTTAACCCATTATTAATAAAACCAAAATTAACTAAATTTTCATAAACACAATCCGCAACTTCGTAAGCCGTACAAGAAAAAGTATGAAGCATACGCCCAAGAGAATCAGTTGGCGTTAAATTTGTATTAAGTAAACGCACAATATAATTACCTTCAGTTGGAGATCTAAATAATTTTGGTTTACCATTAGTTAGCCATTCCAGCACCTCTAATTTAAATCTGCGCTCAGACGCAATATTGTGACTTGTTAAATTAGTGGTTTTTGCGTTAATTGGTAGCTCATCATCAGAATTTGTTTTATTCCTGCTCCGATTAGTAATATCAATAACCCCAATTTCATCATTAGTTAAAAATAACTCTTGCTCATCCCCCAAATATGAGATAAGCCCAGAAATTGGAAATTCTTTATAATTAACATGCCCATTTCTAAATATAAATGGATATTTACTACCAATCGTGTCTGTTTTTGCTTCTGGAATATCATTTTTAAAATTTGATACTTTTGGATTAAATCTAATTTTTAATTGGCGCTGACCATCAAATAAAAACGCATCTTCAAAATCAGCAAAAACTTCATTTGATAATACTCGGTCAGTATAAATACCAGCTTCATTAAATTGCCTAATAGCATATTGATAAGTTTCACCATGAGTTATAGTGAAATCTCTTCAGAATGTTTTCGTGGCAACTTCATTTTGTAAAATAAATAAATCTATGACTTCCCAATGTCTTGGGTTTTTCATATTTCTTCTACTAATTTCAAATGCGCCGGTTAATGTTGCATTTTCACCAGCAGAGCCAAGACTCTTTAATTTTAAAAGCATAAAACCGTTATCATAATCTGGTGTTGCGGTAAACTCCAATTTTAATGTCGTGCCAATACTGTTCTTTTGGAGAATGTTATATTTAGGACTTGAACACTCCATTTTATTAGAAGTAATAACTTGATATTGTAAATAATAAGTTGTGTCATCATCTAAATCATCAGTATATTTAAAAATATCATTCGCACTTAATGAATTAACATCATTTATTGTATTATGCAAGACCCATCCGGTATCATAGAATACTTCACCAGAAGTAGTATACGTAATTATGAAACGATATTGCGCAATTTTTTCCATTGGGTCATCTTCATGTTCAAAAACACCTAAATAATATCCGGCAAAAAGATTGCTCTTTTTATCAGAAAGACCATCAATATAAATCTTTGGTCCATTTAATCCATAATATTTAACTACTCCGACAGTAGAGTAATACCCAACTGTTGAATATTCATCATTGCCAATATAAGCAAGTTGTATTTTATAATATTGGCCCGGAGTTAATTCAACTTTTTCAATATTAAATTTTGCTTGAGAGGTAGTATAGCTAGTACTCTCTATATTTGCAACAAAAGTATTTGTTTGTATTGTTTTTATTTTTAAAGAAAAGCCTTTAATATCAGCTTTACTAACTGCCCTGTTCATAGAAAACGGGACAACCAAAGTTGTCCCGTAAAAAGCTGGTATTGTGCCTTCTATGACAGGAGGATACAATTTTGCCATAATTTATTCTCCTTCCACAACCGGTTCTGTATTAGAAGCCATAATAGGTTCTTCTTTTATTTCAACAGTATTAGCAAGTTGCTCCATGAGCGCTAAGATTTTTGCCATTGTTTTTGTATCTTCGCCTTTGGTAGAAATTGTTAATAAAGCGTTGTAAATATTAATAAATTGTTCTGCCTGTTGTTTTGTCATAGTATGACCTCCTTTTTCTCTATATATTATTATACTAATTTGCGACTGTTAAAGTCAAATAATTTGTTCCAAAACTATTTAAAACACCAACGTTATAAGTGATATCATTAATGGTAATTTGTGTTAAAACCGCATTTGTTCCATTTAAAGCACTATAATTATTTTCCACTATTGTTTTTACAGCATTTTCAAAATTTGTAATATCACTAACAGCGTGATTATGTGAATTATTAGCTTTACTACTCAAAGCAGTATAAACACCTCCAGAAGTAATAAGATTAGTGCTATTATTTATTGGGATGGCATCTGCGCTTTTTCATATCGGTGCAGAATTTTCACCAGATGATGCTAAAAATTGACCCGATGTTCCTGCGCTTAATGCGCTAATTGCATTCGTACCATGCCCTATAAGTAAACTATTGGGGCTAAGAGTTGTTGCACCCGTGCCGCCTCTACCAACCGGTAATATCCCGCTAGTGGCATTTAACGATATTTCTAAATTACCATTATCAGTTATTTTAATTTCTTTACCTTTACCTAAAAATCCAGTTCCATCGCTAAATAAGCCATAAGTTTCATTATCATTTAAATATCCAAGAATTCCACTTCTTTCGGTTGCGTTTTCGCCAGTGCCTTCAGCTGGTAAATCTCCTATAACAATACCGCTAAGTTGCCCAGAATCATTTGCGGTTGTAATGCTCATAATACTGGCAATAGTTTTATTTTTATTAGTACTTGTTTTAATTGGCTTATCTCCAGAAAGATTGTTAATAGCTGTATTACCATAACTATTCAAAATTATTAAGATTGGCTGATACCATACTTCATCATTTTGTGTTGGTATTTTTATATAAAATTTATAATCTACCCCAATAGTAAATGAAGAAGTTGGAATCAAGTTGCCATTTTCTATTGTAGGAAAAAATTTTTCATTAGTTTGATCAAAAATTTTTCTAGTTATTTCATTTGATGAAATAGCAATATTTTGATTTTCAATATCTTTTAATGAATAAGCTATATTATAATATTCTGGTTTTACACCATTAGCATCATAAGCAATAGTGTCCGGGCCATCAACATACATAATATTCCTGTTTGTTCTAACTGGTAAAATATAATATTGCGTAATTGAATTAATACCAGTTTCTCCTTGTTTTGGCGTCGCAACACATTTTATAATGCCACCGATATATTGATTTTCATTAATACTGCCTCAATCATTGTCTGATTTAATCGATGCAGATGCCCCATCGCTATCTAGGGATAATTTTTGTCCTTGGAAAAGCCATCTATACTCAAAATCAAAATTATTTGTTTTTAATTCATCATTACTATTATAAACCATTGCTGTAAGTTTATATTCCGTTGTGGAATTAAAAGTTCAAGCATTTGGAGAATTATTTATTGTTTCATCACCATTATCATCAATATATTTTTCAAATGTTGGAATTATTGATAAAGCATAATCTGCCCCATTGGTGCCTTTTACGCCAAAAAATAATTCTATGGATGCTGTATATATTTGTCCATTTTTATAAATTACCGCTATAATGGTATTATTAGTTAAAGATCTTCTATAAAATTGTTTTATTTGATAAACCAAAGAAGCCGTTTTTAATCTATTTTGTTCATCAGTCCTATCTTCAACAATAACCCAAAAATTAGGTCTATCATTTAAAAATTGTTTTTCATCATTTGTTATTTCATTAATATCGTCATACTCAACAACACTTTCATCACTGGTATTTTCTGGGCGAGCTTCTTGGTCTCTTAATAAAAGTCTTTCTTGCGTTTTTATATAATATTTTGTAGTTGCTGAATATTCAGCTTCTTCTTTTTTTACTAAATTATATTTTCCGCCACTAAGAACATATAAAACCCTTTTATCTTCTGAATTATTTTTTCATTGTTGGAATTCAGATTCAGTATATGGAACTAAAACATAATGTCCATCCCCAAATCCAACGCCCTCTGCTGGTTCTTTTATCATTGTATTTGCTTTTGGAATTAATCAATAAATACGTTCAGCCGCGTCAAAATCATCAGAGCCGGTTATAAACGAAGTAAAAGATGCTTCAATAGTTCTTTTTATTAATGCATCACTAGGCTTAATCAATTCACTATTTGCGTTTTCTGTCGCTTTATAAATTGTATATATGCCTTTTTTATCATCAGTGGCTGTTAATTTTAATCCTTGAATCAAATCAGCAATTTGGGACTCTTGCGTAACAGAGTTTGTAAAAACTAAAGCTGGTGAAACATAAAACGTTTCTAATCGAAATTTGTTTTGTTCAAAATTTTTCCAAGGATCTGTTTCATAGCTCGTATACTTTTTATATATATCTTTTTGTGCTAAATATTTTGCAATGTTAACAGAATTACCATCAATTTTAAGATTATTATTAAAATATTTTTTACTAATTAAAGTAACATAATTTCATAAAATTTCTACTCTTGTTGGTAAATTTGAGTTATAATCCCATTCTTCATCTCAAAATTCAGTGCCTATTAATTCTTGGAGGTAACCACCTGTGTATTCATCATTTTCATTTTTTACTCCAAAAATATCGTCTGAAGTATAAGTCGCATCTACAAATAACTGAATTGCTGCCTTATCATCATTTGTATATTTAAAATTTTCTCCAATAGTAGAAGCTAATGCTTCTAATCTACTTGATACAGTATAAGCGTTATCTTTTTTAAAAATGAATGCAACCTTAAATAATTCTTTTGATTTATTATCTAATTGAACCGTTTTTTGGAAATTGTCTATATCATAATATGGTTCATCGTTATTTCAATCTATTTCATGGTAGAAATCACCCGCTCTTTTATCTGAATAGCCAACGCTTAAATCTTGTTTATAAAATTTTATTTTAGGATATTCTTCAAGCGGATCAGTAACGTTAAGCCCATTAATTTCTCTATTTAATTCTTTAAAATTGTTAAAATTATTTATATATTTATAAGTGCCATTCTCTCTTCTATAAACTAAACGAGGATGTAAAGTTCTTGTAAAATCGCTTTTATTTGTTGACACTATAAAAGTGGTTGGGGTTGACCATAACATTGCAGTCGTTCCAGAAATTTTACTAGATGAGTAACCTAATTTTATGGTTAAATTATTTACAAAAATATTATGCGGTATAACTTTATCATTTAAAGTATATGGAAATTTTGTCGCCCCAGCATAAAAATCACAGTTTTGATAAAAATAACAAGATATATCCTTTATATTACCTTGTTCTTCTGGATTAAAAGTAAAAACATAAGATTGGTCTAAAAAAGTTTCATAGTTATACGGATTACCAATCATTTCACTACTATCAAAATCAAAACTAATTTCATTTTCCCCTATTTTCCCAGTATCATTAGAAAGCATTTCTTTATCAGTAGTTATAACAAAATGCAAACCAAAGGAGCCTTTTGTAGGATAATCCCCAATAGAAGAAAAAGTTTTAAAACTTGCCGTAATTGCTATTTTATCGAGCCCCTCAAAACCACCTCTATCTAAATCTGACTTGATAATTGAAAAGCCGTCATTTAAATATTTCTTTTGAGCGCTCGGGTTTTCATTTGTTTCTGGCTCATTTGCTGTAAGCCCAAATAAATCTTTTGCTGAATTTTCACAAATATCACCAGTCATATCGACAAAACCAAGTAATGGATTAACCCATATAAAGCTATCTGCATCGTATCTTATATTTTTGCCAATAATCATTTTTGTATTTTCATAATCACCATTTGGGATTAAAACCCATACACTTTCACCAACAACATAATCTGTTTTTTCTGTAAAAGCTGTAAACTTTAATCCATTATTTGATACAATATATTTTCCTTTTGCTGCGTCGGTATCATCATCTATATTACAAAGAATCGTAATATCTTTATTTAATGCTTGAAGGCGCTTGTCAATAATCGTATCAATAGCACCAAATAATTCTTCACTATATTTATTTGTCATCGCGCAGATCTCCTTTTTCACATAAATTCTATTCTAATTTATTATCAAAAACAAGTGGGCAAAATTACCCAAACACACCCAATATAAAAAAAGAAGGGTAGAAAATTCTACCCTTCTAATTTATTGTTTTCGTCCTGCGTATTGTCCCGCAAGTCCTATTAAATTATTAAATGCTTCTTCAATTTCGCTATGGTTAGTAGCGTTAGGGAATTCAGCATGAATGGTAACGTTTTGATCTAAATAATTACCGCCAGCATTAACTCCGCCCGCAATAAGATTACCTAAACCATTACCTGAAATATTAGCATTTGCCCCAATCATTTGAACAAGGTCTCTTACAAACCCAACAGCTTGGAGCATATTAGCAGTATCTTGTTTATTAAGGACAAGCTCCTTTTCATGAAGAATTGCCTGTCTGCCTTCTGGACCCCAAGAGCCAGTATAACCGCCGGAGTCAAATTTAACGTCTATTGGCTTTGACGGCCCATTTGATTGAACAGTCTTTTTGTAGCCACAAGCTTCACATCGATAATATACATAAGTACCATGAATTCCAGTTTGCACTCAAGCATGCCGTTCATTAGTACTTTTAGTTTGTGTGTTCCCTTTATTACTTACTCGCTTTCAATAAGTTGTATGCGTATCAGCTCCGCTTGCAACATAACCAGTTCTTTGCCAACTTCCTCATGTTTCTGGTGTAATTGGATTTCCGCTATCACCACCGGGACTACCACTATCTCCTCCCGGATTGCCTCCACCACCTCCACTGGGGCTACTGCCGCTACCTCCCGGATTAGAAGGAGTATTATCTTTAACTTTGGTATTATTTAATTTACCATAAGCATCAATAATATCTAAAATTGTTTTTTGCCATTTTTTATTTTTATCAATAATTCCATCGATAAGTTTTGAAAGACCATCTTCGCCAGTAAACCAAGTTTTAAGATTATTAAGAATTTCAGTAAATTCTTCATCCATTTTATCTGATAAATCCTCGGCTTCTTCTTCTGCATCTTCCATTGCTTCGGTAATTTGACCAATTTCATTAGATACCTGATCAGCAAAATCTTCTATCGATTGTTTTGCTTCATTAAGAATTCTTTCTCTATTTTCATACCATTCCTCGTATGAAACAGTGAGTTCTTGGTCAGCGTTTAAAGCATTTTCTCTAAAGGCATCTAACATTTCATTTAACGAATTGAAATTACCCTCAATCGCTAAAGTTGTTTCACCAAAAGCATCAATTAAATTATGATTTTGAACGCCATATTCATCGGTAATCCAAGCGCCATCTTCAATTGCTTGATTAAGAAATTGCCCATAGATTTCTTGTAATTCTTGTTGTCTTCCAAGCATACGCCGAGCTCTTTCTTCATCACTAATATCTAATCCAGATAAATAATTAGAATAATCACGCAAATTTTGCAAATATGAAGCTTGCATTTTTGCTACTTGATCTTGATTCCATTTTTCAAGCTCATATAATTTATCTTCATAATTTTGTTGAGCTTTATCCATCTCTTCTGGATTTTGAGTATAAGTATAGCTCCAGTTACCTTCATTATCACGGGTCATACGAACCATGTTTTTAGCATCTCTAGCTTCTTCCATAGCAATTCTTGCCTGTTCAAGTTCAAGACGTCTTTGTAAAAGTCCAACATCATACTCATTTAATTTAGTGCCTTCTCGTTGTGCTTTTAAGATATCTTCTTGTAATTTCTTTAATCTTTCTTTACCTTTAATATTATTTGTATTATTTATAGAGTTGTTTACATCACGAGTTAATTTACTTAAATCATAAATTTGTTGATATGTAGGTAAATATTGCTCATCTATTTTATTCTGCATATCAAAATATTCTTGTAAATTTTCTAAAGTTCCAGCAGTGCCAGAAACAGCTTGGCTGAAAGCATCCGCGATCATCTGCATTGAATCTTTAAAGTTATCCGCGGCGACTTTAAGAGCATTTTCTTCTCTTTCTAAATATTCATTTTGAGCTTCCAGAAGTGCATCGTAGTAATTATCCACTTGTTGTTTCATTAATTTTATATCTTCTTCGCTTGCATCTGGATTTAATAACATTGAGTTATATTCTGCGTTAAGTCGCTCATATTCCGCGGCGATTGTGTCGTATTGGCGCCTGCTGATGATTAGTTGCTTTTCAGCGGCGTCAAGAGATACTTTATTCATTTGCTTTAATAAAGCATCGCTAATGCCTAAAACATCTTTACCAACAATATCAATAACATTGCGGTAGTGTTTCATTACATCGCCAAGTTCTTCAATAATATCTTTTTGGCGATCTATTTTATCATTAAACTCTTCTAAACTCTTTGTTAATTCTTCATAAGCTTCTTTGCGTAATTCTTCTAAAGTTTCTTCTAATTTTAATAACTCTGAACGGTAATCACGCAATTGCTGTTGTTCTTTATCTGTTAAATGGCCAATTTTCTCAAGCATTTCTTCAAGAGAAGTTTCACCATTTAAATAACTTTCTACTAAATCAGCTGTTAATTCCGGATGATTTTCATTAGAAAGCATTTCAATAATACCATTTTGAATATTTGAAATTTGTTCAAGGGTATTACCAGCCTTTTGGCCCAATAAAGCAACGGTTTCACCGATATCATACATACTATCATCTAAACGCTTAATAAGATGATCAAGATATTCAGTGCCATCTTCAATTAATTCATTAAGATATTTTACTTTATAGGTGACTATTTCAAGACGCTCGTCATAGATTTTATTCAAAGCGTCCATACGACCTTTTTCAGCTTCATCAACTTTATCTAATGCAGTTTCATACTTTTTAATGGCATCTTCAAATTTCTTCCATCAATCATCATCAACAGATCCGCTATTATATTTGTCAACCCAAGAGTCATACCAAGATTCAAAATTCTTAATGGTACCATCATCATTAAATTTTGCGCCATAACCGAGCAATACTTTTTGGTCTTGAGCTAAATAGTTATTTGCTTCTTTCGCTAATCTTTCGTAATATTGAGCTTGTTGTTTAAGGAGTTCAATTTCCTCCTTCATGTAGTCAATACGACTTTGACCAAAAGCACGATCTTTTGATTTATTAAGTAAATCTAATGCAGCTTTGTTTTGCTTTAATTGAGCAGAAACCTCATGGTAACGTTGCGTATCTTTATCTTTGGTTTTCTTTTCAGAACCATGACCACCGCCACCGCCCTTATTGCCTTTACTGCCACCTTTACTTGCACCATTAACGGCACCGCCTTTAATAAAATTAAAATTACCACCAGAAGTTTTTGTGGCAGAATCCATTTCAATAGCATAATGAGTTACCTTTTTT